AGCTCCTAAGGCTGTTCCTGCAGTAGCTCCTAAGGCTGTTCCTGCAGTAGCTCCTAAGGCTGTTCCTGCAGTAGCTCCTAAGGCTGTTCCTGCAGTAGCTCCTAAGGCTGTTCCTGCAGTTGCTAGCGATGAATTATTAGACAATAGTAATACTGAAGAAGACAATAGTAATACTGAAGAAGAAAACGTAGATGAATGCCAAAAACTATTTGATCCTTGTACAAAAGAGCCTATTGCAAGTTTAGAACTAATTGAAAAACGAGTAAGAGAATTAAAAAAGAAGAGAAATTCAGTCCCGGTAGGTCTTTATGGTCTTTCAAATAATACTACAAATTATGAATTTTTAAATTCTGTATTTATTAATCCTGAAATCTCTATTGATGATATGGTTTCATTTAAATTATCAGAAGGAAGAGCAAAGGCAGGAACTGATATATTTGAAGTTTTAGCACGTCTTTTTGTTTTTTTTGGTGGAATAAAAGATGTTAATCCAACAAATGGAGGAAACTATAGATTTATGGATAGAATCGAAGGAGGTAAAAGATATAATGATACAAAACAAGCACTACAAAGTATGAAATGTATTGCATCAAAAGGCTCAGGTGTGAGTGATATAACACTTGTAAAATTTAATGAATCTAGTAAAGATGTAAAACCAGATGCTCCTTATTGTGAGGTTGAATGCAATATTGATAAAAATATTATTGATATTAAAACTTATCTTATGAGTGTAAAATGGTATAAAGATGAAAAAAATGCTGAACACTATGATTTGGAAAAACTATATACAATTTCAAAGTCACAAATAACATCTGCTGAACAAAAGCCATTTGGTATTATTGTATTTTTAAAAAGTAAAAGAGATTTTGAGATTGCTCATAATAGATCATATCGTCAATATGTGCGCGAAATTGCAAATACTTTTTTTGGATATGAAGAAGATGTAAAACCTTTTTTGGAAGAAATAAGAAGAAGTATCTTTGAACTTGCTAGTCTTAAAAATATTACACCAAAAGAAGCACTTGAATCACAGTATTTTATTGAAGGAGCAAAACCAATTTTATCTTTACAACTTCATCAAGATATTATTGTTAAAGGGTTATGTGATTCTATTGAAAAAAACACTAATAACTTATATCTTATTGGAGTTTTGCCACGAGGAGGAAAAACGTATATTGCAGGTGGAATTATTCGAGAATATCTTGCAAGAACAAAAATACCTAAATTAAATATATTCTGGCTAACAGCAGCACCTAATGAAACTAAACCTCAAATAGAAGAAGAATTATTAAATAAATTTCAAGATTTTAATAACTTTGATTTTATTGAGGTAAAAACTACTTCTGATTTAAGGAAAAATAAGGATCATTCAGTATTTTTTTGTTCCTCCCAACTACTTCTTCAAACTCAAAAAACATCTGCATCAAAAAAAAGAGATTTCTTATTTGATTTAGTAAGTGGAAAAGATCAACTTGGCTTATTATTTTTTGATGAAGCACATAAAACAGGTGTGGGTGAACAAACTAAACTACAAATAGAAAAACTAATAGAAACATATTCATTTTATAAACTACCATTTATATTTTTAACTGCGACATATTATAATATTCTATTTGAATATCAAATACAAAAAGAGAATACATTTATTTGGGATTATACAGATGTTTTATCAACAAGGGCTTTAGCAACTTCTGATGAGCAAGAATCTTCTATAATAAATCTTGAAAATAGATTTGGAAAGGAATTAGTAACAAATATTGTAGAAAAAAGGAAGAAGAATGGCGAAACTCTTGAAACAATGGCTAAAGCATATATTGGATTTCCTGATTTGTATTTTATTTCAGCAGATTTTCAAGAAGAAACAATAAATCGGTTTGAAGAACAAAATAAATATAGACCTGATTCAGGCTTTGATTTAAAATCAATTTTTGCAATAAAAGAAACAAGTACAATAAATGATATTAAAACATCTGAAAATAAAATTAGAAATGATGCTTATAAAATATTTGTGGATATTGTAAATCCTCGTAATATGATAAGTTTATTTACTCCAAAAGAAAGATTTATAGAAGAAGGAGAAGGAGGAGAACCTCTTAAAAAAGAAGAAGGCTTTTCACTTGAACCTAGTTTATTAGCACGAATTGATAATATTAGTAGAGATTCTCAAAGTAGATTTAGGATTGATGAAAATCCAAGCCTACTTATGTTTATGCCTACAGGAGGTACAGGTTCTAATATATTTTTATTACTTTGTGCATGGGCTTCTTTATTAATGAATCATTCTTGGTGGAATAAAAGATATGAAGTTGTATGTGTTGTTGATGAAAAAACATTAGCACCTGAAGAAAAAAGTGAAATTAATAGTTTAGCACAATCAAATAATTCAATTCATATAATAAATAAAAACTTAAAATCAAATATTTTTGCATTAGAAAGAAAACTTCATTGTGAAAAAAATAAGGGGTTAGTTATATTGGCTGGTGAAAAACTAAGTATGGGAATAAGTTTACCATGCGTAGATGTTGTCTTTTTATTGAATGAAAAGAAATCACCAGATGATATTATTCAAAAAATGTATCGTGCATTAACACCTAGTGTAGGAAAAAAATCAGCATTTGTAGTTGATTTAAATCCAGTTAGAACATTGGCTGCGTTATATGGTTATACTCGTGCATCACATATAGATACAAATACAACATCTGAATTATTGGGAATATTATATGATACATATTCATGGGATACAGATGTATTTGAATTTAATCTTCAAAAGGGTCAAGAATCAAACGTACTTACTTTTCAAGATAAATTAAAGCAAATGTTTGATTTAGCCGAAAATGATAAATCTGGAGTATATAAATTAAATGAAGATATTGGAGGTGTTGAAAAAAAACTTGCTGAAAATATTAAAAAAGGAATAGATCCTGAGTTTGTTGCAAAACTTCGTGGTACATTTAGTAATAAAAAAATACAAGCAAGTTTATCTCGAATTGGGCTAAAAGAGGGAAGTAAGATTACTTTACAAAGTGGCAAACTTGTAATACGATCTGCCAGAGTAGAAAAAAATAGTAATAATGAAAACAATGATGATAATAATAATGATAATAATAATGAAAGTCCTGAGATAATAATTGATAATTTTATTGAAACTGTCGCAGATTTTATAAAATATCTGGCAGTGACAAGTACAAAATCAAACTTTGAAGAAGCACTCCAAGAGTATGAAAGTGATATAAAAAATCAAGAAGGAAGCAGCCTCCGGCGTAATATACTAAAACTAGTGCGTTCGCGAATAGAATTAAAAGGTCTTGATGACGATAAGTTATTATCAAATATTTTATTATCCGCTGTAAAAGATTTCGCAAGGGATAGTAGCGAACGCGTCTTCCGTCAGATGAAGGGCAAGATAGATGAAAAATCACTACGTAAGGATAAAATTCTTGCTATTATAAATAAGCGTTTGACACCAAGACAGAAGCAAAAGAAGGAATTAGGGGAAGTTTTTACACCTATAGAACTAATTGAAGATATGCTTTCCCATTTACCTAAATCAGATTGGTCTAATCCTGACTTAAAATGGTTAGATCCAGCAAATGGTATTGGAAATTTTCCAGTAGTAATATTCTACAAGTTAGATGAAGGGTTAAAAGGATGGGAGCCAAATGAAAATAAACGCAGAAAACACATCATAGAAAATATGATTTATATGATGGAAATACAATCAAATAATAATCGTATAGCACGGAATATATTTACAAGTTTGTGTAAATCTTGCACTCCTAATATTTGGACGATTGATACATTGAAGATTTCAAATGAAAAAATAAAGGAGCATTTTCATATAGATAATTTTGATAGAGTTATAGGAAATCCCCCATTTCAAGCATTTCAAGAAGCCCAAGGCAAAAGAGGTGGTGGCGATGAACTTTATATGAAGTTTGTTAAAAAATCCATTGAACTACTAAAATCTGACGGGTTCTTAGTATTTGTTCATCCTCCCTCTTGGCGTAAACCTCAATTTAATGAGGGTAGAAAGAAAAGTAAAAATGCTGGTATGTTTGACTTGATGGCACACGAAAATCAAATAGTATATCTTGAAATACACGATAGCAAAGATGGTATGAAGATCTTTAAAGCAGGAACAAGGTATGATTTTTATGTAATGAAAAAGGCATTAGCAAATGTGGATACCAAAATAAAAGATATGCACGGGTATATATCTGATGTTGATTTGCGTGATTTTGAATTTTTACCAAATTTTAACATAAAGAATGTTCTAAAGTTATTTCCTAAAAAAAGAGAAGACATATGCGAGTTAGGAAAGTTTAATGAAGAAACTAATAAATATGAAAATAGCCCTTGTATTTTATATGAGCGTTCAGCATATGGTGGTGATAAAGCGTGGGTTTCTCAAGAAGAAACCTCTCAATATAAATACCCATTGGTACATGCAACATTAAAAGATGGTACTAAATTTTTCTACTCAAATACAAAAGATAAGGGGTTTTTTGGAATACCAAAAGTTATATTTGGAGATGGTGGCATAAATGAACCATTCATAGATATGGAAGGAAAATATGGTATGACGCAACACGCTATTGGAATAGTTATAAAAGATAAGAAAGAAGCCGATAAGTTAAAGAAATTTTTACAATCTAACTTCTTTAAAAATATACTATCTGCGTGTATGTATAGTGGGTTTCAAATAGACTGGCGTCTTTTTACATATTTCAAGAGAAATTTTTGGGATTTAGATGTAAATTTAGACGAACTTATAATACAGGGATCAAATGACGAACAAGCACAAGGTGGCGGAAAGCAACGCAGATTTACACGCAAAGTAAGACGCGTATAACCTCCTTATAAATATAACATACCTTTATTCACATAATAAAGATATAATATACAAGGCTGTAAAATTTGATGAGTGCCTTCCTCATATATTAATCAACAAAAATGAATACTCCTTCTTTCAAGTTTAAGAAGATGATTTGTGCGCATAGCAGGGATGATAGGGATAAAATTCTATATCCTATCAAGAACTGGTTGATACAACAGATTTCAGTTGATCCAAAGGCTTCTGCATGTTATTCTTCTATCCAAGAGATTTATCAAGTGAATACTTGGGCTGATAATAAGGCTTTCAAGGAGCATTATATGTGGGCGATTATGTCTAATCACGATTCGTGTGTATCTTTCCAGGAAATTGTTAAGGCAAAGGGTGTACCAATAAAGAATATTGCGGTAGCAATTAACGATGCAAACTCAGAGCCACGTAAGGCAATCCCTAAGAAGATTCGAGGAGAGGCTTGGAAAATACAGTTTGGTAACTCTATAAAGGGGTTCTGTTTCTGCTGTAAAAAGGAGTTAGATGTATTCGATGACTGGCACGCAGGTCATATTGTATCTCATTCAAATAATGGAACAGATACTGCAGATAATCTAAGACCTGTATGTGGCTCTTGTAATCTCTCAATGGGGACTGAAAATATGGATGCTTTTAAGGCAAGATGTTATCCAAATTGAGTAGTTTATCAAATAGGATAAAATCTTTTTTGTAGGCGATTTAAAATACACTCTTTTTAATTTCATATGGGTCTAATAAAAAGAAGGAGGCTGCGAAGAGAACACTTACTGTATAAATGCCGGTCGAGCCCGTCGTGTATAAGTTAAGAGCCCCTTTTCCTTTTTCGCAGTCAAATAATAGTGACGATAACATTCAATGGCATCATCACTAATTTTGTATTCATTGTCCATGGCGACCGCGAAAGGCAAACGCCCAAGCGCAGCCAGTGCAGGAGGATTCTCCTTCAGCCAGAGCGCATGCTCCATACAACTATGGACTTTTCCGTAGCGAAAGGCATATTCCTCTCCAATCGCAATTGCGAGATCACAGGCGAACAGATAGTTTCCGCGCGAGACGCGAATCCACTTCGTACACGGATGATTAATATGCGCCGGTGCATATCCACGGATATCCGAGTTTTTCTTACATGGGGCAGTGGCCATACTTGCAGGCAACTCCTTCGGCTTCTTCTTGTGAATCAATTCAGGATAGGCCGCCGTCCAATGCGCCGTGTAGAGCATCTGGCACGCCTCCAGAATCATTTTCACAACATGCTTATCTCCATGAGCCTGTGCTGCCTCCTTCGGGTCTGCGTAGAGAATGAAGAGATTCATAGTGTTACAATAAAAAGGCACCGCCACTGAATTCAATTTTTTACCTACTAATAACTCCACTCAACCTGAAATACCTGCTTTGAACTGAGCCACAAGAGAGCACTTTTAAAACCATCATGGTCCTTTTCCGTCCAACCATAGTCTGTGTCTTCCATCGAAGCTACAACATCCTGCCACTTTGGATATTCATTCAAGAACTCTTCAACATCTATACTCGTTCGATCAGTAAAGCTCTCAATATAGAAATGGAAATGATGCCCGCGCTGCCGCAAATAAGGGCAATGCTCCTCAGGAACTTCATACTCTGATGGAACATATGGAATCATAGTATAGTCTTTTTCAGTAGGGTGATTAATTGCATAGACAAAGGGCAAGCCAGTCTTGGGGTCAATGCTAAGGTGTAGTGTGATTGTCAAATCAAATCCCATGGTATTTTTTTACGATGTAAAAAGGGTATATTTAGGTTCATTTTTTTCCCCCGCCACTTAATAGAATGCCATCAACTCCGCCTCCATTAAAACACGGCTCTCTTCTATCGAATACATTTTTCATGTCTTATTTAATTCTTCTCGGCTACACGACAATTACACTCATCGAGGCCATCCGCACTCCAAGCATCAATGTTCGCCACATTATGAATCTTGAAACTACGGTCAGTATTGTTGCGTCCATTGTCTATGGCATTTTTAATGAAAGAATAAAGACACCCGACTATAAACTAAGTGAGTTCACACAGTTTCGTTATCTCGATTGGATTGTGACGACACCGCTGATTATTCTGGGCCTCCTTCTCTTCTATAATCATAACCTCTCCTCCATTCCCTATACGACCTTCTTTACAGCTGTAGTGTTTGATTGGTTAATGCTCTATGCGGGTTATTTGGGCGAAACAGGAGCCATCAAGAAGATCACAGGCACTCTCGTCGGATTTGGGTTTCTCATCGCACTTCTCTATACGATGGCAAACTGCTGTATTCCTAAGGGCTCAAACCTCTCTGCATTCATTGTGTTTGCCATTCTCTGGTCACTCTATGGAGTTGCCTACCAATTAGAGGAGGAGGACAAGAATATTGCCTACAATATACTGGACGTCTTTTCGAAGGCACTCTTTGGTGTTGGACTCTGGTTCTATTATGGAAAAGTCCTGAAGTTTTAGCTTGTGATGCATGATAAAATTTGAAATTTATACTATACATAATTTAAGGTAAATAATATGTTCTACATTTACTGCGTCCATAGTGAATATACAGATAAACAGGGTCTTAAGAAGTTGGGGCTCACAATTCATCCAGTACATCGTATGCGTCAATATGATATTGGTGACGCACCAGGTGTAGGTCTTGAGAAGCGGTATGAAGGCCTCTGGCAAGTAAATGCAAAAGATCGCCAAGAACTTCATGAAATTGAGGCAGAACTACATGCTCACTTTGCAGATTGTCGTCAACCTCGTGAAAATGGAAGAAGTTCTGAATGGTTTCGCCTAAGTTTTGAAGATGTTGAAGCCTATATGTCCCGTAATCCTCGAGTTACTCGGCGCATTCCTGTAGATGAAATTGCTACGATTGAGCAACAGGTAAAGGCACCTCGTACTCGTGAGGATCGAGTTGCTGAGCGAGAAGAACGTGAACTAAGGGAAGATCAGGAGGATCGCCTGTTGGAGCCTGAGATTCTTACACTCAAACAAAGGTTCCTCAATACATTTCTTCCTGGAAAGCAGTTTCGTAGAAATCAAGAAGAACTTTGGATAGAACTGGAAAAACTTGCTATAAGAGAATTAACTGAGATGTATCATGGTATTGTTCAGTGGCCAACAGGTACTGGAAAGACATTTGCTCTACTCATGATCATTGTAATTCTTTCCGATAAGTATACTAAGCAAGGTCATATTTTCCGAGGACTTCTAGTTGCACCTAAGAATGATATCTTCAATACAATCATTCATCATATTCGTAAACTCAATGAGTTTGGAATCACTGTTTGTGAGGGACATAATGCCCTTCTCTCTTCTCTTCATATTCCTCATAATCTATCAGTCCTTGTAACAGCATGTCATGCTGGCCTTACAAGCACAGATATAATGATGAAGTTGCCCAAGATGAATCTTGTTCACTATGATGAGGTTCATCGAATTGGCGGAGATGAATTCTTTAACATCTTGAAAGAGCGTATGAGAGCATGGGGTACAGAATTTCTTACTGGTACAAGTGCTACACCTAGGACATCAAATCCTGTCCAGCATAAGAAAATCAGTGAACTCTTTGGAGATCCTTATAGTCTACTACATAAATGTGATATCGATGTGGCAGTTACAGAAGGATGGATTGCACAGCCTCGGTATAGTATTCATATTGTCTCAAAGAATCAAGAGCGCTCTGATCTTATCAATCAATTTCTCGGTGCAGTTCGCCAATGTATTGAAGCAAAGCGAGAACTTGGAAATTGGCAAGGTGGGAAAGTCATTGTTTACCTTCCACTACGCGAAGAGGTTCGTGATGCAGCACGCCTTGCCTTAACAGTGTTTCCCGATGAATGGAAGATCTTTGTAGCTGTTGAAGATACAAATATGGCAGATGATGATAAGTTCGTTCAAGAGCCCGCAGATGGCACTCCTCGTATTCTCTTTGCCTGTGAACGGTATCGTGAAGGATCTGATATTCCTGGACTTGAGATGACAGCAATTCTTATGGGAAATACAATTGCCGCCAATATCCTCATCCAAATTATTGGTCGGGCTCTCCGTGCAGATTACACTGGAAAAGAGGGATGGTGCTGTATCTTCCGCCCAAGTGAGGAAGGTACCACTGAAGAGGATGTTCTTGATAAGATTCTTCTTGAAATTACAGAGATTCTTGGTCGCAATGATATGCCAATGACTCCAAGTGATATTCGCCGTATGGTTGAGACTTTCTTTGGAACCACAACAGTTCATAACAGGCTCTTTAGTATTGAGGAGACAGTTGCTCGTGTTCAGGCTATTTATGAAAGGCGTGTATTTCAGAGGGGGGATCCCCGTGAAAAATATGAATGTGTACGAGAGGTAAATAAAAATCTACAACTTATTTCTCGTGAACAGTATCAAGAATCAGTAAATCGGCGTATAACCTACATTGAAGATCCACGCACATATTTCAGTGCATCATGGATCTCATGGTATCACTTTCTTGGAGTAAATACAAGTAGGTTTCCTGCAACAAAAGCAGATTGGGTTCGTATTTGTAGGGAAAGGGGTCTGCTAACTTGGCATGACTATACTAATCCATATGTGCATGATGATCTTCCTCCAAATCCAGGTGAACTTTATGAAAACTATACAAACTGGGACAGTGAAATTGGTGTTGAAGATGAAATTATTTGGTAATCATCGTAGATCATTCTGAGGAAGATCTCCATTCATAAAAAATCCAACGAGTTTCTGAAAAGAGATAGACTTAGAAAGATTTCCATACAAATCATCCCAAATGTGAGCATTTGTAATCTGAGTCTTTTTTGATGTCTCGTCGTCATTCTGATAGATATTATGTGCACTCTGAAACTACATAAAAAGACGATTGTTTTCATCAGACTTTTCCTTCTGAATTTCAACTTCGAACCATCTCTTACAGTAATCTAGCACGAAACGCCTAGACTGTAAATCTAATGATAAAATAAAATTCTTAAACTGAATGGCAAGTCTGATTCCACGAAGAGTTAATTCAAGTTCTGCCTGCGGATCTAGGTTATTCATCTATGAATAGGAATAGATGGGTCTTCTTAAGTCGCACCAGGAATCAGACGCTGAATCGCCTCCTGTGCCTTTGCCTTGTAGGTGGCAATCTTTGCATGCTTGTGCCGAATCTCATCAAAGTCTGACTGGAGCGTCTGTTGTTCGGTTAGAGGGGGGAGTTGTAGTTCTACACCACGAAGTACATCACGGTTCATATTCTTTTGAACAGTACCCTCAGGAAGTGTCTTAACATATTCCTCCTCATTCTTCAATATGAAATATAGATAATCAGCAATAATCTTATCGCTTTTTGTTAGGCATATGAAAGCAAAACTACCAGCCGATGCCTTAGTAGGATATCTGCTGATGTGTCCAGCACTTCCACTTCGTGAAACAATAGGTGTATATGCCTCAATATTCCAGTTAGGAACATACGATGATGGAGCAACACCACCTCCAATACCTGGATAGAGTTCAGTTGTGTTATGTATTGTGTTTTTGTCTCCATACTTAATTTCACAAACCTCCCCCAACTTCACACGAGCCTGTCCTTTACCCATTTCCTTCACCTGAAACATCATCTGCTTCTCAAGCATCTTCAGTGAGGCCTCCTCGTTCTGTGCAAGATTCGTCCAGCCGTCAATGGCTTCTACGATTTGTTGCTGGCGTTCAAGGGAGGGGATAGCAATATCAATATTCCGCAGGTCTCCTTGACCAATAACTCCAAGCCCAGTTGTATATTTTGCCAAATCCATAATCTTTGGTCGGATAGTCTTCAGGTAATAATATAGATACATCAGAATAACCTTATCATTCTTCTTATGAAGCGCTGCGTTATGTGATGTACCGGCAGACTTTCCCTTAACATAGAAGACTTTCCCCATTCCTACACTATCACTATAGTTACCAACTCCACTACCTCCATCTTTAATCAAGACCAAGTATTCATCACCATCAAAGCAGAAATCCTTACACGTTCCGTCTGGCTGTAATGTCTTTCCACTAAAGAATGGATAGGTACCTGGATTTTCCTTAGAATACCCTGTAGTGAATTTGCCTCCACTGAAGTTTACTAGATCCCCCAACTTCACCATCTCAAACCCCTCCACCTCCACCGCAGACTGCGGCAGATACTGCTTGTAGTTGAGCGAATAGTGCTTCGCCCTGAGTTCCGCCAGCGTAGCCTCCACGAGCACCGTCTCATCAAGCCCAATGAAGGACACCTTTTCCGTAGAACCCACGCCCCGCTGAAACACCATCATAGATGTCTTTGTCCCTGTGTTGATAAAGGAACCAGATGCAATATCCACAACATACCAAATCTTGTACTCCTCAGCAATCTTCTTGCGCAACTCAACGCACTTTTTGGACGCACCGAAGAAGAAGCCCTGAGGAAGAACGATAGAGCAAACGCCACCATCGGCTGAAAGCGTAGCCATTGCTAATTGAACGCCAGCAGAGACCTTATCATCATCCTCAATGCCAATAGTCTGAATTTCGGCGTTTACAAAGAACTTCTTGCTGGTAGTTCCATCTTCTGCCTTGACCTTCTTGGAGTAGGCAAACTTATACTCCTTGCCCTTGCTCTTGTCGCCGCCATAAGGCGGATTCATAAAGCAATAGTCCACCGTCAGACCATGAAAGGGAGCACCAGCGCCAGTGGTAATCGCATCTGAGAAGGAGTTCGAGCCGCGGATCTTATCACCACTGAATGGGATGCCTGTCAGAATGAGCATATTCAGAAGTGTCGTGGTAACACTACTCAAGTTCATATCTTGGCAGTAGACTGCGCCGCACTCTTTCTTCCAATCAACATCCGCCAAATGATTCTTAACACCCTTAACAAACTCCGCAGGGAAGCCACCTGTGCCGCAGAACCAGTCAGCAAATGTACACAGAGACCCATCGGCACGACGAAGAGTCTTCTTGATGTCATAGGCAAGCTTGAATGCAAGGCGGCAGATAGTTCGGTTTGTGAAGTACTGTCCCTCATCAGACATTGTGCTCATACCGCGACCCAGCATATATTCAAAGATATTGCCGAGTGTATCTGATTCTTGAAGGGCCTTGAGTGGAATGCGATTAATCTGACGAACAATTTCAAAGACAATATCAGCCTTCTGAATCTCATGCGGCTTGAAGAACGGCTTTGTCTTCGGCTTTGCCCTGAAAGAAGAGACCCCCTTCTTGATTGCCTCAAAGAGATCATTCTCATTCTTCAGTCCAGCAATGTATGACCATCGGCACTCCTGTGGAAGAGCTAATACATCTGCCTGCGCCTCAATAAGTCGATAGGCAAAGAAGAATGTCATGTGCTCGAGGGCTCGCTCAGGATTGAGACCAGCACGATTCCATAGGAGATTATGAAGATCTTCAAAGAACTTCTGGAGTACTGCCTCCTGCTGTATCTTATCCTGAGGTAGAACAATCTCGGCTAGAGGATTTATTTCACGGACAGCCTCCTTTACCTTTTCAGCCACTTTTGTTTCGATGACAGCATTCAAAACAGTATTCTGTGAACAATCAGTCTTCTTATTCATATGATCAGTATAACCGCTCTTCTGCTTGAAAACTCGTGCGCATTTCTCACAAGTATAGGTGGGCATTTCTTTTTATATTTATATATTAGAAAATATAAATCAAATTTTTTACCGAAATTCGGTAAAAAGGGTAAACCGGGGAATTCTTTCCCTTTTTCTTTTGAATTTTTGCCTAGGCCGCCCAAACAAATCGAACCCATAACTAAGTAATGGCCGAGTCGCCTCAGAGCCAACAATGTCTTTTTTGTCTTGAAGAATCAACATCTGACAACACACTCGTCGAAATTATGTTTCAACAATACTATCCTCCACCAACGTGTACATGCAGAATCACTACCCATACAGGCTGTTATATACAGTATTCAATACATAAAGGTCGCTCTGAATGCCCCATCTGTCACACAATCTATGAAAATGAACAACCTCTCGCTTCGCAACTCCCACCACAGCCGCAAGAATATATTATAATAGAAAATAGACTCTATCAGCATCAACCAACCCTACCCATCGTTATACCTGAACAACCTGTACAACTGTGCCAACGACCTTCTCAACAGGTGCGCATAACACTTCTCTGTATACTTATTATTATGGCTGCATTAATACTTTTTCTTCGTAAATAAAACTATTTTCTCCATGTAGAAAATGAATTCTGAAACAGGAGGCATCCTGGGTGTGTTCGGATTTTTAGCATCCGTGGGTGGCCTTATTTACACAGCAATAAATCATAAGAAAATACGATGTCGTTGCTGTGGTAAAGATCTTGATATGTCAGTCGACATTGATGAAACGGACGCTGCAAAATCAACAGCGAAGGTCAAACCGGCCGAGCCCGAAATACCCATTGAAGAGGAGTCGGCCGAACAGCCTGAAGAGTCCGAAGAGCAACCTGAACTTAGGCATCACAAACACTCAAAAGTCGCACCTACTGATTGTCCTTAGACTTCAACAGAGTCCACGCCCGAGCCAGCCGAGTGAGGCCAATTCCCGCACCGAACCGAGGGAAAAAGTCGAACTTCAGGAACTCATCGAGCTCCGCCTCCACCCGCTCCTTTCCAAAGAGTTCAAACAGTTTCGCCGCATAGCCACCCTCCGTGATGGAATAGAACATCTTGCGCATTCCATCAGGGTCACATGACCGCTCCGCCGAACCAATTGTCTCCTGGCCGCATATGATCACATCAATCTTACTGAACAGATCACCACTGCCAGGCTTCATATTCCAGAATGGGCTCGTCCGCAGAGGAAAATTCTGCAGGCTGACACAGGCCCCCTTCTCCCGCCACATACGGCCCTCGTGTTCATCCTCCAAGATGTCTACCCCTCCATACTCCGCACACACCGTATTGTAATCGACTACAACCGGTGCAGGGAAACCGAGATGAGCCAATAGCGCAGCCTCCAGCGCCTCCAACTCCTTCATGCCTCCACGGCTCTCGAACTCGAACATCGGAAATATCTTTTCATGACGGCCGGGTATCGGCGTCTTCTCGTCCCTATACGAAGTGCTCACGCAGAATACACCCGGCCACTCAGGATTTTTGAGAAGTTCATACTCGAGCCACATCTGACCTGTCTGTGGTAAAGGCCAAACAAGTCCATTATACATAAATGTCGCAACCGAATGAGGATTCTCACACGCCGCCAAAATGGAGAGACGCGACTGTGTCGGAACCTCCTTGAATCCCCGCGCAACAAAAAATTCACGAAGAAGGGAAACGAGCTGGTGGTAATTCTCAGTGTCGAACATTTTGTATGACTATACGTGGGGAGAATTAAATTTGCCAAATAAATCGCATCCAAGTAGATGAGGCGGACCACTCGAAAAAATAGACAGCGCGGTGGGGCTGCGGATATTGTTGTAAATCTGGAACATAGTAGATATTACTCTCCATTTACACCTGAATGTCTAAAAGGCTCATCCGGCGCTCAGATACGCGATATAAATAAGAATTTTATTTTTGAATATGACGATGATACTCTGAAAGAAATAATGGCGGAAACTCCTGCACGCACACGATTAATGGCTCTTCTAAATAGACTCTCCGCGCAACTTCCGTTCGATTTCAAACTAATTATTTCAGAATCAAGTCAATGTACTCCAAATCATTGGGAAACTGAAGAGGCTGCACCTGCAACCCGCCCTCGTATTATTATTTTTGTAGCCTGCAGGAGTCAAGTTGTATTAATGAGAAATAATTTCGGGCCGCCGCCAAAAAGAGGAGTACACAGATTTACTGCGGGAAATGCACTGCCGCGCAAGGGCGGTGTTTTTAAAAATATCTACTATTTTGGTTTCACAGATTTAGTTCATTTATACAATGGCGATATCTATGTGTGCGAAAATGGCTATACAGGGGAATATCCGAAGTTATCCTGTGATCTTCCTCGCATAAAAGGAGCGTTACGCGAAGACTGTTGCTCTGCAAAAAAGAATCATTTCACTTCTCTCTTTATTGAAGGTCTGAAAACTCGCAACTGTTTCAAACTAACAGAGGAGATTCTTCTACAGAAATTTGCTGAATTGGCCACAACCTACATCGGTGAAGAGAATCTGAGAAATGGTACACAGCTGACACTTGAAGCCTACAACAGAATGGTAGAAAATAATGCCTTCTTTAAAATTACTCAAGGTCTTTCATGCAATGGACCTGGTAATCCATGCCAAATTATCAATCCTCATAGAGAAGAATCCGCTACAGCAAGTGAAAAATATAATTCGATGGTTAATCCCAATGTCCCTGCAAATGTGGCGCGAAGGGATGCAAGAAGAGGATTAACACCGTGGTATAAGGCGATTACCGAAAAGGCAAGAAATCCAAATACAAAAAATGCTGAAGGCTCTACTCTTATTGAACTTGTATATGCAGAAAAAAATCTACTCTGGTTCACAGAACTTCTCAAAAAAGGAGCAAAACTTACGGATATTTATCTGCTTATGATTTTAACTACACCAGGAGATAAGGAGTTTTTAAAGTCATACTATACTGTGAATCCGCATTTAATAAATAAAGATTTTCTAGTTCCTCCAGAATTTATTGAAGGTGACTATAATGAACCGTATTTAAGACCACTCAGTATAGTTGTTTTATCTGGAGATCCTACAGTGATTGATTTTATGATTAGTAAAGGGGCAAAAATTTCGGAGGATGATATTATGTCGATTAAACACAATCCTGTACTCAAAGAAAAACTAGAGGCAGTTAAAACACGAGCAAATTCATATGTACCCGTTCCCTCGCCCCCCCCTCAGCCATATATGATTTCTCCATCAAGACAGAAAGAACTCAAACGGCGCAGAAATCTTAAACTCCTGCGATTTGGTCTAACAAAAAAGAGACGCTAAAGAGGCGCTAAAGAAGTTTTTTAATAAACTCCAACATTTTTGTATATTTATTTACAAATCCTCCAGGTCCTCCAGGAAAATGGTAGATAATTTTATTTTCAGGAGCCTCTGCATTATTTACAACATAGTCTTTCAGCAATTGAGTATCGTACTTATTCTGCGTGTACGCATGATAAATAAGATACGGCTGTTCAAGAGCACTCGGGACAAATTTCTTTTTTACGATACAATCTGCATGAATATGTTCAATAACCGAGCGAAATAGATCCTGAATCTCCGTAGTATTTTTAAATAAAAGCACTCCACTCGTAAACCCAGGCATTTCACGGTCCCAGACAGAAAAATCAAAGAGATCGCCGCCCCAGAATGAATGTCCAATAGTTCCCTCTTCAAGTGCATAGAGTTTTCCAGATTCAATCGGTAACTCGAACATGCGGGATAGCACTCCATTAATCAGAAGATCCGTATCGAGATAGAGCACTGTATCATAGTTCCAAATTGGAACCCATTCATAGAGGAAAAGTCGCGCCATTGCAGAATGAAAAAGAGAATTAAATTCAATGAAAAAGAATCGCACGGTCAGAGTTGATTCGATTGCAGCCTTTTCAATTTCAGCATGAAAGGTCGGATGTGTAAAAATGACTATGTCTGTAGTGTCATCAAGTCCTCCACAACGATCAATTGACCGAAAGACCTCTTGTAGAAGAAGTATATAATCTGTATTGTAAAAAACACAGAGATATATGAGATTTCTTGACATCTACTTCTAGTAAGCGGCCGTATTTAGACCAACGGGCGTTTCAAACGAGCATATTAACAATAAATATCTGCTTCTAAACAAACAATAAATTTGAAAATACATCACTAAGTCTAAATAAATACAACTGGTAAAATGAGCCTCATTGATGAGTATAAATCTAACTCGTCGGAACTACATGGGTTTACACTCGGATACTGCACTTTCTTCTCACAATTTACACTCGAGTATAATAGCAGGTTTGGTGGTAGCGAACCGAATACATTCTGCTGGAATAAAAAGATGCTTATGTGGCATAACTATGGACATCTAGTCGACTTTGTTAGAGAACAGTTAATTTGGATATATTCAGAAGAGGTTCAGAATCGCGTAAAAGGGGGCGGTGCGGGACCACGCACTACAAGAGAAGAATGTCAACGACGCATCAACTTCTTTGTTTTGAAACTTCAAGAAAAGGTTGGATCTGGGTGGGGGGATGGAAAGGCGCATTTCATCCTACGAGATATACGCAATCTAGCCTTTCTGTGTTTGAAAACATGAGGAGTGTCCATTTAAAATGTTTGGGGGTCTAAACGCTGCCTTCACTGCTGAGGACAGGCATTATTCTTCGCACACGGTATAATTTTGGCAACCGAACTGCTCTCCAGGAGAAATTCCATTTCTTCGGTTTATATTTTTTTATAATTTCAAGAACAATCTCTTTTGGGTCCTCTCCAAGATAAAATGTCTGTTCATATTCAGATTCATAATATACATGAAATCCAGGTAATTTAATTACTTCGTCGCGGTCCTCTTTTGTTGTTGTATCAAATGGACGAATATTAAATCCGATTCTGTACTCTTTACAGAATTGATGCACTTGGTCAAATACCTCTTCTTTAATGGGCTTCTCCCAATCATAAAGAGCAGTTATTCTGAGTGCGTGTGCAACTCGGTTAATTTCAATCCGATGACCCGTTTCTGTAAATATACTTTCAATAACAGGATTTGTAATTGCTTCCATTTCTATGGCTAAACAATTCATTTCCTATTCAATTCCTTCAATTTTACTCACGGGCGGAGTTTTAAGAACTCGCACAGTCAACTACTAAATGCTCTTTCCGCTGTCCTACTCAATACCTGCCGAAGTGATTGTGCCGTATGTACCGTTCAAAACAGCGCATACTGCATCGCACGAGTATCAGTTTGATGATGTGGCACCCTACATGGAGAACTACCGAAAGGCATTTTTTGGACATACTTCTATGAAATGTGGCTGGGACTGTATGCGGCATTATGAGATTCTCAGCCAGGGTACCATAACAGAGTTTACAAATCTTCAGGCTCTTCCACGCAAGACAATGACCAATTTTCCAAAGGCGCTTATCTTTGATTTGAACGCAAAATACTACAGTCTAACCTTTGAAGAGATTCTGAAGTGTTCTTCGTCCGTGCTCTACGAAGACCTTGATAGCCTTCTACGCTATACGCGGGATAATCTAACAACGGAATCGGCCGCGCGATATGTACTGCGTAAATCTGGGCATGCTGCCGCAAAAAAGATTCTCTATCTGTCAAATGCAGACAAATGCGGGAATTATATGGTGGAGATGCTTGCGCACGGATTTTCACGCATTACTGGTGGCGAGGCTGATATGTGGCCGGATTTCGAGGAGCGATATGATACTTATCCTGTAGAGCCTACAAAGAAACTCTATGGAAAGGGATTCAATTATACGCGGTTTCTGCCCGCGGCGTGGCGTAGAGCGCCAAGTGCGGAATTCATTCAGCAGCGAATCAAGGAGAGATACTATGATGTGATCGTTCACTGTACATCCGAACAGTCCGATTTACAATATCCGTTTCTAACGGGTGAAGGCAATGCAAAAGAGTACTATGACTTGTCGGACATTGTACTGATTTGTGGAAATGATTGTGATAATTATTGGTCACCTGAAAAACTCTGGTATATTCGCGATTCGCACGACTGTCCAATTAAATGCCTGGCCGATAAAGCGCCAATTTTTATTCGGGAACTTGGGAATTAGGGGGTAGGAACTAAAGATACGGATTTCCTTTTACAGAATTCACAAGTTCAACTAGAATTACTACAAAGATTGTCGCGGATGCCGCAACACAGAAAACAACACCCGCGATTTTACAACGCTGTGTTTCATGCCATTGAACTCTAGGAGTCTCTTTGCTAAGAGGCCGTAATTGCACTGTAATTTCTTCATAGTTATTGGTTGGTTCTTCAGATAAATGAACGGTTTCCATACTTGTACTTAGATCGTCTGCTCTTCTTTCCTTTACGCCGAATTCTGCGTGTCGTTTTTCTTCTAAATCCACCAAGAGGATGATAGTTATTATAACTTCCTGAGAGCGCCTTTGCCTTAATCGCAGCCTTTCGTTCCTTATACTCTTTATAAAGTGGAAAGGGATCCAAGATACTATTGTAAAAAAGCCGTCGAAGAAAGCAATATTTACCGTTTTCAAACTCTATCTTGTTAGGTATCATCTTAGATAATTCTGTGCATTTACCCTTAAGATCTATTGGCTTATTATCTTTACATACATCAATACCCAATAAAACACGAGTATCGGCATTTAGTTCATTCTGTGCTGTACTACAAAAACTTTTCTGTCTTTCCGTTAACCATTCTGGAATAGCAAATGGAGGCCATTCATCACTATTCGTAGAATGACCCTCCTTTTTTCGGAGCATTATCTCCTTTTTTCGGAGCATTATATCAAGTGTTTGCCCACGATCACCTGCAGCATACGCAATAAGTGGATTTAGTCGTATATTAAATGCCGGAATATCAGCGGGTCTGTTTAAATCCATATCTCCAAGAAGATCTTCTTGACCTTTAAAAAGATCCAATACACCTTTTAATATAAACCCCATAATTTTTGAATCGGATGATCCGTAAATAACAATATTTTGTGTAATTCCTCCGTTACCCTGTAATGATTTTAAGATAGGTTCATTATCGATTTTACGTGAATGAAATGCTTCCGTAGAAAACTTCATCTCAAGAAGATTATCAGGATATTTTTCTTTTACAACCTCTCCCATAAACTTGTCAAGTTTTAGTAGAACATAAAATAAATAGTCATCTTTTGGAAGAAGATGTATTTTATTAAGTGAAAAACCAGGTAGTGAGGGTGAATGTGGTGAATCGATTGAGGGAGCATACGCGGTATCAAGTTTTTTATCATACATAAAAACGATGTTCATGGGGCCACTACTCTTATTTCCAACAAGTGAAAGGCTAAAATGAAAATAAGGTCTAATTTCTCTATTTTCAATATAATGTTTTCGTATAAGAGTTGAAATATTCTGATGATCACTAAATACTACACATGATTTTGGTGGAATTTCCAAGATATCGTAAATATTAAAAGGTTTTACTTTTAGAGAAGACAAACTATTGCCTGAATATTTCATCACATATTGTTTGAAGTATTCTATTTTTTCAGGGCTTGTTATAACATCAAAGTTTTGCTTTTTACTGAGATGAGGTTTAGAACAATTCCAATCAAGTACTTGATACTCTGGTTCAACGTATGTAAACTCTGTTGGCATTTGCTGCCCACGTATACCGGCCATTTATAAGATATTAGATGTTATTTTAACATTTACTATCTGCCAGTTTAAAATTTGCATGAGTCTATACTATAGATGTTTGGGCCCATCTGTTCTAATTGTGGTGCTCACGGACACACTCTTATGCGCTGCACGGATCTCGTTGATCCTCTCAAGCCTGGATTTCACTCAGGCGGTAATGGTGGCGGAGGACACGGAGGAGATGACGAGGACGAGCATTACACGCTTCCCCGCAAAGAGCGCTTTCTTGAGACCACGCTGACATTCTTCGGCAGCAGTTCAACCGCAGTGCGGTCAGAAAACTCGTTAATATCATTGATCCAGGAGACATTACCCGAAGCGAGTGTCTTCAGATTTGTAGTGTAAATCGTCTCACGGTAGTCGCGCTCCGTAGGTGCATACGACTTATTATACATGACCGACCACTGGTTAAAGTTGGGCACCAAACTACACATCGGCTGAATAACCCTCAACGCAGAAAAAACAACAAGGGCGAGCATCATTTTGTAATATTGTAAGTATCAGATTTTTTAACCCAGCACCTTCTTGAACATCGGAGCCCAATCGTACATATCGACCAGATAGTACTTTGTGAGTAGGCCCTCAAGTTCGGACATCTTATCGCCCGTCAAGAAGCCGAGGCGCTGCAGAACAGGCGCAATTTCGCCAAACTTGCCGTGAAGCACCTCCATAATCTCTTCAGGGCGGGCGGTATCACCGTACCACATACAGTGATTCAGAACAGATTCACCCTTCACGCGTCTGCGATAGTTTACAAAGTGGAATTCAACGAGCATGATGCACTTTGACCGATAGAACTTTACAATATGCGCATCAACACCTGAATCCACACCAATCACCTTCTGCATTTCATCACCGGTCATCAGTGTCAGATTGATAAAGTCCCCTTGCCTCGTATAGTAGGGGCGATACTTCGTCAAATCTGTCATACAACCCGTGTCATCTCCGTAGCTCATATCAAAGAGAATCTTTGACTTGAAGAGTCCCTTGTAGGTGCTCGCCTCATAGAGCTTCTGGAACCAGGTTACAACCTCCTGCCCAGTATACTCTTGAAGAACAAAGAGCGTCTTCTCCTCCAGACTCTGGCTAACTAGACTCTCAACAATCCAGTCATCCTTAACTTCATTGTATTGACCGCAATGCTTGAACTCCTTTGGAAAGAGAATAACTTCGAGGTCGCCAAGAACAAAGCGCCAGCCATCGGCAAACTCGGTGAACTTGGCATCCTTGAAATACTCCATGAGCCACGGCAGTTTGAAGGACGGGTCATAATGAATTGCACGCTTCGGGCTCTTGACTTCTTTCAGAAAGACAGGGACAATCTGGTCCCACTTGGGAGTCATACTACTTACAGAATGATGGGGCGCACTCCCAATGGCAAAGTAGGTGTAGGGGCGAGGATTCTCACGGCAGTAGTCGAGTAGGGGCGAGTCCATTGTAGATAGCTATGTAATGACTGGCCGCCGGTTTCAAATTTTTTCAGGGGGTCTAAATCGCCCCACTATACTCAGACAGATGTCTCTACCGCTTACAGTGGCAATTCCCACAATGAGGCGCTGGGAGCCTTTTTTAAAAATGTTTCTACCGACATATCTGAATTCTCCGCAGGTTCGTCATGTTCTCATTTCAGATGAAACGGGTGAAGACATTGCAGCAATTCTCGCGTCTGAATGGGCTTTGCATCCGAAGCTGATTCTTAACCAAAATCCGGTCCGTCTCGGAATCTACCACAATAAGCGGAGATGTATTGAACTCGCACCTACAGAATGGGTCGGTGTCTTCGACAGCGATAATTTTTTTCCTCCAGAATATTTTCAGAAACTCGAGGAGATCTGGAACAAAGGATTCAATCCGATGCATTTTTACGCCTGTGGTCGCGGCTTCTTCGTAAATGAAAATGGTGGAGATGTAACAAGACCCCTGGATCTCTTTTCAGGACATGTCCTAGACCGGTCAAACTGGAATTCTATCTTTAATCTACAAGGCTGGAATTACCTCCTTAATGACGGAAACTGGGTCGTTAATCGGTCAGTCTTAGCCCATCTACCAATAGATGTTCTCGACAAGGATATTCTCGCAGCAGATGCAATTTACATGGTTCATAAGTTTGTCCGCGCTGGCTACTCCTTTAATATTGTAGATGGCCTCTCTTATATACATACTGTTCATAAGGGGAGTACATGGGCTGCAACATCAGAAGATTCTACTCGTATTTTCAATGATACTAATTGGACGATTGAGCCTCATAGTACTTCTTCGTCTCCGTAAATCCTCCCAGGAAACGACCTTCATGAAAGACCATGGGAAATGTCTTATGCGGCTTGCCAGCAAGTCCCTCTACATGAGTAAGAAATGCCTCCTTCTGGTCTGTCAGAAACTCATCACAGTTCACAGAAGTAAACTTCTCCTCTTTAAGAAGCTCCTTTACAAATTCACAATAGGTGCATCCTGTCTTCGTAAAGACAGTATATCCAACACTTGACGGAGTGGGAAACATCTATACTAAACCCATGGAAATCTTTAGATTGACTTTAGAACCAGATATAAACTAATGGCAAAGAGCGTAAGTCCTATTACGATAACAATACCTGCAAACTGTCCAATTGCAGTATGTGGATGATAATATATAATGCGATGGGTGAGTTCTGAAAAAAGAATCGGCCGATTTATTCCGTAACAGCTTCTACAGACAGGGCAGAGCAATCTAGGATCAGTCTGTTCATTCCATCGTGTCAGACATGGTTCACAGACACTCATTTTACAGGTGCAGTATGTGAAGTCAGTTAGGGGAACTTTATGACAACAAATAAAACAAGGTTCGACCTTCATCCCGTTCTACTACGAAGGTCGTAAGGATTCATATTCATCGTAATTAATGGTACACCCTTCTCCTTTGAAGGAACCACCTTAGAGATTTTAAAACCGTGCCTCATGTACCAGTGAATAACTTTAGTGTTATTGACGGGTACAAGACAAAGACCGATTCTCTTCGCTTTTGAACGCTCAATCACTTCTTGAAGAAGGCGACTTCCATATCCTCCCGCTTGACAGTCAGGGTCAATGCCGATATAGAAGAGTTTATTCTCCTTTACAAGTGTAAATCCAATGAGCATATCCTCAATGAAGAGGCCGAGGCTTCTCTCAGTGTCACGGCGCCTCCATGCGACCTGAAACTGGGGGTATTCCTCCCTATCAAAGATACTCTGAAATAATGCGCGTACATCGCGATAGTCGGTAGCAAGAAGAGAACGCATATCAGCGAGCACAGGCATGGTAAACTTCCTTTCTACCTTCGGTTGATTCAAATTTTTTAGTTGGCCTCGGCGCCTTCGGCGTGGCGTTTTGCAACATCGAGCAGGAATCCATCTAGACGCTCATACTCATCTTCAGAGTCAAGTTCCATGATTCTCTCCTTCGATAGAACAGACGCCTCGTGGTACGCCTTGTCATCCGTCATTAACTTCTCAATCTTCTCAATCCAGCACGATAAATCGCTGCGGTCGCAACTATTCTCCGCTTTTCCAACGCATTCAAGAAGACCGGGAGACCGACTTACAATAACCGGTGTTCCACTCGCCATGGCCTCCACTGCTGTGCGGCCCCATGTCTCTGACTTGCTCGGCATGATGAGAACCTTTGTCTTTTTGTAAATACTTACCATATCGGTCTGTGTATCCAGATATGTGAGATTTGCAGGTTTATTCTCATCCTTCATATTCTGTTTTGCATAACTTCCCTTAATACCGAGAAACTGGATTTCGGGTAGCGCCTTTGCAATTTGCGGTAAGAGTGGCCCACCCTTGTTTTCATTACAGTTAATCAGTGTAACATATTTGGGATTCTGTTTCTCAACCTTGAATTTCTCCGTATCGACCTTCGGATGAACAACAATACTCGGATGCGCATTTGTGCCTTCCAGTTTAATAAAATTCACATTGTAAACAACATAGGTCGGTGAACCCATGCGGAAAGAGAGAGTGTTGCGATTGTCATTTTGCGTATGAAGGAAAACCACAACAGGCTTCTTAAATTCATCAACCGTTAAGAATAAATCGTTGATATGATAATTCTGAACAGCAATGATGTCAGCCGATTGAAAAAGTCTGCGGATTCCATCAGGTGCCTCGCCAAGTTTATCCTTCTTAATGGGAAAAATCTGTACACCCTTGTGCTCAGGTACGACCCAACGATTCACCAGTACATAGATAGTCCAGCCCTTTTTCTTTAAAAAGGCGATCTGGTCCTCCGCCGTGATTTCGGAGCCTGCCAGCACATTAGGAACATAGGAGTGCATGACCCAGACAATACGCTTCTCTCCAGGACGCTTCGGAGGAACATTCGCCGCAGCCTTTGCATAGGCCTCCTCAGAGAGCTCAGGATCCTCTTCACCATGAGTCCAGATGCCCGCCTTTGAAATGCGCTTTTTGAGATCCTTTATGAAATAGAGACTTGCGAGTACAGCCAAAAAAAGTATAAGAGCGCCATACAGTGCGCTAAACCCCGCCATCTACCTTACACTCGAAAGATTTCCTACGCCTTGAGGGCTCGCTTTGACTTAACAGGCGCTGCCACCGCTGCCGCGACAGGCTTTGCCACCTGTAGACCCGCTGCATGCTGCCAATCCGCAAGCCAATCGGTAAACATCTTTACACAACCTGCTGCTGCCTGCTCAATTGTCTTACGTGCATTCATCTCTTCGCCTTCATGAATACCAATGCGAAGAACCATCTCATTTCTGAGCGGATGCGGAACATTATAGCCAATATAGGTCACATTATTCTGTCCGAAGAGATACTCATCTACATAGGTCTGGAGCAGATTACCAAGTGTATGGTCACAACTCAGTAGGTCCAGAATATGCTCTCGCAGAACATCCTCCTTTGTCGCTGTGCTATCTACATATCGCTCGGGTACGCTGAAGGTGTAGTCCCAGCCCTCAAGTCGATTGGAGGAAGCGACAGGCGGCTTCAGATTACGCGGCATCTCGCGCGTAAAATTCGTGTACCGCTGACAGACTTCGCGCGCCTTCTTGACCGCCTCCTCAATAATCTGCCGCGCATCAACTGTTCCAATCGTCTCCACCGTAAAGTCGAAACTATTGGCCTCACCCGTCTTCGGATCTGTCAGATAGCAGCGGTCAATCTCCATGGTCACATACTCCTTACGGAGCAAAGCACGCTTCTCCTCCGAAATATCGGCAGGCTTGGCCGCCTCATCACCAGTAATCTTATTCATGGACTTTGCCCACTTCAACATCAGTTCATCCTGACGCTGCGGATTTGGATCACGCGTATAGCGATAGGTGCACTGTGAAACAGGAATAAACCGTGCGTGCTCCTTTCCAATACCAATCGACGCCTTCGCCGTGAACTCGATTTCCTGGGGCTCGTGATTCGCACGGTAGGGCTTCAGAACAGTCAGGAGAATATCCTTATCAAAGAAGTCCATGCTGTCCCTAGGAACTTCTTCCTCCTTACCATCCTTACCAACCAGGCGGACTGCGGTAATATCACTCGAAGTGACATCAAGAAGACGGTCCGTGGTATTCTTTACATTCAGCTTGAATACATAATCTGACGGCGCACCGTGCTTTGCACTGTTCCAGCGAATAGGAATCAGGCCAATACGGTCGGCAAGCATCTCATTTGTCATAGAGGTGCTATTCTTGATAATACTTACATCCGTTGAAGTCCCCATATCATTCATATCACTACGAAAGGCAATACTTTCAACGCCCGTGAGAACAAGCCTACGAAGAGTGTTTGCATAGGCGACATTTGTGTTCTGTAGTGTGAAGGTGAGAACTTGAGTTCCATCCCTCTGAACCACCTTATTGAACTTGGTAAAGTATGGGGTCGTCATTTGCTACTTGCTTTCTACTTGGATGAAGCTTTCAATTTTAGGCCTAGTTGCGGTTCGCAGCCGTGAATCAGTTCTGAAGAGAAGATAATGGAGTCTGCGTCCCCTCCTCACATCTGCTTCTACAGCAACAAGTGTCCTTGGTCAAAGGCTTTTATTGAGGAGTTGGCGAAAACACCCTGGAAGAGAGAATTTCGTTATATCTGTGTTGACCCCGGCCCCCAGAGACCACAGCTTCCAAAGTGGCTGGAGAAGACACCGACGCTGGTGATTCGTGGAGAGAAGGAGCCGCGCACAGATGCAGATGTTATGAACTGGATTTATGAACGAAAGATGCGTGAAACCGCAGCTACCGCACCACCGGCTCAACGACCCGCAGACCCTGCCGCTGCGACTGAACCTGAGGCGTGGAATATGCTCGAACTCGGCTCGGGCCTCGCTTCAGGAGATTCTGTCTACAGTTTTATTGGCTCAGATACATCAACGAACGGAAATGGAGGGGCTTCTCTTCCTGGAACCTTTGCTTTTCTGAGTGGACAGGCTGCTCCTGGCTCGAAGGGACCCGACATGTATCCCGGCGGTAGTGGAGGTGGTGAGAAGAAGACAAAGCGTGAGCAGGCATTTGATTCGCAAATGGAGGAGTTTATGCGCCATCGTGATAATGGAATGCCGAAAGGCCCTGGTCGTGTGTAAATATCTAAAGATACCAGTCTATTTATGAATAAGAATGTCCCAACCCAAGTCACGCCTCGGGTTTTTCAATGATAAACTCACCGAGTTCTTTCGTGACCTCGCATACGCCTTTCCTGAGGAGCGGGATCTTCAGAAGGCGAGTGAATACATTGATATGGCAAAGAAGTCAAATCCGAGGCTGATTCTCGATATGTTTTATGAGCATGTATATCTAGGCGCACATGAAATGGTTGAGAAGGATGATGAGGAGGGTGTAATTGCATTTGCAAAGCAGAAGATTGAGACGCAGTACAATGAAATCTCTTCGGCGCTTGCAATCTTCGATAAGCACTGGTCAACACTTGATGATACGAATCGGACTGCAATCTGGAAGTATCTTAAGGTGCTTTGTGTACTCTGCGAAAAGGCAAAGGCGAGCGCGTAAGTGCAGGGCGAAAAGCGAGTGCAAAAAGCGAGCGCGTAAGTGCAGGGCGTAAAGGATTCTACATCTTTCTCAAATAGATGCAATCCGTGTTTGTCAAGAAGTATGATGAGTTTTGTACAGACCTCCTTGGTGCCTGCCCAGAACTCACGGCGGAGATTACGGCCGCCAAGGCACTCGCACCCGAGATGAAGGTGAAGCGCTTCAAGGCCGAAGTGAACGCATCGCCGCAACGCAAGGCCGAGAACTGTCCGAACTTTGTTCTGCCTGGTGTGAAAATCACCAAGGCGATTTGGGCTGAGTTATCCGAGAAGACAAAGAGCTCCATTCAGGAGTATCTGACACTTCTCTCCATGTGTGCACTCTACGAGGGTATGCACGACCTGAGTGGCGCTGATCAGAAAGAGTTTCTGAAGGGATTCATGGAGAATATGAAAGAGAAATTAGCGGGCACGGACTTCAAGAAACTCGCTGAGAAGTTCACGGAGTTCCTTGGTGCTGCTGGCATGGGTGCCGGTGCCGCGGGTGCAGCCGCAGGTCTTGGAGGTATGCCGAATCTTCCCGAGCGATTTCTAAAGGGGAAGATTGCCAAATTCGCAGAGGAGCTCGTCCGCGAATTTTCCCCCGAGGATTTTGGCATGTCTGAGGCCGATATCCGTGCCTGTGAAACGAATCCCATGCGCGCCTTTGAGGTGCTCATGGAAGCCTATACATCGAAGCCTGACATTCTACAGGGTGCGATTAAGAAGATTGCACACCGCATGCAGGAGAAGATTCAGCGCGGTGAACTCCGCCCTCAGGACCTGGCCGCGGAGGCAGAGGAGATCATGAAGGAGTGCACGGATAACCCGCAGTTCACCGAAATGATGGAGGGTTTCCGTAACGCCTTCGGATTTGCTGATATGGATACGGCTCGTGAGGCTGGTCGCGAGGGAAATGCCCGACTTGCTGCGGCGCGTGCTCGTCTTCGTGCAAAGCTTGAAAAGAGAAAGGGACAGAAGTAAAACCTAGTAAGCACTAGAGAGGGACATGAAAGTCACACTTTGTGATCCATATGCCTGGGAAGACCCTTTGAATTTTCTCAGAAATGCATGGGGAAAGTCATTTCAATGTGCGCAGGGTCGTGCACCGTGCTACAGTGAAGTTACGAATCAAATCATCTTTATCTATCTCTTTGCCTTTCTTGCGACGACGATTGTGGCAATCTTTCTGCAATACGGAATGGCCATACCGATTGGCCTGATTTTTACGACACTCTACTTAATTCCCGCCTTCCGAACTCTACAGACGATTCAGGCACAAGGTGATCCTGGTTCAAGTCAAATAGAGAACTTTGACGATGTTGCCCCCACACAGGCAGCATCTCCGGATGCAATGGAATATACCCGTCCTACGGCATCAAATCCGTTCATGAATGTCTTAGTCAATGAGATTAAGTACAACCCTACGAAGCCGGCTGCACAGGATATAACCAATCCGAGTGTTTCGGGTATGCTCGACGATGTATTCCGTGTTCAGTTCACGAGTGACCCTACGGATGTCTTTGGAAAGACGCAGAGCCAGCGCCAGTTCGTAGCTATGCCGTCGACGACTGTACCGAACGACCAGGGCTCATTCGCTGATTGGCTCTATCGCATTCCTGGAAAGACATGCAAGGAGGGCGGTCGCGAAGCCTGCTTACCTGGCACCGACGGAAGCCCTGTTACATGGCTCAATGCCGATAGGTGAGGGGCTTCTGTGTAACGAGTTTTGCACCTTTCTTACAACTGAATCGTTTCAATGTTCTGCCCCGAGTCTGTAGTACTGACTTGGTACAGATTGCAATCGCGGCCGACTCACGAGCGGCTGCACCTTTAGCGCCCGGCCGCAGCTTCAGTGTCTTCCGCACGGCTTTCACACATCGGCAGAAACGAATGGCCTGCTTCTCTTTCATCCTAGTTTCACATCCTATTTTTTCCCTTGTCTCAGTCAGAATGCAGATCAACCGGCTTACACACACTCGTGACGACCTCTGCGGAATAGAGTCCTACTATAAGCAGTCCGTAGGTGTTGGTGCCTATTACACTCGCAACCTTGTTCCCGACGCTCGTGTGGTAAATCCCCTCTCCGTCGACCAGCTCCAGATCTACCCGAAGGAGGGATACGGCTACAACAACAAGTCAATTGATGTTGACTCCGTGCTTCGCAATCAGCCCGAGTTCAAGAATAACCGCTGCAACATCCGTCCGCAGGCGCGTCCGTTCCTGACGGTGCCTTTTATGGGCACGGGCCGCGGAAATCCGGATGTAGAGACGAATCTCCAGCACAGCGAGATGGTTCGTCAGGGTAAGGAGTGCGGTACAGTTACGGAGCAGGAGTTTGAGGGACAATATACGCCGCTCATCCCGACGCTTCAGAAGAACATCCAGAACCCGAGGAACCTGGTCCCCGAGGTGGCTGCGAATGGTTGGATCCGCGGCGGTGTTCCCAGCCGCAATTATATCCGTGATGTAAATTGTTAAGCAGGAAAAGAATGGCCGGATATCCGCTCAGTGGCCCCTTTGAACAGCCTCCTTCTTGGGAAAAAAAGGAGAATCCGCAGGCATATGACCAGTCACCGTTTTACTATGTGAGTGCAAAGCCTGGTCGCAATATGCTTGGCGTCGTGGGAGGAAACGATGCTAGTCTTATAGTAGGGAATCAAGTGGACCTGGAATCAGACCTACGGAGGATTAACATTCCGAACACTTTTTGCCCCTCACGACAATATCAACCTCCAAAGGAAGGACAGACAAAGATACAGCGTGATAATGTAAAAACAAAACAGAGCGTTGATACAACGCTGAAACACATACCTGCCATTCAGATGTGGGCATACCCTGTCACCTTTGGCCCCGAGCCCCTGAAGACAGATGCATGTGGAACACCCGAGCGCTATTGATTCACTTCAAGAACGCATATGAAGGTACCATATCTGGCGGTTTCTAAGAAAAGCCCCGTGGCTTTGTCAATTGTAGTGATTTTCAAAATCCCTACATTTGAATAGTAGAATGCTGGCTCCTAAACAACAGGCTCTAACACACCTCCGAAACGACGACTTTCGTCAGGCCGATGACCAGAGAATCACAAGTTATGCACTGAGATATTACTTAGGTAAGCCGAATCATCAGTGCGGTGTGACATTTCCCGTGGATGCAACAACTCGCATTCAATTCGCAGGCGACAGTTTCCCTGAAGGCAAGTGGCGTACAGATGTTGAGTCTGACCTGAAGAATATCAATCGTATGGGCACGCGTGTGCGCTGTGATGATAAGCAGTATAACCCCGATACGAATGATTTCAACAATACCTATTACAAATCTGCGCCTGACATGTCATTTCCGATGACATTCAACAAACTGATAAATCCTCCGTGTACTCTCCGGGCCACGGGATGGAATCGTTGGATTGATGTACCTCATCAACCTCAAGCGACCTTCGAGACGCCGTTCGATTTCTACATACCGAGCCGTGACCTCGACAAGGAGCGAAATAAAACGCATTAAAGTTGTCTAGAGTTAGAAGCCATGGAGGTCGCAACTATTTTGGCCCTAGCAGGCCTAGGGTATCTCGTTACCAAAACCACTGAAACTCCTAAAAAGAGAAAGGAGGGCTTTCAGTCGTATGCTTATCCGTCACCTCCCACAAGTGCCCTTTCTCAGACCCCCTCGGGTCAATCTCCTAGAACATCCCCTGCACAACTCGATATGATGTATGAAACAAGTTACGGAAAGACCTACCCTTCACAGCCGAATCCGGCAACTGCATCAGGCCTGCTTCCCACCGACTACGCTCGTACATCGCCGCAGTTTGTGAATCTAGCCGCGAATCCTGCAATGGAACCGAATCAGGATGGAGGCTCACGCCTCTTTAATCCTGTACCGCAGTCGATTGATGCTGCAAAGCCCTCTGTAGCGATGAATGCACCTGGAATTGAAGAGAATCCGAACTATCTGAGTGGCGACACTGTTGTCAGCCCACTCAGTGGTCAGGTGATGTCAACAAAGGACTTTGTTCACAACAACATGCAGCCCTTCTATGGAGGACGCGTAAAGCAGAATGTGAATGTTGATACGAATGTGAGCATCCTCGATTCCTACAATGGAACTGGAAGCACGCAAATTGCTAAGCGGGAAGTTGAATCCATGTTCGACAGCAATAAGTCACCTTTCGGTAATCCCTTCGGTATGGAGGATAACACGGACTTCTTCCAAAGCCGCATGGAGGATCCTGCGATGCGTCGTCGCGATGGTGAGCGGCCCTTTGAGCCTGTAAAGGTCGGTGCGGCCATTGGAGAGAAGTTTGGTGCCACGGGCAAGGGTGGTTTCCAGCAGTATGAGGTGAATGAGCACATGATCAATAATATCCGTCGCACAGATGACCTCCGTACAGCGGATAATCCGAAACTCTCCTACAAGGGCACCGTGGTTCGTGGACAGCAGTTCATCGGCAAGTCCATGGAGAATCCTGGTGAGGTTCGCAAGTACCGCCCTGATGGATTCTTCGTGGACCAGGAGGGTGAGCGTTTTGTTGGAGCCTTCTCTGAGGAGTCCCAGCGTGAGACGGCGCGGCCTGTTCAAGTGATGCCGTACACAACGCGTACAGATACAACAACTGAACTCATTGGTCCCGCGGCCAGTCAGGAATTCGGCGAGAACTATGTGACAGGCTCCTACCGTACACCGATGCACCAGCAGTTTGGTGGTGCAGGTATGCGTAATGCTGACATGACAACCTACACGAGCGCCGATACAGATGCTGCGGAGAATGACTATGGTAAGTCTGGCTACGAAGTGCGTCCTAACGAGCGCTACTACACGAGCGACCGTGTTATGGGTCTGAACGTAACACCTGCAGATACACAGGCCAACACGGTCCACTACGCAGATGACTCTCGTCCTACGCGTCGCGAGGAGACAAGTGGAAACATCCGTCAGACGGGTACACCTGTAGGGTATGCGGGTGGTGCACCGGCGATTACGGTCTGGGACCCGACGGATGTTGCGCGTACGACGGTCAAGGAGACGACGGTGAAGTGGGATTATCGCGGTATTGCGGCACCGGCCGATGGACCGACGCGCCTCACGGTCTACGACCCTGATGATATCGCCCGCCCCACGCAGAAGGCTCAGATTTCAGCGAAGTCTGAGTACTATGGCGGTGTCAAGGCGGCCACGGAGAAATTCACCAGCCACCAGCAGGCGTACAATATGCGCCTCAATCCGAATAAGGAGGCCGTCGCGAAACTGCCGAAGCCGTTTGCGGGCAATGGTGGCCTGGGTACATTCAATTCGAATGTTCTGCAGACTTCAAAGAAACTCGATGTTGATATCATTGATGACCGTGCCCTGGCCGTGAACAATGTGGTTGGCCTGCCTCCTGGAGCGGGTGACATTGGTCAGGTGAAGTACCGTGCTCCTCTCAAGCTCGATGTGAGCACGGAGCGCAATATGCAGGTGATGGTCGATGCAGTCAATAACAACCCTCTACAGCAGAGCCTACAGAAGAATGCGGAGCACGATGAGGCACTTCTGATGCAGTATCTCAATTCACGCGCGTAGGCGTAAAGCGAGTTAACAAAGTAAAGTTAAATGCCACAGCCCGCTTGGCTTGTTGCAGGACCCCCAGGTTCAGGTAAATCCACGTTTATTCGCTCTGAAGCGCAAAGACGTGGAGTCAATCTTCTTCATTGGAACGCGCGCGTGGACCGTTCTCTGCGCGATGGTCGTGACCGTCTTCATATTCAAGTGCGGTCGCGTGAAGCGTCGATTCTCTGGATTGAAGGTGTAGAGGACCTTACACAGGAGGCACAGGCTTTCCTGCGCCGTATTCTTGAAACGGCGATGCCGCAGGTACTCTGTATTCTGGAATCAACGGAGCCGTGGCGTATCTCACCACCCGTGCTTTCACGCTGTATCTACAAGGAGGTGCGTTCATGGAAGAATTCTCTAAAGGCGGAGGCCCAGCCACCGAGCCTCGAAGGAGTTCTGGAGGCGTGGAATAAGGGCGAAGATCCGATTACACTTCTACAGAAAGTCTTGGAGACCAAAGGATTTGTTCCGCAGGAACTTGTTCTTGAAGCATATCGGCGGTGGGGGAATGGAATGAGTCCATGGCTACTTTTATCCTGGCTTGTGGCGGAGAACAAGGCCGCGTTTAATGGCGTACGATACGAAACTGCTTCTCTTTAGAGAAATATGAACCACGGCGGAGATTCTATCAATGTCTATGCCGAGGCAAAGACGGAGTACACTCGTCAGCTCTGCCAGATTCTATCACCGGCTTTTCAAATCTACTTTCTTGATTTACTGAAAGTTGCAAAGGACAAGGAGCCCGAAACAAAACGGCTCCTCTGGAACTTCCAGGCGCTCCTTCAGGAGATTCCGGACTGGAATCAGGATAAGGTTCTCAGGGAGACGGAGAAGATTCAGCGGGATTCGAATTGTGATTACCTGGAGGAACTGTTGACGGCGGTCTTTATTGCACACACGAAGGTGCTGTCGGCCATTCGAATCACTACGAAGCAGAAGAAGCTGCAGATTACAATTCCGAAGCTCGACCATTTTATCCACCGCACACTCAGGGAAACGGGTCGTCTTCTATGGAACAATGCCTTCCTATTTGCTGAGCAAGGCTCCTCCATGGACCGTCAGAAGAATATGCGCCAGGTCGAGGCGCTGATTGTAGAGGGTATTCAGCAGTCGATTCGTAGTCTCCTACCGGTCAAGACAATCCTCCGCGAGTATCTCAATGACGATGAAGGTGCTGAAGGCGAAGGGGAGGATGAGGAGGCCGAGACGGAGGTTGTAGCCACAAAGGAGGCGGAGGTTGAGACAAAGCCTGAGGAGAAGCCCGTTGAGGAGAAGCCCGTTGAACCTGTTCCTACAGTGAAGCCTGAGGCCACTACGCAATCTGTACAGGCTCCGAAGAGTTCTATGAAGTCCATGGTGACTGTGAGCAAGGAGGCTGCACCTGAGGCCCCTCAAGAGCAAGAAGGGCAACAGACACTTGTAGTTGACACAGAGCCTACAGTGAGTTTCACAAATATGGATACAATCTTTGATAGCAATGATGTGGAGGGAAATGAAATTGCAACTCACTCTATGTTTGAGGGTGGTGAGGTTGATCGCATTGAAACAATTGATGCACCTCCGGAACCACTAGATGACTTTGAAGACTTAGATGCTTCGTCAAACGCGATTGAGTTTGAGGAAATAATAGCGTAAAAGTTTTCTAGGGGAGGGCAGTAAATGTTTGGCACGAGCACGCCCCTTTTTCTTACAGTTCTGCTTGGCGGTTTAATTCTATCGGCACTTGGAACTGCGCAGACAATCTATTACCAGAAGGAGCCGTTTCAGATGAAGGGTGCTATTCGTGATTTCTGCATTGGGGCCATTATGGTCACTTTCTTATATCAGATGGTTCCTGATTCAGTTGTGTCTGTTGGAACCTTTTTATCAGGATTTAAGATGCCTGAACTACCAAAGATGTCGGGTGGATCTCCTGCATCTGCGATGATGGTGGGCTCAGAGACCGACTTTGACCTTCAAACTGGAGTTCCGAGGTTTTAAATCTGTGATTATTTTATAGAAAATGAACGTAAACATGTCTACTGGCAGCGCTAACAGCAATGCGAATATGTCTACTGGAAATGTTAGTAATGTAAATATGTCTACTGGAAGTGCTGCAATGAATGCAAATAACTATGCTAATTCTATGCAGAAGATGTTTGGTAATACAAATATGACGGGTGGCCGCCGCCGCAACCGTAAGAACCGTGGCACGCGTAAGAATCGCAAGAACCGTAGCACGCGTAAGAATCGCAAGAGCCGTGCGAACCGCCGTTAGATATGATTAGATAGAGTTCAACTCTATTAAATCAAGTCTAAGTAGAAATGACGCACAAGTATGAAGCTACGGCACATGGTGTTATGATGTGGGCAACGGGTGAACTTGAGCATGTTGGTCGTATTGCCAGTATCAAAGATAAGGACATTCAATATAACTATGCAATGAGCACCCTTTTTGGTATGGCCCACCTCAAGGATGCCCTCTTTGAACTGGTTGAAGACCCGGATTATGAACACCAGAAAAAGGATTTACTAAAGACACATGACAAAGTCATACGTGTCATGAAGCATCTCTGTAAGGAGTATGACCTGGATCTTGGAGCAATAAAGAGATTTAATACAAAAAAGGTTCTCAGCAATCTCAAGTATCTAAATTCGAATAACAATAACAATAACTATAATAACAATAATATGAATAATATCAATAATAATAACAGCCAATCAAATAATTCCAGTAGTAAGAGTCGCACACGTAAGAATCGCAAGTAAATAATTGATTTAGTTTCGTAACACGATACATAATAAAAAAATACTTATCTCTGTATAGAGTAATGTCAACCGTTGAAAGAGATGGAATAAAAGATTCGCGATATCTACCAAGAACACCTTTACCAGAAGTAAAATTAGCACCTAGTGAACGATTTCTGCGATTACTTGGACTTCTACCCGTTAAAACAATTATTGCTGGAAATACACAGAATATTGCAGATCGTGTATATAAAGCTCGCGGGCCTGCCGCAATGGAAGCACACCATGTCACAACAAATGCTTATTATGACGAATTAGCAAGGCAGGGTACGGGTAACCCAATACTATCTGTAATACAAGAGAAAGGAACAGCAATACAACAGGAAGGAACAGCAATACAACAGGAAGGAACAGCAATACAACAGGAAGGACAAACAGTTGGTGCACCAGCCGCTAGGATTACCGCCGCAGATATCTATCGGGGTTATCATCAGCCAAGTAAACCAGAGGAAATTATATGGGGTGGTCGTATTTTTTTAAGTTTACCAATACAGCAACGAGAAACTATATCTAGATTATGTAATATAATACATTCAGGAGATTCAAGTGTAGTTAATGTAAATGACTATAAAATAATTCTTGATAATTTAATTTCGCGCAATGATCGTACTTATACTACTCTAGATACTTTAGTATCTAACAAATCAATGTTATTTAATCCTGATTTAATAAAAGGATATTGGAATAGATATTATCGTTTTGATTATTCCATAGAGCCCGATGAAATTTATTTCTTTATATTTGATTGGATTAGTAAAAATACTATTTTTACAGAAGAACCATATATAATTTTTCCCTCAGCTATCTCACATTTTATAAGAAAAATACTTGAAGAGAGTAGAATATCACCTCCTAAAGATGATACTTATCCCTTTAATCAAAGAAAAAGAGAATTTATAAGAAGATTATATTATTCTCCTCGCGGCGAACCACAGCTTATATTAAATGAACTTATGACGGTAGAAGAACAAGATATATTTAAACCCAGGTTGATGGGTGAATTAGATTTTAGAGAAACTAGCATCAATAGAATTTATGAGTTTGCAAATGGAAACTTCGCTCGTCGTATATATCCAGATATTGTACTAGAAGATTGTAAATTACTATGGTATCAACTTACTAGAATTACGCAAAGAATGCGCAAATTATATCCAATATATAGAGAAGAAGAAGTATATGCAGCAAATCAATCGCGTAGTATTATTGATTTCTTTTTACAAAATAAACTATTTAGTGAATTTGATAAAAAAAATAGTAAGATGACAAAACAAGCAAGAAGACGCTCATACTGTATCAATTCACGACTTTTTTATGAAAATAGTGGACAAGGTAATTGTGGTCTAGATGTAATTGCTCAAATTTATGAACCATATGATTATGATACAGAACGAGATAATTTTTTGCAGTTTACTGCTCCTATTTCTATTCGATTAAGAGAATTATTAACAAGAGCATATGCTAAAGCACAGAATGAAGAAGGATTTAGGATTATTGTTGGAAATGGATTTCGCAGAAATGGTGTAATACAAGATGGGAGGAGAGTTAGAACATATGGAGAATATTCACAACATATTTCATATGATGGAACCTGGCTTGGAGATAATGATATACAAATATTAATGTGGTTATTAGGAAAACTTCCTTATAAATATATTGCACCAAGTATTGAAAACCAACAAGCTATTAGCATTGAGTTTGGAAAGAATAGAACTGACTATACTATATGTAATATAGGTGGAATGCATTGGAGATTAAAGAGAGGAGGCGAGCCTCGTATTTGGGATAATGATTTACTTCATGCGGAACGTATCTTACGTTTATCAGCAAGAGATATAATATTAGAACAAGAATTACCCCCATTACCATTATCACCAGATGTAGCAGAACAACAAGAATCACCCCAGTTACCATTATCACCAGAAGCATCCGCAGCAGAATCAGCAATTGCAGCATCAGGAATACTAGGAATAGAGAGACAAGCGTCAGCAGTAGCATCTGTAATTGCAGCACCCGCAGTAGCATCTGTAGCACCTGTAATTGCAGCACCCGCAGTAGCATCTGTAATTGCAGCACCCGCAGTAGCATCTGTAGCACCTGTAATTGCAGCACCCGCAGTAGCATCTGTAATTGCAGCACCAGAAGAAGAATTTGAACTAGAAGAAGAAGCAGGAGTAGCACCGACAGTTGCTGAAGAAGGCTCTACGCAAATGGAATTTGATTTTCTCACGCAACAAATGAAAAAACTAGCCATAACCTATAGAACTGCTGAATTTGAATGTTTTACAGTAATTGAATATTTACATAAAAACCACGCTAAATCTAGCGAAAATAAATTACAAGGAGGTGGTAAAACAAGAAAAAACAAGCGTAAACAGTAAATGTTTTTTTGATCTAAAATCGTTTTACGATTACTAATCAAAAAAAGAGGCTATATACCTTCTCATTCTTCGGCACCCGCTTCACCTTAAATCCACTAAACGGCTTCTTCTCCACCTGGTCCCGTGGCCGTGCCATATGGCAGTCCTCGGCAATAACCTTATAGAGGTCAAAGCTCGGATACTTTTCATTTCCATCCGCGTCAATCAGCACATTTTCTCGTGAATCTGTCACCATCCATGTCCACATTGTATTGAATAAATCCGACCCCGTTTCGCGCATCTCAATACCCTCCTCAGAGGACATGACACGCCCGCCCTTCTTCGGCTCCATCTTATGGGGAAATACAGCCTCAAAAAGGCTCACTGCGAGTCGACACAGGTCAAATGACGGATTCGGCGTGACAATCGCCTCCTTTTTCACAGCAAACTCTCCAAAATTATACTGTGTTGCTGCATCATTTCCTGGACGGAAATCATCACTGTAGACTACCTTATCACCTAACTTGAATACAGCACGGCCGAAATCAATAATCTGGAAAATCTTTCCATAGGTCGGTACTCTCCATGTGGTTCCATCACGCTTGGCGTAGTACAAAAACTCCTTATCGGTCGATGACCAGACAATATTATTAGAGTGAAGGTCGTTGTGCGTCATCGAAAGTGTGTGCTGCATGGCACAGAGACCCGCAATCACCTGAAATAGCCAGGCTGACCAACGTGCCTCCCATTCAGGCTCTCCAGGCTCCGCACCTACGAGGCTATGATTCTCAAGAAGAGTATCCATGACACCCTCTGACCGTTCAAGGTACATGAGCATTACAGGAAAATCATTAAATTCGGCAAAGAAATGCGGGTCATCCTCTTCAGATTCTTCCTCCTCAGATTTATCCGATTCCTCAGACTGGCTGTGAAAACTCAGATTATCGGCCGTATGAATACTTCCTGTTTCACCAGGAACCGAATCCGCCTTCAAAGATTCATCCGCAGATGTCTCGGCATCCGAATCCTCTTCAGAATTTGTCGAGTCCCCGCTATCATTGATAAAGGATGGTCGCCGAGTCCAAAATGCCCTGTCTGAGTCCGTTTCAAAATCCGCCTGCACGGCAAATCGCCTTGCATCCAGCCCCCGCCAGAACCAGCGAGTATTACGAAAACTATCATACTCTTCGCTGATATTGAACATATACTTATCAGCAATGGCCGTCATGGAGCCATAATAAAAAGGAAAATGGGGGGATGCATCGAGTTCACGAAGGCGTGAGAGACTAAAGTAACTCAGTGCCTCCACATACGCCTGATTCATTGGGTCCTTCAGTTTCTCCTGAGCCCGAGCCCATCCCTTTGTGCGACTCGCATTAGCAGGCTCCATTGCAAATTCATAGCGACCCTTCATCCAACGAACGGGGTCAAGAAGATGAGTTACTTTACAATATGCCTTCTGTTTCTCAATCTGTTTTCCATTTCCGAGAGTAATCTCACAGTTACCCTTCCCCGCCTCACTGCTCTGCCCCTGCCAGCGCCACTTATGGTCGAGCCAGGCCTGGGTCTTTGAATCAAGTCCGAGAAGTGAATACGCCGGATGAGATAAACTAAGTTTCCGAAAGCCAGACATTTGTGCCATATGTTCGGCCGTTAGAGTCTGTTCTATTAGAACCACTGGCGGAGGAGGCACACTTTTCATTGCAGTGTCCCATTGTTCTACAGGCATTCTTTCTGGTCGGGGTTAAGGATTCGAGTTAATTTCTAAAACGCGGAAAATAAATATATAGAGATAATTAGGATGGCTAGTCTTGTACCATTTGGAGTAAGAATAACAGCAGCAGAAGCAGCAGCAGCAGCAGAACGAATAGCAGCAGCAGCACGAAAAGCAGCAGCAGAACGAAAAGCAGCAGCAGAACGAATAGCAGCAGCAGCACGAAAAGCAGCAGCACAAAAAAAAGCAGCAGAAGTAGCAGCACGAAAAGCAGCATCTTTACGTTGGCAACTTACTGCTGTAGGTAAAGATGGTGCTATTCGTGCTGGACTTAGGCCGCCTGCGGCGTTAGCCCCACTCCCTACTGCTCAAGCTCAAGCTGCTTATGCTGCTCAAGCTCAAGCACTACAAGCTGTATCAGGAATACATGATCATCGATATGCGAACCATCTTATTAAGCTAGTACGCCCAGGATTAAGACCTCCACGCATATCTCAAGGTTCGCGTGTATCAGGTTTTCCACCTAATGCTAGGCCTCATCCGCGTGCTGGTCCTGCTCCACTAACAGTAGGAAGACTGGCGCAACAAGTAGGTCGACAACCACGTGGAGCTAGAGGTTTTCAGTCGTTACAGCAACGACCTATACCAGGTTTAACAGCAGTAGAACGGAATGCCGCAAGAGCAGAGGAAGCAAATAGAGTTGTTGAAGATGCTTTTAATAGAGGAGTCTTTCAATTTGAGGTAGGGACGAATCAAGGACAACTATTTGTAGATATAGTTTATCGTATGCACTATGGTAGTACTACTAAAGGAATAACTGATATTTTACTACAGGATACTTGGCGAAGCGGTGCTATACAAGGAATTCAAGGAGTTGGAATGGCAGTTGAACATATTACTGCAAGAATTATAGCTGCACGTATTTTTATGGGATGTAGGCAAGTAAATTCAACTCCAGATGCCAGGAAAAGATTATTTATAATTCTGGGACGTTTATGGAATACTGGTGGTAATCTTAAATACGAATCAGAACGAATAAATAATATTCTTTCAGCATTAGATAAAATAGTTCATCAACGCCGCATATCATTTCAAGATGCATTTATTGCATATACAAAACCTAAAAGAAATGGAACTATACAAAGTGTGCCGCCAGGATTTAATGTTGAAGAATACATAGTCAGGAATAGAGACGCTATAAATGGCATAATAGAAGCACTTAGAATAGAGGCTAGAGAGAAACCTGCTGATAGAGCTCTTATTGAGTATGCAATTTGGTATCTTGAAAGACTTCGAAATGTAGCATATCCTCTTCCAGCTGGTGGAGGAATTGTAGATTTTTCAAAGTACCCAGAGGAAATAGAACAATTAATAACAGATGCATGTTTTGATGCACTTGTATATAGTGATAAAGTACCCGTCGAATCTAACTCTTCTAATAAAAAGATAACAACAGAAAAAGAAGCAGGAGTCGTTATAGATAAACTTATTAATAATATTGATAAAATATGGGAAATATTTAATACTGAGATTCTTGATAAAATTACATATAAAGAAATAAATGATATGATGACTAAAGCAAAGTTAATTACACCTGTAAATAATACAGGAAATAAACTATCAACCATAGAAAATGTAGATGGCGGATTCAGAAAAAACAAAACTCTAAATAGAAAGAAAAATATGCTAAGGAAAAGAAGTACAAGAAGAAAATTAGGAGGTGGTCCATTAAATATGGTAGGAAAAAGAGTAGGGAGTGCTGCATTAACAGCAGTAAAACAAGCAGAACGCGGTCTCTTACGGTCACAATCATTTGGCCATACTGCGCTTGGAATGGCCCCGATGGCATTTTCTACACAAGCAATGAATCCTAGACTATTACAAATTCCTGCATCTTTTAGATCGACTGTAAACGAGCGTGCGTTTCCTACGTCTAAAAATGCAAAAAAGGCCGGATTTAAGTGGAACAATATATTAAATAGTAATGCAGAAAAAACTGCGCAGGAGGTGGCTACTGGAGAAGAATGGGCAAAAAATAATCCAGGAAAGGCAAAAAAAATGAAGAATGAATATAATGCATTAATGAGGGAAAGAAGTGGTGCACAAACACATGGTAATTCAAAAATGAGTAATTTTAATGATATATTACAGAATTCAGACCCTAATATGGAAAATTATCATAAAAAATTAGGTGCTGCTGGATTAGGAGCTTTAGCATATAGCATATATGACCAGCGCCAAAAATTAAAAAATAAATCGCAAAAAAATAAAAAGACTCACGAAAATACTTTTAAGGGTGGTAGAAAATATAGAAAAGTCTATACATACAAAGTTAAAAAGCGTAGCAACTAAAAATCTCGTTTGCCGTCCCTATACAGAATGGCAGCCGCCTCCGCTATGAATGTATCCCTCCGAAAGTTCGATATGAAAAAGATTCCTCAAGACGCCGTGGCCGTTTTCATTGGTCGTCGTCGTACGGGTAAGAGTACCCTTGTTCGTGACCTGCTCTACCATCACCAGAATATGCCGCTCGGCACAGTCATCAGTGGTACAGAGGAGTCCAACAGTTTCTACGGACAAATGATTCCGCCGCTCTTCATCCATGGAGAGTTCAGTCCCGTCATTCTGGCAAATTTCTGTAAACGCCAGAAACTCGTGATGCACAAAATTCAGCAGGACCTCGCCGTTGGAAAGCAGAGCAAGATTGATCCCCGATCCTTTATGATTCTCGACGACTGTATGTACGACGACTCCTGGACACACGACAAGAATATTAAGTATCTCTTCATGAACGGTCGTTGGCTCAAGGTCTTCTTCTTGATTACGATGCAGTACCCTCTCGGTATTCAGCCGGCACTCCGAACCAATGTAGACTATGTTTTCATTCTCCGTGAGCCCTACGCCTCCAACCGCAAGCGCATCTATGATAACTACGGGTCGGCCTTTCCCTCCTTTGAATTCTTCTGTCAGGTCATGGACCAGTGTACGCAGAACTACGAGTGTCTCGTGATTGACAATACATCACAGAGCAACAAACTCGAAGACTGTATTTTCTGGTACAAGGCCGAGATGCATCCTGAGAAATTCCGTATTGGAGCACCCGAGTTCTGGCAACACAGTGAGCAGCACTATCGCGACAAGGATGAGGAGGATATTAACCAGTATGACCCGAGCGCGGCACGGAAACTCAAGGGACCTCCTATTAATATCCGCAAGATGTAGATGAAGAGCGACACAATAGCAATTTTATGTATACTTCTCTTTGCATGCGTACTGATGGGCTGGTATGCAGTTGAAGGGCGCGTCGAGGGATTTGAAGCAGGTGAAGGTCAGATGTGCGGCGTTGATAAGCCTACTTGCGTACATGGCACTCGTTGCATGAATGGATACTGTAGTTCTTACAATACTCCGATGTTACCGGCCTTTTCTACTTTACCCGTTGAGCCTTCCGATCCTGGAAATCCTGGCGGCTTTCTCCACACTGAATAGAATGGCTAAGATGATGCGTTTAGGAGTTGCGGGCTGTGCCCTTGTTATCTTATTTGCGGTACTCATGTTCATGCCTATGCTACGCAGCATGTTCCCCGGCCTTGTACAGGGCTTTTCCAACTACGATTGCAAGCGCGAGACGCAGTGTCCCGAGGGAACCTTCTGCCAGAGCGACCAGTGCATCCCCATTGTGACGCGTGAAATGACGAGTTCTGCAGGTGCGACTGGTTATTACGCGTAAATATCTGTTCTATGTTTTTTCAAAAAACTGTAAACAGACTAGTCCTTCTTGTCATCCTTCTCCTCCTTCTTCTCCTTCCTGCGCTCCATGGCGAGGTCAGCGGGGCCACTGAACATGCTCGCATAGGAGCCGACACCCGCTGTGAAAGGAGAGGCATCCGCGGCCTCAGGCTCAGGCCGCTCCACCTGTAGTTGCTGACCCGCCATGCCCTTCACGCCCTTCTTGCGCTGCTCTGAGTAAAAGGTATCACGAGCATTCTCATTCTCCTTGTACTTCTTCATGAGCGTATTGAGCTGGTCCTCCGCATACTCCTGCTCAGCGACCGCATTGGGATTCGGGTCCCACGGCAGCCACTTGCCAACTTCACCCACAAAGACATTGTGAATCGTGTCATTGCGCTGGAGCTTCTTGGAGCGGGCAACGGCCTCACCTTGAGTTCCATAGACTCCGCGTATCTTGAGACCACGCACGGATGTCCTGAAGTTGTTCTTTGCATAGAACTCCTCCTCCAGACGGCTGCCATTCTTATAGAGAAAGTCCTCATAGGCCTCCTGGATTGTCGTCTCCTGAATCTCCTTCTGGTTCTTGCGCACATAGCCCTCAAGGTCAGCAAGCACCGTCTCCATCTTTACCTGGCTTGTACGGCAAATGAGTGCAACACCCGAGAGATCGGTCTTCTCCGCCTTAACCGCCTCCTCCTCGAGCTTTGAGTTCACGGAGCGAACCGTGTCAGCAAGAAAGGCCTCGAGCTTCTTTGTCTTGTACTGAATCTCAAAGTCCTTTACAAAAGACGAAAAGAGAAATGAATCCTTACTTGCCAGAACCTTCTCCGGACTCAGGAAACTCAGCAGACAGAACTTCTGGCCAGGAATCTCCTGGTCCTCCTCAAGAAAGTCCTCCTTCTCCGTATAGTTCACCTCCTTTGACATTCTAAGGGCTTACTGGTATATTTCTTTAGGGGGTTTCCACGCAGCCGGCTGCGCCCAAAAATTTTCTCACTAACCAATATAAATAATGGATCTCGCTGAAGTTCTCAATCGCGCCATCAAGTATCTCATTGAGGGTATCGCCGTCGGTCTCGCGGCCGTGCTCGTTCCCCGGAAGGGCATTGACTTCCAGGAGGTCGTCGCCATCGCCATCGTCGCCGCGGCCGTTTTCGCCGTGCTCGACCTCGTCTCCCCTTCCATCGGCGTGACGGCTCGCCAGGGTGCTGGCTTCGGCATTGGTGCGAACCTCGTAGGCTTCCCGCGGTAAGCGCAGCGACCCTTCAGGGTAAGCTTACGAAGTAAGAGCATAGACCAAGCAATAAGACTATCAACAAATCTACTATTTTTCTATGCCATAGATAAATAGTAAATGCGTATGTCAACAACAACTCTTGCACTTATCGTGCTGATGTGTACACTTCTCTTTGGAGGAGTAATCGTATCGCGTTCATATTTTGAAGGATTTGAGGTGGATGCGAGTGGAAATCAGATTCCGAGCCCCAATACCCCGACAAATCAACCGCCTGTTCAAGTATCCGCGAAGCCTATCTCGGACATTATGGTACCCTCTATGCAAATGCCAATGCAGAATTATGGAATGACAGGAGTTGGAATGGCAAGCCCAATGCAGAATTATGGAATGACAGGAGTTGGAATGGCAAGCCCAATGCAGAATTATGGAACGACACCCCCAATGTCTTTACCAATTGATGCACAAATTCTCCTGCCAATTCAGTCACCTACATTCAATCGTTACCGTGCAGCTTCTGCCATGCAACTCCAAGGGGCCCCCTACGGCCAAATGGGCCAAATGGCACCAATGGCGCAAATAGGCCCAATGGTTCCTAATTTGTCACCTGAAGCAATGAATCAACAAGCGATGCTTTTAGATAAATCCAATCAGGCCGCCGCAATGGGTGATATGGCTGCGGCAGCATCTCTCAAACAGGCCGCCTCACAAATTGGTAGGGGTTAAGTAGAATGCGTCTTTCCAATACAGCGCTTATCCTTGTGATTTTTGCCTCTGCCATCCTTCTCTCTGTTATAAGCCCACTGCGTGAATTCTTCACATCTCCTGGAACCATGGTGCAGCTGACAACGAGTCATGTACCCAATGCGGAAGATTACAATTACTACAATAATGTCTACCCGAAGATGGTGCGCCGTGAAATTGCCGATATGACAGGCGAGGACCCTGGTCAACTCCGTCCCTGGGTCTTTCCGTATGCCGGCGGATATTACTTAAATTGAGCGGATAAAGCCCCAATTTAAATCTTCACAAATCTTCTGCCAGATTTTATCCTGAGTATAGAGTTTGTCCCGATTTTTCAGTAAAGGAAAATTCGGGAGATAGTCATCCAGTTCGAGCAGTTCACAGAATTTATACAGAACATAGGAATACGAAAGGAAGTTGCTGCGTCCCTTAGGGCAGTGCTTCTGGAAATGCGGCTGAATCTCCTTGAACATATACCGAAGTTTCTCCTCAATCTCACGATTCATCACAGGGGCATTTTTGCCATTGAGACGATTTGTAATGTGGGGTACATGCTCGTAGTATTTATTCGCCTTGATTTTCTTCAGAATCTCGCGAATCTTCGCCGGCTTCAGACCCTCAAGTTGTGTAATACGCTCCTTCTTGAGTTCCAGTAAAATCTGGTCATAGATCTCCTGAGGAATATCGGTGCACTCCTTGGCCTGGAACTGTGCGAGCCATTCATTAAAATGATTAATACGCTTGTATGCATAATAACTCACTTCACGCGGTGGATCCTTGTAACTCGGTTTATCACTGTCCATAAGCACAAACTCCTGGTGACCACAGATTGCACAACTAAACATGGCCTCATTGGCACTGAAAATCATTTCGGATGAGCACTCATCACAGAGTCCAAAGCCACTCTCCGCCTCGACGGATGTATTTCTCGCATGACCAGGATCCACCTTCTGGAGATATTTATCGAGGAGTTTATCTCGTTGTAAATTCTCACCCTTCATCTCCTTTTTCAGATCCGTTGTGACCTCGCTGCTCTCGCCCGCCGCATCGTGAAGGGCCGCGAGGACACTCCCCGGCTTCACATAATTCCTGGTTTTCTGAAGACTCTCTACTCCATTCTGAATCTTCTCCTGGATATCGTAATACTTGTAGAGTATATCACCCGTCTCCAAAAAATAATTTAGTAAATCATCCTCCTTATCAATTGAATCAATCTCACGCTTCACTTCTCGCAGGCGATTCTCCTTCAAGTTCCTTTCAATAATGTTTTCACATACCTCTATTTCTTGGGTTAACTGTTTTTCCTGTGCCTTTAGTGAGTCGACTCCCTGTTTCTGTTCAAGAAGCTGGGACATTTTCACCTGGTGAATTGCATCCAGCGTAGTACGAGCCTCCGGATTAGACCGCTTTGTTGGCCTTATCTTGAAGTAGGGTTCACCCATACTAAATTCTATTGAGTTTTCCTGAATCCGTTTAGGCATTCCAGAAGACTTTTTTCTCTTGCGCCAAAATTTTTTTCTAAGTGAAGGTTATAAACTAAAATGACTGGAGGGGGCCTCATGCAGCTTGTAGCGTATGGTGCACAGGACGTCTATCTCACGGGTAATCCCCAGATCACCTTCTTTAAGGTGGTCTACCGCCGCCACACGAACTTTGCGATGGAGGCCATCGAGAACCCGTGGAACGGCGCGCCGAACTTCGGCAAGCAGGTCACCTGCACGATCCAGCGCAACGGTGACTTAATCTACCGTATGTACCTCCAGGCCACGCTCCCCAGCGTGTCCCTCCTGGCCTCTGACGGCTCAGGCGCGCAGTTCCGTTGGCTCAACTGGGTTGGCCACAACCTCATCGACTGGGTCGAGCTCCAGATCGGCGGCCAGCGCATCGACAAGCACTATGGCCAGTGGCTGCACATCTGGAATGAGCTCACGCAGGAGCCGGGCAAGCAGGCTGGCTACGCCAAGATGGTGGGCAACATCCCGCAGCTCACGAACCTGCTGGTTCAGGGCGGCGAGTCTTGCGACAACTACTGCTCAGGTGGCGAGCCGAACTCCTCCAACGAGGTCCTCAACTGCTCCCCTGAGTACACGCTGTATGTACCGCTGCAGTTCTGGTTCTGCCGCAACCCTGGCCTGGCGCTCCCGCTCATCGCGCTCCAGTACCACGAGGTCCGCATCAACCTCCAGTTTAACGACCTCACGAACCTCTGCTGGGCGTACACGCCCCAGGCGTCTAGCTCAACGGCGATCCAGACCCGTGTTGGCAATGCCGGCCTCGTCGCGTGCTCGCTGTATGTTGACTACATCTACCTCGACACGGATGAGCGCCGCAAGTTCGCGCAGGTGTCCCACGAGTACCTGATCGAGGTTCTGCAGTTCACGGGCGGTGAGTCCATCACGTCCAGCTCCAACAAGCTGAAGCTGAACTTCAACCACCCGTGCAAGGAGCTCATCTGGGTGGTCCAGCGCGACTCCTTCACGAGCTGCGACACGAACGTCATCAACCCGTGGAAGGGCCAGCAGCCGTTCAACTTCTCTGACTGGTGGGACCGGTCAGTCCTGGAGTCTGGCTACTCCGTCACGCGCGTTGAGGGCATGGCCGGCGGCAACCCGTGCGTCACGGCGCTCATCCAGCTCAACGGCCACGACCGATTCCAGGTGCGTGAGGGCCGCTATTTCAACGAGGTCCAGCCGTACCAGCACCACACCAACATCCCGTCTGTTGGCATCAACGTCTACTCCTTCGCCCTCCAGCCGGAGCAGCACCAGCCGAGCGGCACGTGCAACTTATCACGCATTGATAACACGACGCTGCTCCTCACGGTCTCCAATAACGCCGTCGGCACGGCCACGAGCTCCACGGTCTATGTCTATGCGACGAACTACAACGTTCTCCGCGTGATGAGCGGAATGGGTGGTTTAGGTTATTCGAACTGATGACATTAATCATGTCATGTTTGAAAAAACTTTGGCTGCTAAGAGTACTTCAAAAAAGGAAGTGCTAGTTTGATAACACTTGTTTCTAAGAGAAACATGGAGCAACACCATCAAATTGCGGGAAACTCCTGCTAGGTTATGACTACCGCCCTGGAACCGAAAGGTCAGTCCAGTGGCACCAAGGGGAAACTCGTGGGTAGGGTAAGAAGGTCATAAATAGGGACAATCCGCAGCCAAGTTCTAAGGTCAGTGAGTGACTAAGAATGCAGTTCAGAGACTCAATGTTGGTGGACCGAAAGGTCTAAGATAGAGTCCGTCCCCACAGAAATGTGGTTTACCAGAGGATCTCAATACACTTGTTATCGTGTATAGGGGGAGAGTTGGTAGAGTTCCTGTGCCAAAAGGCAAGGAATGGAAGGCATGCTCGCCTACTCCAACTAGACGCAAAGTCATTTGTGTTTGGTTTTTTTATACTCTGCAAAATTGAATAGCCGCCGGTTGGGTGGTAAGTCTAAAAGTTATTTGTGATACTCCGGTAGAATGTCACATATACCTTGTACTCATTGTTCTAAAACATACGAACCCTTCAAAACAGTTCATGGAAAAGTTAGTAAACTATGCCCACACTGTCGTGAAACTCAACAACGAGCGGATGAAAAACGAAAAAATCGTGTGCGAAACTATCAAGCCGAAGCAAAACGAAATCTAGATACAGCATGGAGTACATTTCTTAAAAAATCAGTTGAGCGGCGTGAAAAAGAGAATAGCCTTACTAAAGAGGAGTTTCTTCAATATATTCAGACTCCTTGTTACTATTGTAATTATTATGATGAAAATGAAATAAATGGTATAGACCGCATAGATAACTCAAATGGATATTCAAAAAAGAATTGTGTAACTGCATGTAAAACATGTAATCGAATGAAACATATCTTTCATCCAGTTTTCTTTATCGAGAAGGCAAAACTAATTATGAAGTTTGCGGATAAAATACTAACCGATTCTGAACGAGATGCCTTTTATCTAAAATGGAAAGAATATGTACATAAATCACCAGTACCTTATATTTATGTAAAACGCAATACAGAAGAGAAGCGAGAAATACCTTACCAGATAACAAAAGAGGAATATGAAGAACTTATTTATAAGCCCTGTTATCTATGTGGATTCAAATGCCGCGCTGGAAATGGCCTTGACCGAGTTGATAATACAAAACGAGAATATACTTATGATAATGTACAACCATGCTGTTCAACTTGTAATATGATGAAAGCTCTCTTTACAAAAGAGGAGTTTCTACAGAAAATAAAAGAGATATCAGCATTCAGGATAGAGTATCCAATTGAATGGTTAACAATTCCTCGCCATGGATTTCAAATGGGTGGAGCAAAAACAGAAAGTCTTGCAGAGCCTGAAAAAGAAAAACAATGGCGTGCAAAAACAATTTATAAAGCTATTCGGTCAGGAACAACGGTAGAGTTTATAGAACATATAAAACAAGCAGGTCTTGAAGAGAAATGGAAACTAGTTGAAACAGATGCCGGTGAAAAAACATTTGAAGATATGGAAGCATCGCTAAAAAAACTTGTTACAGAAATTCGTTATAAACGTAATGGGCGATAATCACTTCTTTGAAGCAATAATACCTCCAAGTACCATACAGCCAAATACAATCGCTGCCAAAACAAACACAATATACCATTTTGTGGATAGGGGCGAAAATTCAGGAGGTGGAGGTGGAACCGGATTCTGTGAAGTTTTACGACAAATTGGACAGAATGGAAAATCTAGATTACTGACCGTATGTTTTTCGCGTATCCATTGCTTCCAACAGGTCGGATGCACATGAAAATGACAACCGCATGTGATATACTTACTACTCTCTACAAGAGCTGTGCCACTTTCATGAGTGACTTCAAGGCAGACAAAACATTCATTATCAGGAGTCACTGCAGTGAGTTCTGTTAGTGAAGTTGTAGAGGTCGATGGCTTCATTAAATATAAATACAAAAAATACTTTATACTCGATTTTACGCGGTAATCGCCTTTCGCCTACGAAGAATAGGGCCCTGAATTTCCGTTGGAATATCCATCTCTTCGCCGCTCATCCAGCTCGCAACCTTAGTAAGACTAGCTACAACTCCAAACAAGAAGGCCACGAGCATCGCCTTATACATACCCTGTGAATGGAGCATGAGGCCCATTAGAACCTGACAGAAACTACTATCCATGACAACAAGACTCTGTACGAAACCCCAGGCACCCTTTGGCGCACAGAAACACATATAGACATGAGTCGACGACCATGCCACAAATCCAATTCCTACTGCGGTCAGAAGACCCCAGCCCCCAATCTGCTTGCATATACTGGAACAACACTCCTTGGATGGCATGAACACTTTGACAGTAGTCCGGTCAGCCTTATGCCTCAAATTTTTCCCAGCGCTCATGTAGGATGGATATATCAAACACAACAGATTCAGAAGATCTGGTATTTATTGGCACCGCGGCCCTGTTCGTAGAACTTATCACTCTTTTTCTTGTTAAATATGCCGGATCCAAACCCACAGTGGGTACTATGGCACTTAATGATTGGTATGAACGCTTTGGCATTTTTGCGGTGGGTGCAGATGTTCTGAGTCTGATGATTGGTGTGGTGGCCGCTCGTTTCCTCTACACCTATTTCTTCAAGTCTGTAATGGACTGGTCCCCGCTCTATTTTATGCTCTGTGTAGTGCTATTCCAGCTTTTCCATGACCTCTTCTTCTATTTTACGACCATCAAGAATCTTCCTCGCGGCTACAATGAAATGATTGATGTCTTCCAGGATTACGCCAAAGAAAACGGCGCGAAGATTCTCGTTGCGGATGCACTTATGCTAATTGCCACGGCAGGAGCTGCAATGTATCTGAAGTCGGTCCCGCTCCATTTTGTACTGATAGGTCTACTTGGTATACTCTATGCACTCTGTTTTATCCTCTTTACGGCTCCTACACCGACCGTGGCCCAGGCCTATCAGGCATCTACACCGATTTCTAAGGCACCACAGGGCCAAGAGGCGCAGCCCTCGCCGAAACAGAATTTCCAGGAGGATCGTCGACAGGGACTCCTAGACCCTGGAAGTTTTGATCCTCGACAACTACACACTCCATTTGATTCCAATACATTTTAAAATATACGTAGTATTTATAAATGCCCCTGCTTGATATTATTCATCCAGATGATAACGATGGAGAAACTTTACAGTTTAAAACAAACGCAGGAGATATGGGATTTGAATTTAAGGTCAGTGGAGAAAATGTTCAATTTGATGCGGATAATAATATGTATACATTTATGCCTTCTGGAATAACTGTTAGTTTAAGTCCTAATGATGGATTAAATGGTGTACATGTTAGTATTCCAGGTAATATTCCAGGTGAACCACTAGCTAATTTTGTAGAGCGCTGGGAGGATGATGCTGTGGGAGATAGAATAGTAGCTGTTCTTAATCAATTAAGAGATCATCCTATACATGCAAATAACAATGGAAATGGAAATAATAATGCACCTGGAAATAATGCACCTGGAAATAATGCACATGCACCTATTAATTTAGACAACATTAGTAATGAAAATATGGATGGAGGCAGATATAAAAAACGTAAGTCTCGTAAGTCTCGTAAGTCTCGTAAGGCACGTAAAGGGCGTAAGGCTCGTAAAACACACCGCAAATATTAATCAAATACCACCGAAGCCTCTGAGTTCTCTAATAAAACTCCGAGCGCGGCTTCGCGCCGCTCCAACGCTCCACCACGCTGTTTCTTCGACACATGCTTCCAATGCCATTCAAATGATAATGCATCATGTTTGTTAAACGGTCCTACATAGCAGTGCCGACGCCATGTCTCTCCAGCCGCCACTTTTGCTCGTGTAGCCCTCGCACCACCTGACAGTTCCCCCTTATGTTGACGCAACCGGCGATCTACATCGACAGTTGCACCAATATATGTCGCTCCACCTGAAGACACTAGGCAATAACAGTACCACGGTGCCTCCATTCTACACTACTCTAGGCATTTCTCTTTAGAAGTGCCACGCCATTTCTCTCCGCATTGTGAAAGACCAGAGTGAATCCATTTTTCTGTGCATGTTCGAGCACTTTATCCGTCTTCATCGTATCTGTGTCATCTAGAAAGAGATACTTCGGATTTAACTTACACGCCTCCTGATAATCGGAGAATCCACAATATTCTCCACCATCGAGAATCACTAGATCCATTGTCTGTCCCACCTGAACATGTGGAACCTCCGCAAAGGCCCTCTTATCTGATTCATACCAGAGGTCATAGTGCGGTTTATTCTTCAGAAAAGTCGGGTGTGCATGAATCTCTTCATCGGACATCAGGCTCGTAGCAATGCGCCCATTTACAAAATCAACCATTTCACGCCCAGGCCTCGTAGCCCAATTCTCCTTTGCACACTGGAGATTTTCGCCATTTGTCTCGAGTGAGAGAATTTTCACAGGTGCGTACTCGGGGCGGCTGAGTGCACCGAGTACACAACAGAGAGTCGTTCCAAGACCATTCCAGCAGCCAATATCGAGAATCGTTTTGATGCTCATATCATGCTGAATGAGACCCATGAGAATACGCCCAGCCACCGTATCTGAGTGAATCTGACCAAGCGTCGCCTTCATAGTTGGACGAGAGGGTTTAGTTTCAAAGAAACCCCGCGATACCATAAATTCATGGTGATACTGCGGATTGATAATATGAACTAGATTATCCGATTCACTTCGGATAAGATATCCGTTAGAATCCGTATACTTGTCATAGATATCAAAAAACCCGTAGCCATATGACCGACAGTTAATTGCAATGCATTCATTAAAATAGCGGGCGTAGTTCTTTCGGTCCTTATTTGTTCCGAGAAATGGATACTCAGGATTATTCCACACAGTGGAATCGACTTCAATCGGCGGAATTACATTGTAGACATAGACATTGAGATTCTTAATCTGCGAGACAATGTCCCGAAGTCCCTCAAAATAGGAATCGACAATATTCTTAATAACTGTTTTGTACGGCATCATCTCCTTAGAGACATACTTATGAACATGACAGCGACAATCAATCTCTCCAAAAGAGAAAATAACTGTATCTCCTTCGACCACAGGAAAAGTGCGCAGGTCAAGGCGAGCAAGTCGATCACGACCAATTGAAAACGCGAGAGTAGGCCCAATACTATTCCGATTTACATATGCTAGTTTATCAAATGGGTGAACAGAATGGCTGTCGCCAAATGTAAAAATTGTCATCTAGCCTATTTACTATAAGTGTCTTTAACCGTGTTGAAAAAAAAAATTTGAATGGGTTGCGCCGCAGTATATATATAGTAGAAAAAAAATGGCCCCCATCTCTGCAGATACTCTCATCATTGGAACTCTGTATATCAAGGTTCATAAGAAGAACGGGCATTGCTTTCCTGCGAGAAAGTTTCTTGGAATGAGTGAATTTGGATATGCGCTATTTGAGATGAGTAGCGAGAGCTATAGGAGTGAAAGTCCCGAACTCTGGGACTTCTATGCGCCCGAAGATTCTCTCATACCAACTCCCGTGTATCCGCCCGATGATTGGGTAGAGGGCGCAGATGGATATCACGCACCTACAAAGCCTCACGAAGAGACTCCAGTACACTGAAGATAGTGCATCCTACAGAGTGGCTCATAAATCTCCTCCCCTCCAATCTCCACTTGGTCATCCTTTGACTTTTTTTCGCTGTGAGTGAAGAGTGCAGCCACAGGAGTTTGACAACGCTTACAGAAGGCGTGGCGCTTTTCTACACTGTCGCAGTAGGGAATTAGTTCCAGAAGTTCACCGAACGGCTGCCGCTTCGTATCGCCATCGAGTCCAACGCAGATGACATCCTTCTTATCCTTTTCAACTGCATTTATGACAAACTCCTTGAGTCCAGTAAAGAATTGCGCCTCCTCGATAATTATTAAGCGCGCATCGATATAGGCAAGTGTAGTTAGAACAGTATCGAGATAACGCACTGCAAGCGCAGGATGTCTCTCCTTGTCATGACTTACAATTTCAGGTTTCTCACTGTAACGAGTATCGCTACTGTGAGTAATCACAAAGATGGGCCAGCCAATCGCAGAATACTTACGAATAGTGCCGAGAAGCTCAGACGACTTTCCTGCAAACATGGGACCGAGGATAATTCTGAGACTCATTGTATAGTGTATACTTTCTTACAGGGGGCACTTCAAATTTAACATCCTTGTCTATCAAGTGGAATCACATCAAAATAGGTCATTCCATACTGAGTGCCCTTGGGAGGAACAGTGATGCGTACAAAGGCCCATTCACGGCCAAAGGAGGGAACAAAGACCTTTGAATGACTAATGAACCAGTCAGGAATATCAAGATTACTGTAGAGAATCTTAATTGCATCCACTCCTGACATATCCCATGGATAGCAGCCACCTGCATTAATTGTAATGACACCTCCAGCAGGCATCCAGCCAAGTAACTTCTCAAAAAGACTCGTCCACATTGGGTCATTCATATCAGGATCGACTAGGTCTACATAGATACAATCGTAGACACGCGGCTCCTCGAGAATCTTGAAAATATCACTGTGCTCCACTGTCAGGCGCGGGTCATCAAAGACATTTCCTCCAAGAAACACAGTCGTCCAACGCGGCTCCTTCTCACGAAAATGTGTAACGAGTTCGGTATCCCAGTCAATCATCGTTACATGTGCATCCGTGCGCTCTCCAAGACGCGCTAGAACAGCCCGTGCCGTTGCACCTTCGCCCCCTCCAAGAATACAGATGCGCGACTTTGTGTTAAGACATTCATGAACTCCTGAGACAAGATTCATATGGTAGAGATGTTCATCCGCTACAGATGATTGTAGAACACCATTCACAAAGAGGGTCCGTCCAAAAAGAACTGTATTCAGAATATCAATCTTTTGTTTGGCCGTCTGAAAACTTAGGGAACCCTCAGGATAATAGCGCAAAATCCGGATGAACTCACCATCACGCTCCTCAAACTCTTTGATTTCAGACATTTCTATGTCTATATCAAATAGTTTCTTTAAGGCGCAGCAACCGCGGGCTCATCAGCCACTTCAGCCTTCACATCCTCTACAGTCGCAGCAGGCTTAGCAGCATCAAACTCGGCAAGTACCTTTGAACCAGCATCAACCTCCTCCAGAGTCTTACCACCCGTCTCACGCACAAAAAGTGCCGTCATCAGATTTCCAGCAAGACTTACGCCCGCACAAACAGCCATAATCGCCATAGCTCCAGCCGCCGCCTCATTCTGCGCCGTCTGTGAAGAGCTACTCGAAACTGTACTACAATCATTTGCTGTGGGTGCCGAATTGCAGTATCCGTACCACATGGACAGGAGACCATAAGAACCCGCTGTGGCACCCAGTTTACCCATTGCCGCGCTAATACCGTGTCCAGTTGTGCGCATGCGAGTAGGAAACACTTCTACAGGCATGAGGAAGGTGGTACTATTCGGACCAAAATTCGCAAAGAAATAGGTGAGTCCATAGACAATTACAAATCCAGCACCACCAGCAGAAAGACGAAGGTCGCTATTATAGGCGCCTGATAGAATAGCAAAGCAGATTGCCGACATCAGGAATCCCATATGTGTCATCCAATAGCGCCCCATCCGCTCAATCAGGCCAATAGCAAACCAATAGCCAGGCAGAGCAATTAGCATAATGTAGACGGTGCTCAGTAAGGAGAGCCGTAACTTATCAATTGAATTAACGCCTGTCGTATTTGAAACGGCACCATTTACGAAACTTGTGTTCATCAGACTTTGGCCGTAGAAAGTGACATCAATCAGGAACCAGGTAGATGCAGTACCTACAAGCACAAAGGCATATTCACGCAGGCACTTTAGAGTTATCCAGATATCAAGAACTGCGAGCTTCTTATGCGCCTCCTTGTCAACAACGACTAATGTCTCACCGTCTACACCAAGTTCCTTCTTCTTTACCTCATTGTAAATCTTACTCTCAACAATGGCCAAGCGGAAGTAGATTGTCAGAAGATTCAGCACACAACCGAAGGCAAGGGCAAAACGCCAGGTTCCATCGGCAACCCAGGGACCACCATAGTAGCGCAGAGTTGAGATAGTACTAAAGTTGACAATTGCCGCAGTGAGTTTACCCCAGCCCTGCATGCTGAAAATCGAGAGGACTGACATTCCACGCAGAGCAGATGTCGCGGCTTCACTCGTAATTGTAGAGGCCAATGGGTATTCACCACCTACACCAAATCCAAGGATACCGCGCCAGATAGCCAGTTGGATATACACATCATTCATGGATGATGTGGGTTGGAATGTATTTGCAGACCATAGACCCCACTGCGTCGTTGTCGCCGGCACAGTTTGACCTGCTGACGAGGTTGCTGAGCCCAGTGCACCGAGAATAATCAGGGCGGAGGTAAGAACGAAGTTCCACTTGCGACCCAGGAGGTCACCCATGAAACCAAAGAAGAGTTGGCCTAGGATAGAGCCGATTAAAGCAGCGTTATTCACACTGTTCTTTAATGCGACTGTCTGAACTTGATAGCGAGGAATTACTTCGGTATCAAAAGCAGAATTTGTCACTAGACTACATACGGAATTGTCCCATGTGTACTGAAGGCACTTATTATCCTTTGTTGCACAGATAAAGTTCGCGTAACCTGCAGTTCCTGTCATGGTTTGGAATGCGGGATTTGAAATATTGTAAGCAGAGCCGAAAACGGCGTAGGCGTTCGGAGAGCAAGCAGGGTCGACCGAGAATGAGTAGGCCACCTTGTTCACTGGCGCGAGGTTCTTCAGGATGTTTGTGACACCATCCGTAATAAAAAGATCATAGGAGTCAGCGAAAAATCCACTGCCAGCGATAAATGTCCGAAACAACCAGGAAGCGAGCATTATACTTAGTAGGGCGGAGTTAACCTTTAGACATCAGCATCCACCATCTCCTTTACTAATGACGCAAATGTTGCCTCTCGAGTCCATCCAAGCTCCTTCTCAGCACGGCTCGGGTCACCAATGAGTGTATGCAGCTCATTTGGACGAAAAAGAGAAGGATTAATCTTCACACGAATATCTCCTGTGAGGCCATCATATCCCTTCTCATCGACACCCTCGCCGCGCCACACAATCTGGATTCCAATGTGGCTAAAGGCAATCTCTAGGAATTCGCGAACGCTGTGCTGCTCACCTGTGGCCAGTACCCAATCATCAGGTGTATCGTGTTGTAAAATACGCCACATACCCTCTACATAATCGCGTGCATGCCCCCAATCACGCTTAGCATCTAGATTGCCGAGTTCAACACAGGTCTCTTCGCCGCGCTTAATCTTTCCAACGGCTATTGTAATCTTGCGCGTCACAAAATCGGCTCCGCGACGAGGCGATTCATGATTGAAGAGAATTCCATTACATGCATATAGACCATACCCGCTACGGTAATTGCGCACAGACCAATACGCAAAGAGTTTTGCTACAGCGTACGGCGAGCACGGCTCAAATCCTGTCGTTTCAGAGAGAACCGTCACGCCATTTCCAATACGATTACCATAGAGTTCACTTGTACTCGCCTGATAAAAGCGAATACGCTCCTTGATAGGGGAGCGACGCGCACACTCTAGAAAACGCAGGACGCCCAGAGCATCTACATCAGCAGTGTATTCAGGAATGTCAAAAGAGTGACGAACATGACTCTGTGCAGCAAGATTATAAATCTCAACACGCTCAAAGTTTAGTCCAGCAAACTCTTCAAAGATAGTCTGAATACTGTATGTATCACGAAGGTCGCCTCGCTTCACCTTAAAGGCAGGATTCTTGAGAATATGATTGATACGCTCAAAAAAATGGTTGGAGGAGGTGCGCATCATCCCCCACACCTCATAGTCCTTGGAAAGAAGTAACTCGGCAAGATAAGAACCATCTTGTCCAGTGACCCCTGTAATTAGAGCTAACTTTACCATTGTGCTTTTTTAGATTTAGTTGTTTAGACCTCAGATAGAATCATTGAGATCAAGTGCATCAAAACTATCTCCTGAATGGCGCGGGGTTAGGGGAGGTGTATTTGTCGCCTTTTCTACATAGCGAATCTGTAGACGAGCCGAACTTTCCTTTACAAGAGGATTCTCACGAACAACTGGTGTAGACTCTTCAATGCGCTTGAGCTTCAGCTTGTAACTCTTATAGAGATGAGCAAGCCCTACAAGGGTACCTACAAACGCGACAGTAGAGCCGACGCCGATTCCAATATAGCCATTCTGTCCAATTGGGTCTGTGGTTGTCGGTGGGGGTTGATTATAGAAGGCGTGCGTGATATTCAGATAGGATGTATTTGTTGTAGTGCCTGTTGCAGTTGAAGTTGGAGAGGTCGTTGAGCTTAGAGTGGGACGAGCCGTTCCAGAAGTGGATGCTGTAGGTGAGAGAGTTGCGCTGCTTGATGAACTTGCGCTTGGACTCAGTGTTGACATGGGTGAAACGGAAGGAGGCGCAGTGGATGTAGGGGTGGTAGTTGCTGCACTTGAGGTACTTGCAGATGCAGATGCACTTGATGATCCGGTTGCAGTAGAAGTGGCTGTGGCACTTGAGGATGCAGTTGCGGTTGCACTTGTGGTTGATGTGGCTGTTGCGGTTGATGTGGCTGTTGCGGTTGATGTGGCTGTTGCGGTTGATGTGGCTGTTGCGGTTGATGTTGTGGTTGCTGTTGTGGTTGCTGTTGTGGTTGCTGTAGGTGTTGAGGTTGCAGTTGCTGTAGGTGTTGAGGTTGCAGTTGCTGTTGATGTACTTTTGCTAGTTAGAGTTACTGCTGCACTACTTGAGGGAAGAGCCGATGTAGAGGCTAGTGCACTACTTGAGGGGAGGGTCGAAGCAGAGGCTACTGCACTATTTGAGGGGAGGGTCGAAGCAGAGGGAAGAGCCGAAGTAGAGGCTACTGCACTAGTTGAGGGGAGGGTCGAGGCAGAGGTGACTGCACTACTTGAGGGAAGAGCTGAAGCAGAGGCTAATGCACTAGTTGAGGGAAGAGCCGAAGTAGAGGCTACTGCACTACTTGAGGGAAGAGCTGAAGTAGAGGCTACTGCACTACTTGAGGGAAGAGCTGAAGTAGAGGCTACTGCACTATTTGAGGGGAGGGTCGAAGTAGAGGCTACTGCACTACTTGAGGGAAGAGCTGAAGTAGAGGCTACTGCACTACTTGAGGGAAGAGCCGAAGTAGAGGCTACTGCACTACTTGAGGGAAGAGCCGAAGTAGAGGCTACTGCACTACTTGAGGGAAGAGCCGACACAGAGGGATTTACTGATACAGATACAAATGCAGTAGCAGAAGGACTTGCCGTTGCGCTTGTGCTTACTGTAGCCGCAGGACTCTCAGAAGGCCATGAACTGCTTGTAGCCGCAGGACTCTCAGAAGGCCATGAACTGCTTGTAGCCGCAGGACTCTCAGAAGGCCATGAACTGCTTGTAGCCGCAGGACTATATGAAGGCCATGAACTGCGTGTAGGATTAATTGATACAGATACATGCGCGCTGGCCGATGGAGAGGCAGAGGCGGAAGAACTAGGAGATGCACTTGTACTTAGCGTAGGAATCGCAGTAAACGAGGTAAACGCCGAAGAAGACGGAAAGGGTGATACTGTTGCGGATGCTGAGCCTGAGCCTGAACCTGAAGCGGATGCTGACGCAGAAGCCGATGCAGATGCTGAATTACTTTGACAATCTACGCTGCCAAGAATGAGTGCCCCAATGATAAAGAGGAGATTCATTTGATGTATTTTTCTTTATAACTTTAAACAACCCAACGCCACTTCAAATTTAGAAGTTGTGTTCAATAAGTTCCTCGCAGACATTTTTGTAGGAACGACCTCCACGAACCCACGCTTCAGGCTGAAGTCCTAGGCAGAGACTCATACAGAAAAAGGAACTATCTACAAGAAGACACTTCTCTGCCCGCTTCATAATGTCGCAGTACTCAAGAATAGGTCGCCCAACCCAGCGTTCTGCGGTGGCCCACCACTTGTGTCCCTCTGGATATAGATTCTCACTGGGACAGATGATAAGCATACTCTCAGGATCCACTTGAATAGGTGCCCGTGCGTCCGATGCCTTCGCATGAACAAAGAGATACGGCTCACCAATAGTCTCTGTTACATTGGAGTAAATATGCGACCAGGACTTCAGAATCTCATCCTTGAGTTCCATGTCCTTGTAGAAACAGTAGGGAAAGTTTGCCACATTTCCACGGCCGTGATAGCCGAGCATACACACGCGGTCAAACCCCTTCACAGCCTCCATGAGCACATCTTCACGACCTCCAAATGCAGGAGAGATATCAGAATCTTCATTGATTTCATGAAAGGTCACAGACGGTTCGTCGGCATAGAGTGCCTGCACATTCTTAAGATTCTGCTTTTTAACAACAAGACGAACCTCATCATAGCAACTCGCCATGTAACGAACCGCTCCATTTATAAAAAAGTGGTCGCCAAGTCCCTGGTGACCGCAGATAAAGACACGCTTTCCAGCGTATCCCTTCTGCTCCTTAAGAACACTTCCAGTGTTCACATTGAGTGTGCGCTTGATGCGAAAGCGGCGCTCATTTACATGGTTAATCTCCTTCATAAGATTGTACTCGCGCATCGGGTCCGCAAAAATAGTTGGTGAATGAAGTTCATCTTGAATGACCCACATAATGCGATTCACTTCAAGAAGTTTGGAATAGTGGTATTGGACCGTGTGCAGACGGTGAGAGACAATCGCCTTTAAGGAATTATACTCAAGCTCGACATCGGCGCGACGCTTAGCATCCTTGATAAATTCCATCTTGAGTTCAAGAATAGTGAGTTTATCAAGCACCTCTCCAATGGAGCAGGGAACCATCAACGCATCAGACATTCTTTACAGAGATTTGTAAAGCATGTTTAGACCCCGCCAGCACCCGCACCAGGACCAGCAGGAGTTACACCAGTACCGCCTTGAATAGGTGCAGGCTGACTCGCCATTGAGTTAGCCCACATCGTGTTGGTTGCCGCAGTCAGAACCATTGTGCCTCCAGGAACAGTGACACCACCACTGCTAGAACTAATGCTGGGACCACCAGGAGCAACTCCAGCCGTAGTAGGACCCGCAGCCGCACGAGCTGCTGCATTCGGACCAGGGCCAGTAGCACCAGCCCCAGCCCCAGCCCCAGCACCAGCCCCAGCACCAGCCCCAGCACCAGCAGCAGCCCCAGCACCAGCCCCAGCACCAGAACTAGGAACCTGCCATGCAGGACCATTTTGCCAGTTCGGTTTACAGACAGCAAGATTTGTAATTACATAACTAGATTCACTATTGAGGGATGTTACTGTAGATGCTACAGGTGCAGTCGCATCCGCAACATATCCACTTCGCAATGAATACCCTCCTACTCCACCTCTTCCTGTAGCATTATATGTTATACCTTTACATCCCAAATCAGCATTACATGCGATCTGTGCAGTTGCTAGGTCAGGAAATGAATTGCAAATAAAAGAAGCTTGTGTACCGGAGCAGTTAGGTATATATGCATTAGGAATTGCGACTGCGGTATATGTGCAGGTCGGAACAGTTCCATCAAATCCTTCCGTTTTAACAAAATACTCCTTCAGATATGACACAATAAAGACAACTGTAAGTGCAGCGACAACTATACCTACAAGAGTTTGCAACTTCATTTTATCTACTAAATACCCTTAAATTTGAATTCGTCGCCGGCTTAGAAACTTCATTAAGAAGAAAGAGAAGATGCCCGCAGGTTTCTACAGACCAAGTTCCGAAATTGAACCCATTGTTGGAATCCAGTTCGGTATTTTCAGCCCCGAGGAGATTGAGCGTCGTTCAGTCGTCGAAATCACTTCAAAGGACACGTATGAGGGCAATGAACCGAAAATCGGCGGCCTCTTTGACCCCCGCATGGGCGTTCTCGATAATGGAAAGACATGCCGCTCCTGCGGCCAGACCAACCATGGATGCCCCGGCCACTTCGGCCACTACCGTCTCGCCCGCCCCGTCTATTTCTACCAGTTCCACCCCACGATTCTCAATATCCTGAGTTGTGTCTGTATCCGCTGTAGTAAACTGCTCATCGACAAGGAGAATCATAAGTCAGTTCTGAAGAAGTCTGGTGAGGCCCGCTGGCGTGATGTACTCAACCTCTGCAGTAACATCAAGCGATGCGGTCAGGACACCGAGGACGGCTGCGGTTCTCGTCAGCCCATGAAGTATGTTCGCGATGGAATTGCCCGGATTATCGCCGAGTGGGAGAGTCTCGATGACCCCACAAAGTCAGGAGGAAAGACCCTACAGCCCCTTGAGGTTGAGTATGTACTCCACCTTTTCCGTCGTATCACCGACGAGGATGTCGATTTCATGGGCTACAGCCGCTTCTGGTGCCGCCCTGACTGGATGATCTGCACGGTTCTCCCCATCCCTCCTCCTCAGGTGCGTCCCTCCGTCGTTCAGGAGAACAACCAGCGTTCTGAGGATGACCTGACTCACAAGCTGTTCGATATCATCAAGCAGAACAAGATTCTTCAGCAGAAGATTGAGCAGAATGCTAACAAGAATGTAATCGATGAGATGACGAACGTCGTACAGTATCACATTGCTACTCTTGTAGACAACCAGATTCCTGGTGTAGCGCCCTCTGCGCAGCGCAGTGGCCGTGCTCTGAAGTCGATTCAGCAGCGCCTCGGCTCCAAGGAGGGTCGCATCCGCTACAATATTCAGGGTAAGCGCGTAGAGTTCAGTGCTCGCTCAGTTATCACACCTGATCCTAATATCAGTATCGCAGAGATTGGTGTTCCAACCAAGATTGCGATGAATCTTACGAAGCCTGAGGTCGTCACTCAGTACAATCGTGACCAACTCTACCGCCTCGTCCAGAATGGCCCCGATAAGTGGCCTGGTGCGAAGACGATCGTGAGGCGCGATGGCCGCATGATTAGCCTGAAGCATGTGAAGACGACGGAAATCACCCTCTATTTCGGCGATACGGTCAATCGCCATCTCATGGATGGTGATACCATCCTCTTCAACCGTCAGCCGACACTCCACCGCATGTCGATGATGGGTCACCGTGTAAAGGTGCTCCCTTACAACACCTTCCGTCTGAATGTTATGGTCACCAGTCCGTACAATGCAGATTTTGATGGTGATGAGATGAATGCGCACATCCCACAGTCCTATGAGGCCTCCACGGAGCTCGAGGAGATTGCTGCGGTGCCTCACCAGATCATCACGCCCCGTGATGGTAAGCCAGTCATTGGTGTAGTTCAGGACACTCTCGTCGGTTCCTTCCGTATTACACGCCCAGGTGTGAAACTCAATCGCCGTGAGTTCATGAATCTCATGATGTGGAACAAGCGCTTTGGTGCAATGGATTATCCTGACCCTGAAAATCCTGAGAGCCTGGACAAGTTCTCTGTACTTCCTCCTGGCGCAGTTGATGACAAGCATTGGTCAGGTCACCAGGTTGTGAGTAGTCTTCTGCCGCCCATCAATCTGACGATGAAGAACAAGCGCGACATGAAGGTTGATATTAAGGAGGGTGTTCTCAAGGAGGGACAGTTGGATAAGGATGTATTCTCTAAGGCGAGCAAGGGCATCGTCCATGTGACCTACAACGACTATGGTCCTGAGCCAACTGTAAACATGCTGGATGCCTTCCAGAACACAATTGAACAGTTCCTCATCTACGATGGTTTCAGCGTAGGTATCAGTGACTTGGTAGCCGATGAAGGCACTCGCGTCGAGATGAACAAGGTGATTCAGAAACACAAGAAGACCATTGAGGAACTTCTCCTTCAGGTGCATCTTGATCTCTTTGATAACAATACAGGCAAGTCGAACCAGGATGAGTTTGAAGGCAAGGTCTTCAGTACGCTCAATAAGGCGACTACAGAGGCAGGTACGGTCGGTCAGAAGTCACTCGCCGATGAAAATCGTCTGCTCGCCATGGTGAGGTGTGGCAGTAAGGGCAATGAAATTAACGTAGCCCAGATGATCGCCTGTGTGGGACAGCAGAACATTGATGGTAAGCGCATTCCCTACGGATTCACGGACCGCACTCTGCCTCACTACAAGAAGTACGATGATGGTGCAGAGGCGCGTGGATTCATTGAGTCATCCTTTATCCGTGGACTGACTCCGCAGGAGTTCTTCTTCCACGCGATGTCAGGTCGTGAAGGTCTGATTGATACGGCCGTTAAGACGGCCGATACAGGCTACATTCAGCGTCAGCTCGTAAAGGCCATGGAGGATCTTGTGACGCAGAATGACGGCACGGTTCGTGACTCCAAGATGAACATTCTCCAGTTTCACTACGGTGAGGATGGAATCAACAGCACAAAGATTGAGAATCAGTCACTTGACTACAAGCTCAGTGCAACCGAGATTCGTAAACTCTATGGGCTACAGGGGGTTGATCTATCAACCATCCTTACAGTGGCTACTGAACAGGAGACAGATGAACAACTTCTCGCCTTCGTAGAGGGTGAGGGGCCTGCAAAGCGTTACAAGGGCGGTATTCTTGGTGATAGGATTCTATTAACCGAGACTGTCTTCAAGAAGGCAGCCTCCATTGCTCTCTTCTCACCTGTCAATCTTGAGCGTATGATTCTCAATGCAGAGAGTCAGGGAACCTTCAAGGGAAAGCAGACTGACCTGACACCTGTTCATGTACTCAAGGGCATTGAGAAGGTGATTGCACGCACGCAGCCCTACAATCAAATCTGGAAGGCGCTCCTGCGTTTCCACCTGGCCCCGCACAAGATGATTGTTGACCAGCGCTTTCCTCAGGTCGTCTTTGACGCGCTCTGTGAGCGCATTATTATGCGGAACTGGAAGAGCCAGGCCCAGCCTGGTGAGCAGGTCGGCATCATTGCAGCACAGAGTATTGGTGAGCCGTCGACTCAGATGACGCTCAACACCTTCCACTTGGCAGGTGTAGCCGCGAAGTCGAATGTAACTCGTGGTGTACCCCGTCTGAAGGAGTTGCTCAAGGTGACGCAGAATCCGAAGGCGACATCGCTCACAATCTATCTGAAGCCTGAGTACCGCACCTCCAAGGAGCGCGCCCGTGAGGTTGCACAGGACCTGGAACTCACGCTTCTGCGTGATATTGTGACCAAGACGGCCATCTACTATGACCCGAAGGACAATTCCACGGTCATTGAAGAGGATAAGGACCTCATCAAATTCTTCAAGGCGTTTGAATTTGAGCCAGTAGAAGAGAGCAGCGAAGAGACGGGTAAGAGCAAGTGGATGCTGCGCCTTGAGTTTGACCGAGAGAAGATGTTTAACAAGAACATCTCTATGGATGATATCAACTTTGCCCTCGAGAAGCAGACACAGATGGCGTCAATCAGCAAGATTTACAGTGACTACAACAGTCCTCGTCAGATTATGCGTATCCGCGTAGAGAAGGATGCCGATCTGGCTGGATTTGCCGATGGCCTGGATGACCTGGCCACAATGAAGAAGCTGCAGAACAACCTTCTCAATAATATCATTATCCGCGGTGTGCCTGCTATCAAGGCAGTCACCTATCGTAAGATTAATGACTTCAAGGAGGCGGAAGGCGAAGACTATAAGCCGGTTGAGGAGTATGTTCTCGATACGGATGGCTCAAATATACTCGAAGTGATTACGCACCCCATGGTGGATGCACACCGCGTCTACACAACGGATGTATACGATGTACTCAGTCTACTGGGCATTGAAGCCGCGCGCAGTATTCTGCTGTCAGAAATCACAGGCCTGTTTGAAGAGGTGGGCTTGAATTTCAGGCACCTTGGCCTGCTCTGCGATGTAATGACGCGTGGCGGCCGCCTCATGTCCATCGACCGCTATGGCATCAACAAGAATGACATTGGTCCTCTGGCGAAGGCATCCTTTGAGGAGACGGAGAAGATTCTCCTCAAGGCTGCGCTTTTCAGTGAGGTTGACCCTGTCACGGGTGTAAGTGCGAACATCATGACGGGTCAACCGATTCGTGGCGGCACGGCCTTCTCGCAAATCATGCTCGATGAGTCGGCGCTGATGCGAGTGCAGAAGGGCATGCCGCAGAGTGTTGTAGAGGGCGAGGAGGACGAGTTGACAGAGGAGGAGATTAATGCAATGCTCCACAAGGGCGAGTCGAATGAACTCTGTAACGACACGGCCCTTCGTGCAAATATGATTGTACCAAAGGTAGAGGAGCGCGATGATGAAGAGGAACTCGATATGGTCCTCAATGTCTACTAGGCACCCAAAGCCCAAACAATAATTCTATACTATGGAAGCGGGACCCCTTAGAGTGAGGCCGCCGTGGGAGTGTGTGAAGTGGATTACAGAACCCAAATCACACAGTCTTTTTGAATATAAGCCTTCATGGTCAGGATGGAAAGAGGAACCTCATACAGAGCTCAATGACCTGAAACGCCAGATTGATGTTCTTGAAGAGAATGGCACATGGGAATTTCGTAAGAAGTTGGCAAACCCGTATGAACTTGTCTATACGCACGAAGATCGGAATATGCCAATTTGTCTTGCAAAGGCGAAGCCGCTGAGTCGCTCCTATTTCAAGATGATTGAAATTCTGAATCTGGTTGATTTTTTCAACCGGTTTGCCAAGGCCGGTCCGATTCGTTCTGCACACGCTTGTGAGGGGCCTGGAGGGTTTATTCAGGCTCTTACAGAACGGTGTCAACAGGAGTATGTGACCCATGAATTTGCGCTAGCAATGTCACTGCGCCCGACAAATTCTCAGATTCCAGGATGGAAGCGCGCCATTCCGTTCTTGAAGAAGAATCCGCAAGTGAAGATTCTCTATGGAGCCGATGACACAGGCGATATCTACAATCTTGAAAATCAGGCATTTCTTGCACGAGCCATTGGTACAAAGAAAGTTCATCTCTTTACTGCGGATGGCGGATTTGACTTTAAGATGGACTATATGCGACAGGAGCAGATTGCTTTCCGTCTGATTGTCGCCTCATTTGCAACCGGTTTTAAACTGCTTGCAACCAAGGGTATTATTGTTATTAAACTCTTTGATGTCTATTCTCGCGCCTCAATGGAACTTCTCTCCTATGTCGGCTCCTTCTTCAAGGAATGGACGCTATATAAACCGGCAATCAGTAGACCGTGTAATGCTGAGCGTTATTTTATCGGTATTGGATTTCGCGGCTATACAGATGCAGCACAGGCTTTTTTTGATGGATTGCAGCGCGATCTTGCAACGAAGTCAATTGCCGATTTGGAGAGCCTTATCAGTGAACAGGCACCAGAATCCTTCGACTATATTCAGGTCTTTCAGAATGAAACAGAGACTCTCCAGATAAATACAATTAAGAAGGCGATTTCACTAAATATGGAGGACCGCCACAGCTATTGGCGCGACTCCTACTTAGCTGCCGAAGAGTGGTGTCGACAGTTCAAGGTTCGCTGGCGCGAAAGTCTTCGAGTTATGACGAACCCGAATTACTAACATCGGGCTTCACAAAGGCATCAAAGACGCGCTGACCAACAATGACAGAGGCTTCGTGCTGGTTCAATTGTCCAGTGCCCATACGATCCAACATCGCAAGCATAGTCGTTAAACTCTGCTTATGATATCCACCGGGCCTCATCACCATTTCGTAGAGTTTAGGGTAATCGCGCTTAAATTCAGGTACTGCCACCTCAATCTCTGTAGGTGTCTTACCCTCCTTCTGAAGGGCCTCAACCTGTGTAACTAGATACCGTACATAACGACCACGGTCGCGTGCAACATCGGCTGTAATGGGCGTAGCAGGTCCCTCATCAGGAAACTGCGGAGGAGCCTGTCCTTGGGGCAGGATAAAGGGTTGACCAACTTCAGGGAGTGGGGCACGAGGCGGCTGCGAAGGGGGCTGTGACATCTATCTGGAAGGATTCTCTTTTCTTAAGTAGAATGTCCGCGGTCGCCCCCGTTCAACCCTCAACGGCACAAACCTCCAATGATCCGAACTCGATTGTAAATCTTCTGAAGAAGTCGCAACAGCAGACGAAACAGGCAAATTCAGACACGCAGTTTGATACGAAAAAAGATATCTATGAGAAATTTCTGGATATGGAGGACAAAACGCAGTCCATTATCACCTCGTTCCTTCTTGCAGCCGGTGTTTTAATGCTTGTAGGTGCCCTTCTACCTAAGAAAAAGTAGATGTAGACTAGAATGGAGGAGAGAGTGCAGCAGTTTCGTGATAAATTAGCTGAGTGGAGAAATGCGGCTCTTTTTAAGAATCTTCCCAATGAAACAAGGGAGGGCTCCTTTCAAGAGGGACTCAAACGGGCGCGTGAAGAATACTATCCAAAGTTCATTGAGCGTCTTGAAGAATTGAAGACAGCGACCCCAACAAACTCTGAATATGATATAGTACTTGCAGCACTCGGTCCAGCGACCACCTGGACTCTCAGCATGCTTGATGATGCTCGTAGCGTTCTCTATAGCGATCTCTTTCAATTTCCCTATACCATTAATACTGCATTGATTGAACAGTTCAAGAAAGAAAATATTCCACTACTTGAATAGAAATGCCCTCAGTCACCTATAAATCGGGCAAACCGTGTCCATCGGGCTATCACAGGCGTACGGGATACACTCGTCGCACAGGCACACATGTGGGCTCTGCGTGCGTTCGTTCTACGACAACCTACAAGGAGTCCTCTAAACAGTTCAAAAACCGTGTGACAAAGAGCCAGAAGGCCTCCCGAAAGCGCCACCATCTGAGTGCACATCGCACAATCAAGTGTCCGCCTGGAATGATTCCTCGCGCTGACTATGAGCGTCACTATTCAACGGCTGTGCGGGAGCAGGGGTACTTAGTAACTCGTAGAGGAAAGACAATCCGTATCTTTCCCAAAAAGGCCAACTATACGCATGTAAAACAGAAGTGTATCAAGGATTTAGGACTTCCTGGCTCTCCTGCACCCGGCGAAAGATTCACTCCGCTGCGTGAAGGGGAGCTCAAAAAACACGGATATGTCTATCGTGAAAAGGATTCCGCGCGCCGCGATGCTCTTAAAAAGGCTGTAAAGGAGTTTGGACCTCTCGGTGTCTATCACAAACTCAACGCAGTAGCAAAACTCTCCAAGCGTACGGCACCTGATGCAAGTCGTGTGTTCAAGCGTGATAGAGATTGGATTAGAAAGACCTATTCTTCAAAGGGAGTCAAAGGTCACCTCTCGGCTATTTGAAGCCACCATTTGGTCTGAGACCTGAATAGGTGATGCTTCTGTTTCTCATTATTCTAAGCATCTTTTTTACAGGTTTTGTACTACTTCTTGGAAGCAGTAGCACAAAAGAAATTGCTGACGACTGGCCCAAATATCGTTGTGCACCCACTGTGATGCCGTTTGCCGGTTTTTACGGACATGACACGGCTGAAAATTTTCAGTTTTGTCTGAAGAACATTTTCCAGGGCCAGGCCGATTCGATGTTAGGACCCTTTACAGGAATACTTGGAACGTTCATTGGAACTCTAGCGACACTCATTCAGTCAGCGAACTCAATGCGTATGCAGATGGCGACACTCGTTGGTGGTGTCACCAATATTACAAAAGACTTTCAGGACCGTATTACGCAAATCATGTTTCGTATTCAAATCACGACAACTCGCATGAAAATGCTGATGAGCCGCATGTTTGCCACCTTCTATTCCATTATCTACATGGGTATGTCAGGTATAACCGCCGTGACGAACTTTGGTGATACATTTCTCTTCGGTTTTCTCGATACTTTCTGCTTTCCTCCTGAGACACTTATGGAAATTCAAGAGTCCGAAGTTCCAGTGCCCATTCGCGAAGTGAAAATTGGTCACCATTTGAAGACATCGGGTGCAGAGGTCACTTCTGTACTTAAGTTCTATTCAGACGGTCAAGCCATGGTGCGATTCGCCGATGGAACCGAAGTGAGTACCAATCATTTTATGCTACATGATGGTAAATTCATCAAGGCGGGCGAGCATCCACTTGCTGTAGCCAGCAAGCCTTGGTCAGGCGGGCTTGAGAGACCTCTTTTCTGTCTGAATACGGCCGACCACAAACTCTATATAGGCAAGCATATCTTTCTTGACTATGATGAAACTGAAGAGGGAGACCATGAAACGATGACGGCTGTTGAAAGACAACTTAATGGTAAGGTCACCGAGCAACTGCTTAATAGTCTCGAATACAGCCCATCCGTATCAGGAGACTGTCGTATTCGTCTCTCAGATAAGTCTACTTGTGCCGCGAGCGATATTACGCTCGGTACACAACTCTCTACAGGAAAAGTTGTAGGTGTGATAAAAAAGTGCGTGAAGCGAATCTGCAAACATGACACTGAATGGATTCATGAGAGTACCTTATGCTGGGCTCAAGGACACTGGATGCGCGCAGCTCAACTCTACCCTGTTCATGAGGCGGATACCATCTTCTATGCATTTGTTGTTGCACCTACGGCCACACTCGAACTCGAATCGGGTCTAATGATTCGTGATTATGTTGAAATCCTAAGTCCGGAAACGGAAGCGATTTATGCCGATAAAATAGCATCCACTTCCTAAACAGAGGGGTTAGGCTCCAATGGTACCCGTTATCTTTTTCGTACTTGTTTTCATATTACTTTTCATACTTGGCCTGCTCTTTGCATCGGTTGATAGAGAGGATGTTATGGCAAACTGGGACCAGAAGCGCTGTGATCTACCCGTTATGATGGCTGCCAATTTCTATCTTCCTGCGGGGGATACACGGACAGGAAGCGAATTTGCCACAGAGAACTTTCAATTCTGTATGAATCAGATTGTTCGTGAAGTCTTCACTGCGGCTCTTGCGCCCTTTCTCACACTGTTTGGTGGACAAATGGATGCTGCAGAAGTCGTTCGTGAGATTCAAACGAGCCTCCGTGGAATGTTAGGCACCTTTCAGAAGAAATTTTCAAGTCTTCTTGATGGAGTCTTTCAGCGATTTATGAATGTCGGTTTCCAATTAAGACAAATCTATGCGCGATTTCTTGCACTCATGCAAAAGGCCCATGCAATTGCACTGAGCGCTGTCTTTACAGGTATGTCAATGATTGTAGGTATTGATAATAGCATCCAGTTTATCGAGAAGGTTGTGCTAATCATTATGGGAATTATTATAGGATTGATTATTCTTCTATTTGCAATTCTAATACCATTTATTCCTACAATTATCCTACCTACAATTGCAATTCTAGCAGTAGCGGGAGGAGGTGCCATTGGAGGTATGGCAGATGCCTTCTGTTTTGCTGCAGATACTCAAATTAAGAAAAAGGACGGCACTTCTGTGCGCATTGATACAGTTACAATAGGAGATATTCTGGAGGATGGTAGTGAAGTTGAAGGTGTTCTCTTCTTTGATGGACATACTGTAGACCTCTATCAACTCGGTACAGTGAAAGTCTCAGCAGACCATCTTGTCTATTATGAAGGACTTGCCGCTTGGATTTCCGTTCAAGAACACCCGAATGCCACACGAGTTTTACCTGAGCCTCTACTCGTCTGCTTGAATACGAGTACACGCCATATTCCCATTGATGGATATCAGTTCCGTGATTGGGAAGAGATTCCGCCTAATCGACCTGACCTCGATACACAATGGAACCGAATGATTGCGGCTAAACTCGGTACAACAAATCAATATGATGCGCATGAGTATCCGATTCTTGCTCCGTATTGGTCGGTGAAACATAAGGAGAATGGACTCATCTTTCTTTCAGATGTACAGTTGGGTGATGAAATTATGGTAGGTGACACCTATACACGCGTCCGCGGTATCTTTCATGGTGAAGAGGATACCTCGGCTGAAACATTCTGGACTTCAGACTCCATTTGGTGGCGAGTTGCAAATCGTTGGCAACAGAAGCCGCCCTCTATAAAGAAAGTCTCCAGGACAGGCATTCATTTAATTACGGAGTCCGGCACTTTTAGTATATTTAATAACAATGCAATGTTTGAAGTTCGCGATTTTACAGAGATTGGTCATAAGAGAATTTCTGAAACCTATGACTGGATGAAAAAAAACATAGGATACTAGAAATGAACACGCGCCTATTAATCTGCGGTCTGGTGATCCTCCTGGTTGCAAATATCTTAATGCTTTTCGTTACCCCGTCACAACTCTCGCCGAGCCGCGAGGGCTTTGCTGACTACTACCTCCAGAACGGTGCGGGCGCGGGCGCTGGCCGTGATTCCTACCAGCCGATTGGCGCGTTTGATGGCGTTCGCCTTGAGACGGGCAACAATGTCAGCCAGTGGAAGTACAATACTCCGAATGAGCCTCTGAATGGTCCCGAGTTCAAGCCCGGTCCCGACTCCCTCTTCCTGTTCAAGAACAACCAGTGCAAGCCTGAGTGCTGCGGCGGCTCATTCAGCTGTGACGGTGGTTGTGTCTGCACATCACCTCAGCAGCGTGCACTGATTGCTGGTCGTGGTGGCAATCGTACTACTCCTACTGATATTTAACATGTCATGAACTATTCATAATAGAGTTAATTGCTCCTATCCATGCTTTAAAATCTTCTATTGATAAATCTTGTTTTATGTTATTGGCAGTCCAACAACACCAGACAACATTAGATTTTGTATAACCAAGAGAACTATCTCTTCTATCTAATGATAGCCTTTCTTGACTATTGATATCAAATGACATCTTTCTTCCAGAATATGCACAGATACCATTTTGGTCATTGTACAGATTCACTAAGTAAGTAGTATCAATATCCATTTCTTTTTCTGTTTTATTTGAACGCACATGTACTCCTCGAAGTATTTGATTTATATTCCATTCAAGCCCCTTTTCTAAAGCTCTTTTCTTATAGTATGTCTCTTATCATTTATTTTGGAATAATGTATTAATTCTTTTTCGCAATCACACACTTTACATATCATTTTATTATTCGTTTTAATTGTAGTCCATTTCATTTTAGCAGCTTCTTTTTGTTTTTCTTTAGAATTAATCAACGCTTGCAATGAGTTTTCAGAAAGTTTAGTAAATGTATATTTTCTTTTTTGTATTTCTTCCATACTATCTATAAATAAACACTATATTTTAAAAATTTATCCCGGTTCTTTCAAAAATAGAACAGAGGTTTAAGTATAGAATACATGTCAGTCGCTATTATTGGTTGCGGTGCTTCTGGAAGCCTCTGTTTACTTGAACTTGCGCGTAAGGGACGTGATCTGTCAACGATTACAGTAATTGACCCGTATTTTGATGGCGGTGATCTTGGTCGGCGTTGGGGTGCTGTTAAAAGCAATACAAAGTGGCAACAGATTGTCGATTCTCTGTCACAGTATCCTAGCGCGGCTGCCCCCATTGCTGAACTCGGCAAGGCCTATGGTCCTGAAGATATCTGCCTTCTGTCAGACTTGGCGAATCTACTTCAGCAGGCCGTGCGTCCCTTATTACAGTCAGTAAATCTACATGTAGATACATGCAAGAAACTGAAGAAGACAGAGGCGGGCTGTTCTATTGACCTTGTTGCTGGGGGTGAAGTGCCCGAGACATTTGGACGTGTCTTCTTATGCCAGGGCGGCGTTGAGAAACAGCTCGATTATGGAAAGCCTGTCATTCCTCTCGATATTGCACTCGATCCTGTTCGGCTCCGTCGCCTCATTCGCCCTGGACAGACAGTGACCGTTGTTGGACTCTCTCACAGCGGTACGCTTGTTCTGCGCAATTTAAATGACCTCGGTATCTCTCTACAAGGAGTGTATGATACGGAGAAGCCGTTCTATTTTGCCCGCGATGGATGCTACGACGGTATTAAGGAGGAGGCCGCAACAATTGCCGACATGATTGTCGCAAAGACACTGCCGGTCAAACTTGTATCAACGAAGGATATGAAGAATTTAGTGAAGGTTCTAACGAAGACAGACTGGATTGTTCTTTCAATTGGATTTACTGCGCGTTCTCTTCCTATCACCGCCGTTGATGGAACACAACTCAATGAGGTTGACTATTCTCCGACGACTGCGCTTGTTGCTGGACAGCCTGATCTGTATGGATTTGGCCTTTCATATCCCGGTGTTTCAGAGATTGAGGGGAAGGCCTATAAGGATATAAGTATTCCTTCATTTGTTCAGCAGATTCAACGGTGCCTTGCTGAAATCTAATCGTTCTGCCTATCAGAGAAGATGTCCCAAAACGCAGGCATCAAATCAATGAATAGCATTTTACCGCTTGGGGTGGCAAACTCCATAAATACGATGGCAACAAATGTATCGAGGAATGCAAGCAAGATGATGACAAATATGCCGGCGATCAATCTGTCTACAATGTCTGCAATGCCTAACATGCCTGCAATGCCTACAGTATCTTCCATACCGTGGCTTGCGCTCGCTAGTTTTGTAGCACTTGTCTCTATTATTATAGTGCTTCTCTATTATTTTAACCAGCAGGTCAATGACGGTATGAATAAGATTATTGCCTCCACGCGGACGGCCTTTGGTATGCAGACTCAGCCGCCTCCACCGCCTGCTCCAATGACAGCGGTCACTACACCTCCACCGGATATTGGAGCGAGTAATACTCCGCCGAACTCAGTTGTTGAGAAAATTCTGCCCCAAGGTGGGTCACAAGTTTTCAACGTAAGTAAGAATACGTTTACTTATTACGATGCCGAGCCGCTCTGTAAGGCACTCGGTGCTGAATTGGCCACCTACGATCAAGTGAAGCAGTCGTGGGAGCAGGGTGCCGATTGGTGCAACTATGGCTGGGTAAAGGGACAGATGGCGGTCTACCCGACTCAGAAGGATACCTATGAGAAGTTACAGGCAGGCCCTGAGGACCAGCGTATGGCATGTGGAAATCCCGGATTAAATGGAGGATTTTTCGATAATCCTGAAATGAAGTTTGGTGTGAACTGCTATGGACAGAAGCCTTCACAAAGTGCGCACGATGCGAATGCAGTGGCAAAGGGTACGCCGCAGAGTCCCGATGCCGTACAATTTGATAAGAAGGTAGCTCACTATAAGTCAGAGGCTGACAACATTGGTGTAATGCCGTTTAGCACCAATAAGTGGAGCAATTAAGTATTTACTCCCAGCGACCCGCCTTCGTAGTTCCACTACGATTCATCTGGTCGAGTACATATGGATCAATCTCCTTCTTTCTCTGAAATCCCTCCTCCTCTACTTCTGAATCATCACCCATTGAAGTTGCTCTTGAATTGGCGATGTTTACGAAAGTCCACATAAATAATGGCAGCACCCCTCGAATCTTAGCAGAAAAGAGCGGATTCTCATAAAAATCTCCCAGTGACTCCCATCTGCTCCACTGGTTATCCCACCATTCATCTCCAAGTATATGCGAATACCAATCAAAATCTTCATAATACCCCTCCTCATTTTCAGGAATCGTATAGCCCTTCTTTTCATGAGTGTAAAAGACAAGCCTGAAAAAACTGTGTGCAAGTTCATTTGTTCCAAGACGAAATGAATAGCCCTCCTTTGTCATATTGGCCAGAATTGTCTCAATCAGCCTTCGTAGAAAAAGGTGTCGTTTTACATGCTCTATTCCATGATTCAAATAGACATCTGAATTTAACCAACGCGTGAACTTCTGTTGGAACTTAGACATGAACGACCATACTAGAGTATACTCGTCGACTATATTTAGGCTGTCTGCTTTTTAAGCTTCTTGCTCGTGGTCGACCCACGCTCCGCCTTGAGAAACTTCATAATCTCCGCCGTCTCATCTGCAGCCTTTCGCCCTGTCCGTTCATAGTATTCGTGTAGGAGTTCCTCAATACGAGAATTTGTGAGCGGATTCGAGTGTTTCTCTTCGGCAATACTGAGTTTTCCACCGGCCACCTGAATAATCGCATTTTCCATTTTATACTCTTTAAGGGCATTCATAATCTTCACTTCAAACTCCTCCTTCACTTTCCGGGCATTTTGAATTTGACGATTTAGATTCTGGGATAGATTATCATAGTGAACCCAATTGCGAACCAGGTCGCCAAATTGATTTCTATCGAGCGCCATCTCCTACCATAGGAGCAAAGACATTTGGTAGGCTAGACGCATTTTTCATCTGTAAGACAACGGCAGCAAATGTACACATTGCCAAGATAAGCAGTAGCCCAAACAGCACACAGGTGAGAACAATATACGGAAAGACTCTCTCTAGAATGTGATTTAGAAGCGGATCCATGACATAATGGTGCAATTTCTTCAGACTCTCCTCCTTTTGAAGATACATAATCATACGCTCAATCATCGGTTGTTTTTCGGCCGGCATCTATCCCACCTGTGGTTTCTTTGGATTCCATTTTTATCTACTTCCCGCAGAAATGAAGCTTTTACTGGATGGACCGGTTTTCTATTCAAAGGACTCTATGTATGTTGCGAATGTGAAGGAGAGTGACTTTACTATTGTCACAGACCCTGTAGATATTTCAAAGGCTGGACAGGAACTTTCTCCCGCCGTTCAAAAAGTGGAGGCATTTCGTGATGTAGTTGTAAACACTCTACAGCCGCAAATTGTATCATGGTTTACGACGACAATCTCAGTTGAGAAGTTACGGAAGAATCTGAAGTTTGAGTTTGCACCGTTTGACTATACACCCGAGTCGCGTTGGGTCTCTGTTCGTTGGCTACCCAAACATTTTAAAATCCAGACAAAAGGATTTGTTCTGCTCTTTGCAGTTCAGTCATTTGTTGAGAGTAATCCCCGGATACCGATAAGTTTTCTTGAATCCACGACTCCGAGGGCCACAACTCCTGAGGAGGCGCCGCTGGTCCGAAATATCGTAATCCAGCCTGGGTCAACCCAAGCAAACGACTTAATTGAATCTACGGATATCCCTCTGTCCGAATCCCATGCATCTCTGGAGATTGAAATGGATGATAAGCGGTCTACAGAACGCCAGCGCCTGCGCCGTGCAAAGTTACGGTCAGCAATTGCCCGGCTAAAGGTGGAGGAGTTGAAGGAGCGGTATCTTCGTGAATACGGCGACGTAGAGGATGAGGACGAGGATTCCGATGATTCGGATATGGAATCAGATTGAACATAATTTTCCCGATTCTCCGAAAAATATAGGATTGTCCTATAACAGAATCAGAATGGCCATGGGTCTCAATACACGCACGGTTGTAACTTCTGCAATCTTAGTTGTTCTTGTTGTGGCTGGACTCTATATCCTTGACCCGACACTGGCGGGTCTGCTCGGTAGACGTGAGGGCTTTGATGGCACACTCAGTGTGGCCTCCAATTATGCGGAGGAGCCTGGGCAAAATGATGTGCCTGGTGAGAGACGCAAGAAGGCCACGACGGATGTTCCGACGAATGCGAGTGGTCCTTCGGATGCTGTGGCTAATGTGACGCAGGGCTTTGCTGATCTGGGCACGGCGGAGGGCCCTGCTGGTTTTGGTGATGCGCAGGCGCCTGCTGGCTGCTACCCGCGTGACCAGCTGACGCCGAGTGAGCTCCTCCCGAAGGACCCGAACTCCGTCTGGGCGCAGCAGAACCCGATGGGCACGGGCTCCCTCAAGGGCAAGAACTTCCTCAGTGCAGGTGCGCTCATCGGCATCAACACGGTCGGCCAGTCCCTCCGCAATGCCAACTACCAGCTCCGCAGCGAGCCCCCGAATCCGCAGGTTCCGGTCTCCGTTTTCTATCAGACGACGATTGACCCCGATGTGAACCGTCGCACGCTGGAGATCAACTGATGAGACATCAGTTATTCATGGCGAGTAAATGCGTAAATTATTTATAAATTCTCATTTGATTTTCTACAAAAAAATCACATGAGACTATAGAATGAACAATAATAATAGTACGAATCTGTCTAAGATAAATACTAGTTTATTTCAAAATAATAATGCAGTTAGTAACATTAGTTCTAACAATGGTTCCAACAACAGTGCTGCAAATGAGTATGGTAATGGATACAACAGAAATGCCATGGAGAGGGGACTTGAACTGTTAGAAGAGAAAATGGGTGGCCGTCGTCGCCGTCGCCATGCACGCAAGACGCACCGTCGCCGTCATGGCAAGCATCACACCAACAAGAAGTCCCGTAAAAATCGGAAGCACTAGTAAGTGATATGTCCGACTCATCATGGCTCCAGAACATATCAAAAAATATGTTTAGTGCCCTGTCAAATATACAGACCAGTGCCTATCCAACGGTCTCTGTAAAGAGTTCAGTGGACGGAAACACCTACCAGGTCCGTGACATGCCCGATAAACAGGAGGCCGCCGATCTTCTTGCTCGTGTCCGCCAGCGCATGCAGAAACTCTACAATTATCTGATTGCCACTTATCCTGAGAAACTCCAGGTCAAGCAACTCAGACAGAACTTCAAGCCTGACCCCTCGCGAATCAGCGAATCAACTCCGGATGCTGAGCACACCTCGTACAGTGTCAATAAAGGTGAATCCGTTCACCTCTGTCTCCGACAGCGCCAGGGCAATAATGAATCCCTTGTCAAGGAGAATGTCATGACATTCGTCGCGCTCCATGAAATGTCTCATATGATTACGCCAACAGTTGGCCACGGCCCCGATTTCTGGAATAATTTCGGCTGGCTTCTGAAAATTGCAGAAGACCAAGGAATCTACACCTACGAAGACTTCTCTGCGCACCCTGTTTCTTACTGTGGTGTAAAAATCACCGACTCTCCGAAATATGACTCTAAAAAAGACGCGTCGAGTTTTGTCATAGGGACAATATCCGAATAACAGATAGATGGGTGATAGTCAGAACTCCAATCAAGAGAGTATGGCCGGCTCTATTGCCGATGAAATTGACCTCTGGAAAACACTCTTTGAGCCAGAGTTCTACACGAGTCTATCCGACCCCTTTGGTCCAATCACTCTTACAATCCAATATTTTACGGAGAGCCCTCTTGAAACGGGCGAAGAGCCCACAGAAGTGATTGAAGTCTCCATTTTTCCTTTCTATACAATCAATGATATCAAACTGGCGATTTATAATAAAAAAAATCAGGCCAAGTTTGCCCCGCAATTCCAGTTTCTTGCAGAATACAATGAAGAGACGGAAAAATACCAGGCGCTCGATGCATATTACTTAGAGCCTGGCTCCAAGAAGCCGCTCTCCTTTGATGACCCGTTGGCCGCTGGTAAGAACAAGGCGTTCGTAGATGATGGCGGAAATAAAAAGACAATGAATTTTGTCTCGCGTAGCCGAACTCTCTATGAGGATACCTATCTCTACGCCAAAAAGGAGCCGATTCTTCGACTCTTTCTACTTTCTGATATTGTCACAACTAAGAATTCGTTTGGTAATGAGGCGCGCTATCTTGGATTCATCAAACCGTATTTCAACTCAGAGTATACATCCAATACAACAAAGGGTGACACAGTTCCCGCTGAACAGGCCGTCGAACTTAAACGTGCCAGCACCTATTTCACCGCGCGTGAAGCACTCTTGAAGAAAACAATTGGACCGAGTGTGGCTAACTTCTCAGGTGATGTGAATCTACGCATTGAAGGTATTAAGTCGCTACGTCTTGTATGGCTTCATAGAACCGACAGTAAAACGGTTGATACACTCTTCTACGAGCAGTCGGTTGACCAGGTTCGCCCCTTTCTACGACTACTTCCCAAGGACTCGACGCCCGTGACAAAACTTCATGTGGTGAAGGGTGCCGTGCCTGCGCCTGCTCTTGCAGATCCGTGCCTTGTCCTTCAATGGGCGCGTGAAAAGAATCCCGCGCCCAAAAATGATTTTCTCTTTGGCAAGATTGACATCGGCGATGAGTATGCCACTCTACAAGTACTCGACGACGGGACAGCCGCAGTGGTCGTTCAGCCTCGTAAAGGGCAGCGCCAGTTTGAGGCCGAGAGTGCCGAACTTTTCAGAGAGCGTATTCAACAGGGAATTAAAGGGTTCCCCTTTGCGGACGAGGACCCTCAACTGAACGAGATGTCATTTCAGGCCAGTATCACAATCAAAGGCGATAAAATTGAGCGCCGCGAACTGTCAAAACGCCTTGAGGCGTTTGGTAGTTTCTTCCAGGAGATTCCACCACCTGCTAACTCACCATCACTCATGTCGCTTCGCTACAAGGCAATCAGTAATTTCTACGCACAGGACCGTGTTCAACTCTACATGTCACAACTTGTTGCCATGAAAACTCCGCCTGACACAATCATAACAAAAACGGCAGAGGCGTTTGAAATCACCATACAGCAAGCACGCATGGAATACCAAGAATTTGCAGAGCGGTCTGAGGAGATTATACCTGTTGTACCTAAATACAGTGTATTCCGCCTCAAGTACAATCCAGGAATTGACATTACTATCACAGCGCACCATCCGACGTATACATTTCAGATTGAGCGCGTAGATTCCATTACAAATCTCCAGAGAGTTCTAACACTTTTATCTGTTATGATGACCTATCCTGTAGCAAAACCGGTTGATAAGGCAGCAGTTGCAACGCTTGCCAAGGCTGTCGCATTTGAAGAGGCCGGCCAGGAGGCTCCTAAGGCTGCACCCGCACCTGTGGATGAATCTAAGTCAAAACTCTCCATTGCAAACTACTTTATTAGACGCCTACAACAGGCCGACCCAACACTCTTTGGATTTGGAGAGGGACAGACAACTCAAAATGGATACGGTCAGATGTGCCAATTTGCTCAGATGAGACAACCTGCTGTTCTCAATGAAAAGCAGTACCAGCGTATGCTTGAACTCTATGCCAACAATATTACAGAAAATGAAGTTGAATTTATCGAAGTCTCCTACAAAAATCCGGTTCCTTCTGGAGAGTCAAAACTTACTGATACATATGGAAAAGAAAAGGAGATTGATAATAACACCTTTACAGTGCTCAAATACGGAACAACTCTAAAGGACCAGAGGTATTATATCTGCTCCGAGTATTTCTGTATTGAAGATGAAATACCTCTCAGGCCGAGCGAATTTGAAGAAGAAGGCGTCTTTCGCCCTGAAGCCGATGAAGAATTTCAGGGTAAGCCGAAACTTGCCTATCACTGTCCCTTCTGTAATGGTCGCTTAATTGATACAAAGAAGAAGAAGGACGCAGGTGCAACAGTCTACAAGCGTGAGAAAATGAAGTATGTTGGCTTTATGAATAAGGATGCTCACCCTGCGCATTGGGGTCTACCGTGCTGTTTCACGAAGAAAAAGTTTACATCCAAAGGAAAGTTCATTGAATTCTTCAAGAAGCAGCGTGAAGAGGAGAAGAAATCTGGACCCGTTGCTCCAGAGCCTGATGTAGAGGCTGCCGAGGCACCACAAGAAGAGGAAGATGCGTATGATGAGGATGCAGATATTGAAGATATCAACTACGAAGATGTTCTGAACCGCACGCATGAGCGCACGGTGGTCAAGGATACAAAGTTTCCTCTTGAACTAAAAGGCGGCGAGCCGCAACTCGGTCTTGTCCCAAGTGTTCTTGACACCTATTTTCATCAGAATTCAGAGGCACTTGTTACAAAAGGTATGACAATGAGAATGAAGCCGATCTCAGAAGGATTTTTCCGTATTGCGGCCGATAATCGCCTTTCGCGTCGCCCTGAATCCTTCTTCGCGGCCATTGCACCCTTCTTCAAGAAGAATTCAGCAACCGATGTGCGCCTTCGTCTTCGTGAACTTTTTGGTGGCCCTGCAGGCGTAAAACTCTTTACATCCATTAATTTTGGAAATCTCATGCTCGAATTCTATACACCCGCCTTATCCAATGAGCAATATACCGCGGCTGAACTGACGCGCTTTGCGGTGAGAAACTTAAATCCAAAACGGTCCCAGCAATATCCCTACATTGCGCGCATCAAGAAGTCCTATGATAATTTCATGAATTTTCTGAATAATCCTAAAAAACTGAAAGAGTATCGTCAGTTTGCACATCTCTTGGCACAGCCGAATATTTTCATGCCTGCTCTTGTTGATAAGAAAGGAAACAGAACAGAACGACCTGGTATTCTCTTCGTAGTGATTGAGATGACAGATGATAAAAACTACACCATTCGCTGCCCTCCGTTTGGCGTAACGGAAGCAATGGAGTCGTGTGACATTGGATTTTTAATTCATAGGGAGGAGATTTGGGAGCCGCTCTTCTTCTTGAAGAATTCAGTGGAGGCCCATGGATTTGCCAGACATATTCATACAATGCGAGTAAATAATACGAATACACAGTCTCCTCGGTTGCCCGCTCCCGTAGTAGAAGCCATCCAAACATTTCGTACAAAGTGTGCAAATGAACAGCCCACGGTCTATACTGGAATTCAACAATTAGCGAGCCCTGAAAATACACTTCCCACATTGACGGCATTAATAGGACTTCTGAGCGAGGTTGGAACCTTTGTAGGTGTTATTCGCGATGTCTATAATCATGTTGTGGCGGTGACATTGAAAATAGATGATGACAATGAAGTCGCATTTCCTGTAATTGATGATGGATTCATGCAGAGTCAAAATAGCCTTGTTATTTACTTCGGATGGGAGGGATTTACACCTGCACCGGTTGAGATTGCCTGGTCCTTTTACGAGGAGAATCAAGAGAAGTTCGCCGACTATCCTGGATATAAGCCGCATCGAATTATTCGTCTTCCCTACGGAAGAACAAAGGCCATTAAAGCCATACAGTTAGAAAATGGTATCTTTATTCCTGTCTCAGATGCCAATGTGGGCGAGGATGAGATTCCAGGAAAAATCGATGATTTGAAGGAGATTGAATTTGAGTGGACCATTAATGAGGAAATAGGACGGCCGACTGAGACAGCAAGTGACAAAAAAACAGGTGAAAAGAAGACAGTCTCCATTACAAAGGAGATTGAAACGGAGAATGAAGTCGAGGAGATTTTCCAGCATTTCCGCCTCTCAGTCAGCAATTGGCTTTTATCAAAGGAGGGCACTCCTTGGAAGAATAAGATTCAGGAGATTATTATGCCTCCTTCGCAAAAACTCGGGTATACTCTATCGGTGGGGAGGAAACGCGAGCTTCTACAGCTGTTACTGGGTGAGCGGATGAAACGGTTCATTGATACGGAGCATGAGCCTGAAAGTAAAGTGCCTTCTGTCGTTCGTGTTGACTGTAGAAAGTTAACACAGGGCGACTGCACGGCCTCCAATCGATGCGTCTGGCGACCGGATGAAAAACGATGCCTGCTCCATGTGAAGGCGCTTCCCGATGTGGATAAGATGGATATGAGCAGAGTCTTCTTACTACGGCTCATTGAGGAACTCATACGATTCCCTCGTCGCCGTGCGCAGATTCTACAGGAGCGGAACCGTCGTATTGGAACACTCTCCAAACTCAGCGGAGCTGTGCGAATGATTGACCAATATATTGTACCTGAAGATACATCTGAGTGGGCCGAGCTAATGAACATGGATTGTAAAAAGAGGACACCTGAAATTCCTCATTTCTTTGAGGAGTTTTCACGCGGACAGGAGGCCAGAGCTGAAGTGGTGGCCAAGACCGCTGTCTTCAAACTGCCAGACTTTGTACTTGATCTTCTAGAAGCCGATGATAAAACCTATGAACTTGTTCCCTTTAAGACAGACCGAAAGGGAGATGACACTCGTTACGGTATTCTTGAATACGCACTTACTGCAGATCCGCAAAAAGAAGCGCCTTTCGTAGACGAAGACATTGTAAATGAGATAGTTGATTCATTTGGTGAACCTGAAACTGGTTTTGTCGTCTTTAAGGATGGCGATGAAACACCTCGCGGATACATAGTTTCCAGTGAGTATGCATATGTCGTATTTTATATCGACGGTGCATATTCTTTCCTAGTCAAGAAGGGCGACCCTATTTCACCCCTATTGCTTGAAACACTTCCAGAAACACTCAAAAATGCAGTTGCAGTACTCTAATCCATCTGACAATCGGGCATGGGTAGAAGAATCGTCTGCTTTGCACCCGCCTTCAAGGCCCGTGTACGACACTCAAGCATATCAAGAACCTCCTTCTCCAGACGATTCAGACGAATGCGGCGATAATTCGGGTTGTTTGGATGAAGAATTACTAAATACAAATCACCGACTTCAAGACCATAGAGAGTCTCAAGAAACCAGCGATATGTATTTAATTGTAGAGTATAATGCCAATAATTACAATTTGGTAGATGCTCAAGTGGCGGATAGCCGCGCTCAAAATCATTTGTAGACTTGATTTCCTTTGAGCGCTTCCAGTCATAGATTACAATCTTTCCGTCGGACTTGCGTCGAAAGACGCCGTCAATACTACCGCAGAGAAGATGTGCAGCTGACCACACTTCCCATTCCATACGAAAGGGCTCGAGGTCATGTCCGTGGACTGACCAGAAATTCATAAAATATTGCCATTCGGGTGTCTCCTTCACTGCCGGATCAATTCGATCCAGAGCGCCGTTCAGAAATTGTTCAATGGCTAAGTGCATTGCTGTTCCGAGGCCACTCGCTTCTTTTCCGGAATCGGACCAGCCCTTTTCAATCTCCTCCGCCGTTTTTCCGAAATACTTCGACTGCGGCCACTTCGGCGAGCGCATCATTTTGGCAATGGTCGCCTTCGAATCAAAATGTGGGAAAAAATTGTGGAGAAATCCGGTACAGGAGATGACATTTGTGGAACTCCCGTCAATGTAATAGGTGTGCGTAGGCTCAAAAAATCGGATATGATCGTCACGAGGATGTTTATTCTTCGTGGCGAGCACTTGCCAGTCTTCGGGCATTCTTCTTATAGTATCTAAGAGACCAATCTTTAGGACAGGTCAACAATGAATGCAGGAATCTTCGATTTTCCCGCTAAATAGGTTGCCACTAGACGATGTGCCCCATCTAGAAGAGTATATATATCCCCTTTTTTTGCAACCCAAATAGGCGATGTATAGCCGTATTTTTGTATCTGTTTCTTATGATAATTTACCGACTTCATATTATTTTCGCCTCGGGGCTTATTTTTATAGGGCGTAGTTGAAAGCCGGTCAGGATTAAAATTCTCTAAGGTATTCCACAAAGACTTATCAAGAACTGTAAACGTAGTATTAAAAATATGTGCACGACTTGCAGATTCTTTAGAAGGAAAAATCTTTAAGGCAACAGAAGTCTCTACTGAATCTTTTAAGGTGTTCATATACTCCATTCTACTTAGACCGTATAGTCTACAAGTTCCATGAGCGCCTTGCCGAGTTTATTCTCACCTACAATCTTACGTTGCTTAAATTCACCATTGAAATCCGGCTCCACTGCACCTGTTGAAAGGAGATACTTACGTTCACCCTTTACTTTATTTAGCATTGCCTGGAAGTCCTTATCCTTCTCCAAGCGGAGTTCAAGCGCATACTTCAGGAGTCGCATCTTTTCATCCTTCCAGGAGAGTCCAGATTCCACTTTCTCCTTAAAGACTGTCTTCTTATCCCCTACAAGGTTCTTCTTAATTAGAGTTAATTGCTCGTTAAGCAAATCGTAATACTTCTTGGCTTTTGCCTGCGCAGCAACCTTCAGTTGTGCAACGGATGTTCCATAGAATCCAGTAGTCTGGAAGAGCGCGGCCTTCTCAGGTTGATTGGAGAAGAGTTTATACTTCATACCCGCAAGGAAGTGCTCGATTGTAGGATAGACTGCCTTCGTATCCTCTTCATCGGGGATATTGATAGGAATCATAAGAGATATCCACTTACGTGTAATATCATCTTTTGTAATCGGCGCCTCAATTGAGAATTGGACTACCTGGCTTGGTGCATAGGTGGCCTGTGGCTCAACCTTCTTTACTGACTGGACAAAGTCTTCTCCTTCTTCCTCCAGGTCCTCGCCAACTGACTCACCAGGGCGTGGTGCACTCCCCTGCTTGAGGAGAACAGGGGCCCCTTGGGCCTTCGGCGCATTCGCAGCCACCACCTTTCCATCTGTGACACGCTTGAAGATAAACCAGCGATTCATGAAACTGAATTGCTCGATAGCAGGAAACTTCTCCAGACCGTACTTGCGGTCCTTTGCCATCTCATAACTCGCCGAGAAGAGATTAGTCGAAGCCTTCAGACCGAGTTCATTGACGGGGTCCTTTACAAGTTCACAGCCAATTGTGTCCATCTTTGCCACCAGAAGATCCCACGGCATCAGATACTCCTCGTGAGGAAGTCCAATCGAGGCAAACTCCACTGTGATGGCCTTTCCAAAGCCGTCATCTGTTGTAGGCAGTTCTGTACCTTCATAGTCCTTACGAATCGTCCAGATGGTCTCTTCACCCTCCTTTCCAATATACGAGTCACCTGTCTTCACTTCATGCAGAAGTTTAAACACAGAATCGCCATCGAAGCAGCATCCCACGAAATATCCACCAACCTTCAGACAATCTGCTATATTTCGTAGGAAACCATCAAAGGTCGTCTTATCCTTGAAGAAGTAGTGAAGGGCAAACATACACGAGATGACATCCGCCTTGTTTTGTAAGACACCCATCATTTTTTCTACATAGGGTGGAACACCGCCGCCTGTATTCTGGCCGAAGAGAGTGCGCAACATCTTCTTCTCCTCCTCTGTGCGACCCGCCTCACCTGTAATAATCGGCATGGTTACATCACCTGCCACAAAGATAATATCGGGTACTTTTGCGCGACCAAGATCCAGAATAGCCTTCAGCATACGATTATACGCTCCATTATTCTTATCCAAGATATCAATCATTGCATAATCAATACCGAGCACAAATTTAGGCATGAGTTTTTCCCACTTGTGGAGGTCACCACCCTTTCCACACGCCATGTCAATCAGCACCTTTTCTTTCTTGGAGTCACCGAGCACTGACTTCAGAAGTAGCTGATACTTAATCCAGTCGTTGTGGAAATATCGCATGGGGCGCATATAGGTTTCACTGAGCGCAGTAATCTTCCGCTGACCCGAATAGACCATCTTACGCGGAATATTTGTGCGCGCCTTAATAAGTGCTTCAATCTCCTCCCCTTCGGGTGTTTCAGTCCCCTTACAAATCATAGACGGCGTAATGGGCTCATAGATACTGTTCCAGGTCTCATTTGCAACAAACTCGCCATTCATGGTTCCCTTGACTGCATTGCCAATTCCTCCCGCGGCCTTGCGAAACTTTTCCGTCTTATCATAGCGGACACGCATAGGAATCCAGCGCCAACCAGGCTCATTACTTGGCTCGTAGCGCATCTCTACAATGCTTCCATCCTGAATGATTTCGCCGAGTTCACTTGTCACATAATCCATATTCTGAACATTATCTACCTTACGCTCGCAGTATGAAGTCGATGCAAGTGTATCAATATAGTTCATGGGAGAGAACTCAATAGCACGATAGCCACCACGCTTTCCCTTCTCCCGTGTCCACCGCATTGCCAGTACTGACTTACGAGGGTCATTCATAATCTCATCCTCGCGACTTGATACATAGAGAACAAGACGCTTGTATCCGTGTAGGGGTTCAAGGTCCGTGGTAGGATTTTTTCCATAATGGATCTTATCCTCGTTGAACTCCTTTTCAATCATCACAAGGAAGTCAATCGTATTCTCATCGGCCGGCTTCCATTTGAGTTGCTCCATGAAGGGTGAGTTCGCCTTTTCAGGGAGGGGCAGTGCATTTGGAGTGAAGATAAGTCCGTCTGTGTGATAGACCCGTGTCTTATTATAAGGAAACGCCTCGTTGTTAATGACTTTAAAGATAGAGAGTTCATCCTCCTTCGAGCCGAAGAAGAACTTCTTTGCACTGACATTCAAGAGAAGATTCCGCTTTCCTTCATATCCCTTGATAGTGATCTCGGGTTCAGTACCCCATGACTCTATAAATTGTGCGAGTGCTGCGTGGCGAGTCCCCTCCTCGACCCTACCCTCCTTAGGTTTCTCATAGAAGGGGAGGTTCCAGATTTTACTTTTGTTGAGGTAGTATACATCAAACAGCAGGAGCAGATTGGTTGAACGACCGGGCTTTTTCACTACGACTCCATCCTCTGTCGTACTCTCCTCACCCTTTCTCCGCGTCACCCATTCACCGTCAAGGAGAGAATTTGCACATGCCATTTGTCTTAGACCCGTTGCATAGACATTGAGCGCCATATCAATCATATAGAGGTAACCCTCTTTATTAACAAAGGCGAGTACACGAAGGCCATCCGCCTTATCTGTTACATTATAGCCGTCACGAATATTCGGCTGTCCTGTTGTACGCTCGGAACGCATGTGTTCGAGAAGAAGTGTGCGCGGTTTGACACCACGGAATTCAGGCGGTTCTGCGCGAAGTTCGGCACATGTAAGGTACTCTGAAATGACGGAGCGTTTTGTGGATTTCTGAATAAGAATTGAATTCTTCTGTATACCACGGAGTACTTCACCAATACCCGTGATGAGCCGATTCAGGTAGACACCCATTTCCTCCTTATTGCGCTGCTCTTTAGAGGTATTTTGATTCATCTTGGTCTTTTCGCTCTCTGTTAGATCCTCGCGCAGAAGCTCCACTTCAATCTCATAGGTCGGCGGATTACGCGCAAACTTCTCTTCATTGAAGGTCTTGACCCAATTGAATCCATTGCGGCCTGAACTCGTCGAGCGCACCATAGAGAGGTCGAACTGAACACCGCCTTTTTTGAAACTCCAGCGCCTAATCAAACGAAACGCCTTGTTGAGATTTGCCCATCCTTCAAAGGCTTTCTGGACGTCCTGGTGCAGCTCGGTTGTATCACTATTCCCGCGGTCGTGCTCTTCACGAGTCTTAATGCAAATACCGTATTCATTCACATTAATCGTATCGCGAAACTTATCTTCAGCACTACGCTTCTCAATCTTCTTCTTTACAATTGCAAGCCATCCCTTATTATTTAACTTATTGTCATTACAGTATTCCTTAATATCCTCAAATGAATTCAGGGTAAAACGAAGACATGATTCACAGAGAATGTTGAGTTTGTCATCGCTGTTTGAATTTACTTCTTCAAATCCCTTCTCTTTCAGACGGCGGATGATTTTGAGAAATGAATCGGCGTCGATACCGCCATCCTTATTAAATGTGACTTCTAGCTCATGACTGCGATGGGACATCCATCTTTCGAGCATGTCCTTTAGTCCGTCGACTTGATCTTTACTCAAGTCCATCTGAATCCTACTGCTTGTACTGAACTTCTACACAGTTCAAACTTTAACCTCGTCTCCAGTACGCCCGTTCAGATGCCGAATTGCCTGTAGACGACCAAGTGCACGCGCATAGTCCTCCTTCAGGATTTTTCCTGACTCACTACGGGTTGTAGGGAGTCCTCCATCGAGCGCCTTCCACTGCTGTTTCATCGCCTCCAGAGTTCCCTCCGCCATAGGATACTCACACTGCCACTTTGCATCTTCGCGGTCACTCATCCACTTACCGAGACCACCAAGTGTGATACCCCGTTCACCTGCTGAACGATAGCGCTCACGAGACCAGAGGATGGGCTTCTCAGCAGTCCAGAGTCGGAGATCCTTCGGAACAAAGGTCACCTTCTTTTCATTTTCATGGATGCGAACCCATTGGATTCCACAGAGTGCACTCACTGCCTCTTCAAGGAGTTCAAAGTTCTCTTCAGAGGCGTTTTCAACATTCGTGCCGAGGGCATCACAGACCTTCGACTTTGTGCCACGGCGACATCCTTCGCCTGTTTGGGCACGCTCCTGAAGACGAACAATGTGGTCACTCAGAATCTTCTTTCGAAGCACTTCACTTCCTGCGCGGTATTCAGGGTCTGTTGACCAGAGCCAGAGGGAAACTGGACCCGGAGGATTCAAGCGTGCCCACTGAATACCGTATTCGGTGAGGGTTGTTTCATCCACAGGCATGGAGATCTGTTCTCCAGGCATTAAGATGAGTTCGGGGACCTTCGACTTATTTGGATTTTGTTCGATACTGGAAAGTAGTGATTCCATCCTTACTTTCAAGTATTTGCGTTCTAAGTTTAGACCCTTACACTTCCTGTCGTAGAGTCTCCATCTCCTTGTCGCGCTGCTCGAAATTCACACGGTTCTGCTGGCAAAACTGAAGAAACTTCTCAATCTCTGCAACGATAGTCTGGGAGAGTTTGCCGACATCGAAAAAAATACCATTTGTATTTTCAGTGAATTCGACTTCGTTCCGCTTAAGGATGCGGAAGAGTTCCTCCTGCTCGGACTTTATCAGAATCTTAATGGCCTCCCAGAGTTTTCGGCGCCGGTCATATTCATCCTGGGGTAGACTTGCGACTTTTGATTCTGTAGGGATTTCTGAACTACTCATCTATTAATTGGATTCGTCTTCCTCCTCCTCTTCTTCCGCGTTGTCTTCGGCGTCTTCGGCGCCTTCCTCGTCCTCCTCCTCTGCAGTGGCAACTGCATCCGCCTCCGCCTCCGCCTCAGCAGCATCCACATCGACCTCCGTAAACTCTTCCTCCTTCTTCTCCTCTGCAGCAGCCTCGCCTGCAGCACCCTTCACCTTTCCCTTAAAGATGCCAACAGACAAGATGGATGTATCATTGACCTGATAGCGCGACTTCTTAATCTCTACGCGAACCGTATCTCCAACCTTGACGAGGTCATTGAACTCCACTTCACCAATATGCAGGTCACGAGGCACCATGACACGAATGGCTCCCTGGTAATCAATGTACATACCCATACGATTCTGACGAATTACGGTACCCTCAATTACAATTCCATCAGGAGGCTGTAGAACCTTCGCAGACGCCTCGGCATAGAAGAGAATATCTCCAGTGTAACGGCCTTTTTCGACCATTCCCATACTGCGTGAAATCATCTTCACTGAGTTGGGAAGAACATAGCCGTTTCGTGAGCAGCGTCCTTCGTATTGCTCCGTAATTTTCTTTGTAAGAATCTTATCAACATCTGTAATATCCTTTCCCATATCCTTTGCAGTCAGAGTGACTTTCGTCTCAAACTGTATATCAAGCTCCATAGTACCTTTCCTAGTAAATGAAAGTATTAATCAATTTTAGACCTCCCCTGCTTTCCTGCTTTTTGACTTCTTCTTTCTCTCTTCAAGTTTCAAGTGGCCGCCCTTATATGATTCAATGCTACGATAGAAGAAGCGTTTTACTTCGTTTCTCTTATTCATTATCCCCTTTTTGTCCATGATGCGCAGAGCTAAATCGAGTAAGAAACAGCCGCTAAAGGCACCGCGAATCGGTTTAATGCTATCTTCATCAAGACCAAGGTCAATTCCATCAGGGAGTGTTTCAATTACAGATGCAAGTGTAGTAAGTAGAGGGTCTCTCTTGCTACGATTTGAACTCAATGAACATTCGCTACCAACAGGCATTGTTGCATCAGGTGCCACTGCACGCGCCGTTTTAAAACAGATATGGCTTGATTCATTAGGCACTAAAAATCCGTAGAATAGATGCTCAAGATCTTTTGAATATGCGGTTGTATTAAAATTAATCTTAACGATAGAGTCCCCCTCTGTCAAGTGTTCAATTGTCTCTGGGCTACAGTTGTCTTTCTCGCAGCGATATTTCATTTCACCGCTGTGAAGATCTACAAATCGGAAGAGCCAGTTGTCATCCTTTTCAATATATTGGTCGCGGAAAAGATGTCTATTTGTTTCAAAGTCTTCAGTATTCCTCCAAGCACTTACTAGCTTAAATTGTTCTGAACTTGTGAGGAATTCATCCCACATTGCCTCTTTTACTGCGCGAAGAAATAGAGGTTTCCAATTTTCATCATCTTTAACCTTTTCATATAAATAACCTACCATACCGAGTTTCTCTTTTACGATCTTCATGAGAGTATCATCATTCGAATAGAGTTCCTTCAGAACTGTAAGAATAAATCTAGGTGGAATGTACTTTCCTTTTTCAATTTCAAAAATCACCTTCTTATCATTGCCCGCTTCCATATGTTCAATCCACTTCTCTACAGCAGTCCAGAGAGGAGGTATCTCTTCCTCTTCCTCAGCCTCAGCCTCATCCACGGCAGCAGCAGCCTCAACCGGTTCATCAACTACAGTTGCATAGGAGTCGCGCTTCGGGGGAAAAGGAGCTACACGCAGCGCAAGTGGAATAATTTCATCGTGGAGTTGGTCAGGCTGGAAGAGAAAATATCCATTTTTATAGATGATATGTCCCTGCTTTCCAAAGAGTTCCAAATGCAATGATATATTTTTATATATGATATTATGAATCATCATTGAAATTGCCTTCTGGGGAACATCATCCACAGAGAGCGCCTCTTCAAGTCCTTCAATAGAGAGAAATGCCTGTTGATGACCGTCCTCTGTTTTAAATAGATTCTTTATCTTCTGAATGAGTTGGTGCTCGCGCCATTTTGCAGAATATTCCGTATATGTCTTATCTGTTGAAGTATCTGCATCAACAACTACAGAGGGTTTACACTCAAAACTCTCACAGCGTTCCATCCAGTCACACAGCGCACTAAAAGGTGTATCATTTCGTAGAGGAACCTCAACTTTCGTGCCGTCACTTCGCACAACTGTGCGCGTTGACCGCCGATTGCCTTGACTATCGACCATGGGCACTGCGGTGAGTTTTGTTATGCTGATGGCTTCGCGATTCAGATTACAGTCCACACCGTATTCCTTCAGAACACGCGATACACGACCAACCTGAATCGCCTTTTGAACGGCCGTTCGGTAAGTATACAGATCAACCGTTTCACGATCTGCGGCATCTCCGCTAAATGCATTTGCCAGTAGATAGACGGTACAATTACGCTCCTCCTTAGGAAGCAGCGCGTGACTACAGGTACGAATACCACGACCCACAATCTGCTCTGTCTTATTTAAGTGAAACCAACTATCAAAGATATAAATCTCGCGGATAAACTTCAAATCAATACCTTCGCCTGCAACTTGGGAACCGATGACAATCTTGATTTTACTTCCGTCCTTGTTGTCAGACTGTCTCTGTGCCTGAATTGAAGTCTCATTACTTGGAGAGAGTTCAGCAACACCTGTAAGAAGTACATATTTGGCAGGGACAAACGGGTGGCCCGTGTGCCCCTTTTCCCGTGCAGGACACATTGCGCACTGACGACCGAGTGTTCCAAGGGCTCCACCCTTCAGAAGTCCACGACCAGACAATGCGCCATAGAGTGTATATCCATTAGCCTCAAGAGCAAGCGCAATACTTAGCGCACCTACAGGTACAAATCGACTGTAGATAAATGCACAGCCCTTCGCATGTCTCACTTGTTGAAGAAAGAACTTTGTCTTGGGACTAAATTCACCGAGATTCTCTTCGAGTAACCACTCTTGGTCGTCTATTTGGTTTTCATACTGAACATTTGGTGTGCGAATTATTCCATCCTTTGCTCGGCTGCGGCCAGGTGCCTTCTGTGCCTCGCCACTCTTATCAAAAGTGAGGTCAAATCCACCCTTCTCAATGCGCTCTGCAAGGACGGTCTCATCATAGAGTTTAGGATAGATAAAATTGCCCGCTTGAATCAATTTATTTTGCGTTGCAATACCGAGGTCTTTGCCGAGTTTTTCTGTAAGTTCTAAGTAATCTGCGGCGGTCTTTCCTTCAAACTCGCATGGAATAATGGGTAGACTATTCTTTGCAAACTCTTCAACAATATCAGAGCCTTCTGTATCACGCCCTTCACGGTCCTTTGCAACATAAAACTCTCCATTAGGACCTTCAATTGGCCACCCTTCAAGTGTAGGTAAAACTCCACCTTTATAGGCCATAGGCATCAGACGCGTAGGGAAACTCAGAGGATTTTCACCTCGCATGAAACTCACATAGCGCTGGGCCACTTTGCCAAGTTTTTCTGCACCTCGCACCGTTAAAATACCAGATTTAGGGTCAAAAATCTCTTCGGTCAGATGGTCAGACTGTGGAACCTTATCATTGATTAGTAAAAGATTTAGCAGAGAGATAATCTCTTTGTGATTATTGAACATAGGTGTACCTGTTAAGAGAACAAGAACAAGTCCATCTGCAACACTTAGAACACGCTTTAGAGGTCCTGTTAGAATTTTTCCAGCCTTTGCATCCTTGACTTCGCCTTCGCCTCCAGGCGCATCGAGATTCTCAGATTCAGTTTCAACCATGTCGCGTAGATTGTGAGCCTCGTCAATAATGAGCATTTTACCGCTAAAGGTTTTACGAATCTCTTCATTTGCAAGTTCCTCCTGGTCAGGACGAAAACGCTCAAGGATTCTCTTAATAACTCCAGCAAACTCAATGTAGCCGTAAATCTTGTATCTTGATTTTACAAGGTCCTTTACACGATTCTGTATGACCTTTGGATCGCGTTCAAGAAGCGAACCAGTGAGGCTCAGATATTTATCACCTGTACAGGAATTGATTGTATTCTGCTCGTCACCCTTTCCAATTCTCATTCTCTGTGCATCAAAAATAGTCTTTTCAAAGTTGGGCTGAATGTTTGGAGGGGCGAGAATATAGACTTCATCTTGAGAATAGCGGTCGAGATATCCTTCGGCGATTGTGATGGCTGCACAAGTTTTACCTACACCTACACCGTGATAGAGAAGGACTCCTTGGTACGGTGTAGATGGAGAGAGAAATGTGGAGACGAATCGCTGAACAGGTGTGAGTTCAAAGTCCTTTTCCGTATCGCACGGATTTACATCGGCATCAATCTGGGATTGAATATCTGGTTGCTTGGCCTCGGCAAATTCGCGCTTGGACATAAGTTTCTCAATAAAGCGCGGGTCATCAAGATCAGGATAGAGGCCTGCCGCCTTTTCCCAGTTGTCTTGGTCCTCCCATTCAGTCTCTTCAGGCTCTTTGAAGTCAGGAAGAGTAGGAAGAGGGATTTCTGCTTCATTGGGTGTCGACACTTCAGATTCTGCCTCACTATCTTCATCTGCATCTGAGTCAAATTCCTGTACAAGTGGTGTTGATTTAATTGTTATACCCTTTCGTTCAGGTTTTTGTACTGGAGGTAGTGGAGCAACAGGTTGAGGAGGTTGCACAGGAGGTGCGGGTTGAGGAGGTGCGGGTTTTGCAGATATAGGTGGTGTCTTATTTTCATTAATATAGTTGTAATCCTCTTCGTCTTCTTCCTCCTCTTCTTCTTCCTCCTCTTCTTCCCCCTTTTCTTCCTCCTCTTCTTCCTCCTCTTCCTCCTCTTCTTCCCCCTTTTCTTTCTTCTCTTCATTTTCTTGAACAGAACTTGCAGATTCTGGGGATGCAGATGTAGAAGGTAGTTTCACAGGAGATACAACAGCCGCGGCAGGAGGTGGTTGTGCAGGAGCTGCAGGAGGTGGTTGTGCAGGAGCTGCAGGAGGTGGTTGTGCAGGAGCTGCAGGAGGTGATTGCGCAGCAGCGGCAGCAGCGGCAGCAGCTACAGGAGTTACTTTAGCCTCTTCTTGAGAAACTACCTCCTCTTCAGGCTCATCATCCCTAATTGGACTATTATCACCCATCTACTAAGAGACTTGAAACTTCTTATACAATGCCCGCGCCAAGCACAAGAGGGCAATAATTGCGCAGAATGGTTGTAACTCGTAGAAGTACCTCCTTCTTTTCAACATTCTCATCGCGAATCTTTGATAAGGCCACATCAAGTGGAAACCATCCAAGGTCGCCAATTTCGCGTTTCATGTGCTCATTTGCATTTTCAAAGCTAACTTTCACATTCTCCTTCACATAGACAATGCGATACTTGTGGCAGTAGTGAATATGATTTGAGCCAAAAAAAGTCTCCTGTATCGGCTCCAAATTCTCAATCATTTGAACATCCTTCTCATGTAAACCCGTTTCCTCCCACATTTCACGAAGCGCACACTCACGCTCAGATTCATAAGGGTCACGCCGTCCCTTCGGAAATCCCCATTCGGGCGTTTCCCAACCGGGTCCAATCTTGCTAAAGATATCAGTAAGTGTTTCACGCTCACCATTTTCATTAACGATACCATGTTCGCGAATAGCATCAAGTTTCAAACGGCTACTCTCCTTCTCCTGCCGATACTGTGTATGAGAATGGTCTGCCCCCCACAATTCATTCCAGAGTTGCTGAAAGGGGAGTTTCACAAACCGCTCCCGTTCTCGCATAGTCATTCCCTTTAATTGCCGAATAATGTAGATATAATCTGTAAGGCTGTACTTTCCACGCATCATCTCTACAAATCCGAGACTATCGCGTCTCTGAATCAGCAGATATTCAATCGGGCCCGCGCCCTCGAATCCTGTAATGGCGGAATCTTGCTCGGCAAGAACTTTTGAAGGGTTCCATCCTCCTCGTACGCGAATTGCAATAATGCCGTGGCTTGTAATAGGAGCCATACATTGTCTAAATCCATGACCTCCGCCACAATTTGAACAGCCTGCTCTCGCCTGTCGCATACCAACTTATTGTATGATAGGCCTTGAATCCTTAGACCTGGGGAAATATAATACAAATAAATATCTGACGCAAGCAAAGAGATGAAAATACCTCCCGAAGTCTGGGGGCCCTTTTTCTGGCATACCATTCACATAAGTGCCCTCGGCTATTCAAACAAACCGACCTACGCACAGAAAAAGGCCGCAAAGGAGTTTTATGAAAGTCTTGGGGTTATGATTCCGTGCCCAATCTGCCGCGAACACTTTGTAAAGCATCTTGAACTCTATCCGCTAACACCCCATCTCGATTCACGCGAGGACTTATTCAAGTGGACGGTGACTCTTCACAATGCAGTGAACAAATCTCTTAAAAAGCCTGAGTTCTCAGAATATGATGCAATTCAGTTCTATCGCCGCCTTGGTGCCCGTGGAAAGAATCCAACGATAACCCACATTGATTTTGAAGAGATTGACTATCGCTCTTTTGCACAAGGGCTTGGTGTAGGGGTCGCATCAGTGGCCGCCTTTGCAGGTGTAGTTTATCTGTACACTAAGTAAATGAGTGACTCATTTCCAGAAGAGATCTATGAGGGACTCAAAATCCCTTCCGGAAAAACGCATCCTGTTAAAAAAAGCGTGAAGGAACTTCATGTTAAAGATGTCATGACAAACGACCAAATAAAAGCGCGCGAAGGCACCTATTTTACCGAAAAGGAGGTGAAGACAATTCTTTCAGAGGATATTGATGTGTACCGTACCGACCCTGAAACAGGCGAAAAGCGTCTACTGGCAAAATTTCGCAAAAATGTCTTTACACCGGATGAAATTCGTATCGGCTGGGAGGGATTCTACCAAACGGCCGCCGCCAGTCGCAATCGTGGCGCTGCAGCTGGTCCTATTGATACAAAATCCGCCTATTGGAAGAAGCGCAATCCTACTGAAATCACAAAGTGGTCGGCGAAGTACATACAGGATGGAAAGGTCAGTAAGATGCGTGTAAACAACAATGTGATGAGCAGTGTTCTCGGTTACTTTGAAAAAACGCCCTTTATGGGACTTCCGTGCCGTCTCACGAGTTACACCCAGCGATTCTTCAAACAGTACAGACACGGTATTCCGTTCATTGAAGCCGTTGATGATAAATTTAAGCAGTTGGTGCCCGATGCGCACAAGAAACAGCATGCCGCTGCCTCAAAGAAGGCCATGTATCGCATTGAGAATACGGCCTTCAGTTCAGTTACTCTGAATCGTAATTTCCGCACAGCCCTTCATTGTGACGCTGGGGATTACATGGAGGGGTTTGGCAATCTCTCTGTAATTGAGCGTGGCGACTATTCTGGTGGATATACACTCTTTCCGCAATACGGTATCGGGTTCAACATCCGCACAGGTGATTTCTTAGCCATGGATGTACACCAGTGGCACTGTAATACGGAACTCTCAGAGACACCTGCGCAGGCCAAGAAGAATAAGGCACTTCCTGATATCTACAAGGATGATCCGACCACGGGAACATTTGGAACAAATAAGAACTTCACACGAATCTCATTTGTCTGCTATCTTCGTGATAAACTCCGTCAATGCGATGAGGGACAGACCCGCAAATACTACAATCGCATCAAGTTTGACCCTAAGAAAGGTCCGAAGTCGAAGTTTTCTGGGAAAACAAGAAAACATCATAAAGAAGAAGGGGAATGAGTACTGAAGACTATGCTCAAAAGATTCGCAATGCCCTTGCGATGACAAGTCGTTATATCGCGCCTCCGTCTGTCTCCTTTACGGCAAACACGGGCGAAGGGTTCATTGCATCTGTAACACCGTATCTTATCTGGGGGCTTATGGTTCTCTTTATCGTGGCACTTGTTGTTGTTATTGTTAACTACACAATCTATCCCATTTTTGACTTTGGCTCGACACCAAATGCTCTCATTCATATACCGCAATCCGATTGGACCTATTCCTGGGCAGATTCAGATCCTGCAGTAATGTTTGTAGATAGTGCCGCAGCAAAGACACTTCCGACAAAGAATTTCAGTCTCTATTTTGACACCAAAGTCATTGCAACCATTCCTACCGCCGATACAAACATGAAGTATGTACTTGTCTACAAGACAACTGCAGGCTCTGGAACTGCTGCCTCGGCGGCTGCAGCAGCGGCAAGCTCAGCAACTGCAGCAACCACTACACTTGCGACAGGAGCTCTTCCTCAAGGTTCAACCTGCTCAGCAGCTGATGTCCAAGCCATTGCAGGTGCTATTACAGCATCCAATACCTCTATGCCAACAGGTACTGCAGCAACTATGGTCCAACCCCTACGCACATTTAACCATCTCAATGATGCGACACTCGGTGTTCCATCTGACCCGTCTCTAATTGCCTTCTATGATGCAGGTGCTTCAAAAATCATTGTCTATTTGGCTGTGGCTGCAGCAACCACTGGTTCAACACCTAATTGGCTTCATGTGTCCACGGATATTACACCGAATGTACCCTATCGCGTAGGTATTGTTGTGAGTGATTCAATCATGGAACTCTACTTGAATGGTAAGTGGGCCGCGAGTACAACCTTTGGAGGAAAGATACCGATGGGCGGGGACAAAGATACCCTTTTCAGTGTTCCCTCTCGCTATTCTGCCAATGTAGTCGTACGAAATCTAGGAACAACAGATCGTGTAGTCTCTTCCGGTGAAATGCGTGGCATAGGAACTCCTGCTCTTCAATAGAGAGATGATCATCTGGTTCATCGCGGCATTTATCATCATAATTACAATTTATGCATTTAGCGTATTTTTAACACCCAAAATAACGACGAGTTCTGATCCAGGTCCATGGATTCTTGATGGCAATCAGGGTTCGACAGGCCAGGTGAATAACAACGGCACTTATGTGACAAACTTCTTGAAGAATCAGAGTTCAAGTTTCCGTATTATGTATTACATACAGTCACTTCCTCGTACTGCGTCTGTCTATGATACCACCACAAACACTGCAAACTTCAATCCTAATACAGATTCATTCGATATCTGTGATACTACAGCAGGCACATGTGTACATCCTGGATTTGCGAAGCTTCTACAGTTTGACACCTCTCTCTGGATTGAACTTCTACAGGCACCTGACGCATCTCGTCCTGGACTTCCCAAGACACAGGTCTGTATTCAGACAACCGACCAGACAGGCAAGTTATATATTGAGACCTTTGCACTACCACCCTTTCCTCAACAGAAGTGGGTGATGCTCACACTCTCGCACGAGGGCTCCAAGTACGATGTCTATTACAATGGTCACTTAGCAGCCTCGCTAAAAACAACCAATGTTCCAAAGCCGACTGCATCAAATCTCGCTTTATCCGATGGAACTTTTACAGGCAGAGCCGCCTATCTGCTTTCAAAGACGAGTGCGATGAGCGCATCTGAAGTTGCCTCCGATTATGCAAACAACACAAATACACTTGGAGAGCCGTATGACTCACTCTTTCCTTCATTAAACCTCAATCTATGTCCCTCCGGCAATTGTTTTTCAGGGCCCTCCGTTCGTCCCAGTAATCCGCTTGTTGTGTGGAAGTCCGACTACTAAAACCCTCGCTCAAACAGAATGAACGCTGCCCCCGCCACATCGTCCGCAGGTACACTAGGAAGACTTGTAGGTGGTATTGCAATACTTGTAGTAGGAGGTGTTCTGCTCTATTACATGTATGATTACATGTTCAATGTTACCCAGACTCAGGTAAAGGCTTCAGTTGTTCCGAATCCGATTGCCTCTCCTACGACTCTCATTCAGTACCCTGGTACATCGCAGGATGATGTAAAACTCTCTCAATATGTATTTACGGGTGGTGAAATGACAGTTAGCTTCTGGATGTATGTAACGGGCGCTGGAAGTGATACAACAAATAAGCGCCACATCCTGAATCTGGGTACATCCCCTACAGATGATGCCTCCACTCTCATTGTCGCACTGGGTGGTAAGACAAATACGCTCCATGTTCATGTAAATGACGGCAGCAGCCCGAGTTTCGTGTTCAACAATTTCATGACAACGAGCCCCGACAGCGATACGGCTTCTCCGTGCAATGTGCAGAATGTTGAATTCGGTCGGTGGGTCAATGTAACTGTTGTACTGAACAACAATCTGTGCGATGTCTACATGGACGGCCGTCTCTCACGCTCCTGTGTGCTCAAGGGACAGTTCAAGGTGAATGGCTCTGCAACAACACCGCTCTATTTCTTCCTTCTGAACCCTGATATTGGAACGGCAAGTGCTCATGTAAAGACGGACTGGACTGGAAGTCTGTCAGGCGTTAATTTCTATAACTACGCACTTTCCCCGGATGAAACCTATCGTATCTACATGGCCGGTCCTTCCGGCTCATCAGGTGATTTATGGTCGGCAATCAAGTCATTCTTTGGTCAACTCGCACCGACTGCACCTGTCACATCATAAAGAATCCTTCTTAGTTCACACATAGGAGTCAACTTATCAAGTTCACTCCTTTGTGCGTAGTCCGTGGAAATGAATATCTACAGTTTGTAGATTGTGATGGAGGCTTCCCTGAACACCAGCAGTGGCAGTTTCATATTTGGAAATGGACTTGTCCCACAGATTCTCCTTGCACTCATTGCGGGTATAGTGGTATTTCTGATTTTTTTCAGTTTTGAGTCCCTCGTAAAGACATATTACAAGTATGCGATGTCAAAGACTGTTATTGTTCCGAATACGATTATGAGCAGTCAGTCGATTGTTGTCCGTCAGGACCCCAGTGATCCGAACAGTAAAATGCTACTGCCGTCAGACAATGAATTTACAGGCGTTGAATTCACCTACAGTTTCTTCCTGTTTATTGACCCGGCGACCTTTGACTCAAGTAATGGCCTCAAACATGTCTTCTACAAGGGCTACTCCACACCATTTCCGCTGTTGGGTCCGGCCGTATTCGTTCGTTCAGATGAGAACACACTCCGTATCTTTATGAACTCCTACAAGGCATGGTACAGCTATGTGGACATTCAGAATGTACCCGTACAGAAGTGGTTCTATGTGGCCATTGTATTCCGTGCGAACAATCTTGAGGTCTATATCAATGGAAATATGAAGGGTCGTATTCCCATGGAGAAGACCTATCCTTACCAGAACTATCAGAATCTGATTATCTTTGGCCAGAGCAAGTTCAACAGCAACACAACCCTTGGCAATAAGGTAGTCAACCTCCAGGGTGTTGAGGAGGACTATAAAGTGACAGGCACAATGGCGGGTCAACTCAGCCGTTTCTATCACTACAGATATGCCCTCTCCTTCGCTGAAATCCAGGCCAATGCAAACCAGGGACCGAGTTCTCAGGTTGACATGCCGAGCACACAGTCTGCGAGTTCCTACATGCAGAATGCTCTGGTTGATTCTTGGTATACAAGCTAAAGAATCCTATATCTTAAAGACTTTACTAGTGGGATTTAGAATCCCGATATTAAAGCCTCACGAAATAGAAGGGTAAGCAATGACTGGAGGCGGTCTATTAGGACTTGTAGCCTATGGCTCTCAAAATGTAATTCTCAGTGGAAATCCGGATATGACCTATTTTTACAAGGTCTTTCGCCGCTATTCACACTTTTCAATGGAGAGTGTCTCTGCACAAATGGATGGTCCCGACCAACTCTTTTTTGATCAACCCATTAAAGTTCGTTTCAAGATTCCTCGTGTAGCCGACTTGGTAAGCGACCTCTATTTTTCTTTTAAACTTCCTGATATCTACAGCAAATATATCTCTCCACGAGTTCGTAATTTTCAATATGAATTTCAATGGTCAAAATACATTGGGTGTGCACTCATTCAAAATGCAGCGGTCTTCATTGGTGGCCAGAAAATCCAGGAGTTTGATGGCTCTTATCTTCTTGCAAGAGCACTTGCCGATATTCAAAGAGATGAATTTGCAAAATGGGAGCGGCTTGTTGGTAATGTAGCAGAACTTGTTGACCCAGCAAACGGTATTTATGCGGGCGGTACAAATCAGACCGGCTACCCGAATGTACTTATTGACCCGACAAGACCTCTCGGTTCACAATTCAACCGCCCATCCATTTTTGGACAGACCATTCGTGTTCCACTGCCGTTCTGGTTTACACAGAATACTGGTTCTGCTCTTCCACTTGTAGGTCTTCAGTATCATGAATGTGAAGTTCAGCTCACACTAAATCCAATTAATCAACTCTATACTGTTCTTGACGCATCAGGATTCCGTGTGGCTCCTGGAGTTCAGACAACTGCATCTGTAACGAATCTGCGCTCAAATCTTCCGGATTACACGACGGTTGTAGATATGAGTGGACAACTTAATGCATTTTTAACTGATATTGGTGCAGTTGTGCCTGCGCTCAATACATGGAGCCTTCAACCTACAATTGAGACAACCTATATTTATCTTCCTGAGCAGGAGCGCAATCTATTTGCATCGACACCTCTATCCTATCTTCTACATCAAGTCACATGGTATCCCTTTCCAGCCCTCTACACTCGCCAGATTCTAGACCTCGAAACACATAATCCAGTAGAACGCTTACTCTTTATTAATCACCGTTCAGATACACTTCAGTATCGTAATGACTTTGCAAATTGGACCAATTGGTGGAATTATCCATCAACGCCGTATCTACCTCCGCCAAATGCTGTGCCTCTCTTAACACAAGCCTTTTCATCAGGTGTACTCATTCAATTTGCACAACTCCAGATTATACAGAGTCTACGAGTTCTCTGTGATGGTAATGAAATTCAGGAGATGAAACCGATTGACTACTTTACAAAGGTCGTTCCCTATAAATATACAAACGGTGACCCTGGCGAAGTGCTACCAATCTACAGTTTCTGTCTTCACAGTCCAGACCACCAACCTTCAGGCTCCTTGAATACTAGTCGCATCCGTGTCTTTCAAGTTGAGATCAGTCCGTATACACTGCCGCCAAATACAACCTATGTATATGATTTGACCATCTATGTAGAATCCATCAACTTTGTAGAGTTTGCGTCAGGTATGGGTGGACTGAAGTATGCTCTATAAATAGGATGGGGCAAGGAGCAAGTCAATTGTTCGATAATCTTACATATAACCCCGATGTTCAGCGTCAAAAGGCAGCGGACCAAAAAGAGGGAGCAAAGATTCGTGATACATATCGTGAAATTCTTACAAAAACTCAAAAAGAGATTACAAAAATGAGTAGCGCTGGAAACCTAACACCCGAAGGAACTACATTACTACAGGGTATTATTGATAAGGAAGTACTCTGGTTAAAAAATAATCCAACTGCATTGTCAGACACAATCTTTGCAGAGACCCAAATATTTAGTGATGCTTTTGTAGCAGAAGCAAATGCTGATAAGATACGAATTGTATTTTTTAATGCCCTAAAACTCTGGAACTATACACTTCTACAACTCCAGAATCAGAATCTAGTCTCTGCGGATAAAGCAGTACAGTTCCAAAAAGTGCTCGACCAAAATCAAGTCTGGTATACCAAGAATTTAAATTCATCTCTTGAGACACTTCAGGAACAGATTGCAACCATTGTAAATAGTGCGGCGTCTATTCTGAATGAGCCTGCTGCAATTCAAAGGATACATGCCGAAGCAGAAGCAGCCCTTACCACATCTTCAGGTAATCTTGATAAATTAATTGCAAGCGCAAACGCAGCCAAAGCTGAAAAGGAGAAACAGGAGGAATCAGAGTTCAGTGCAGCACGCGTAAAGCAGAAAATCTGGGACCAGACGATTTCGGGTATTGTTACAATGCTCTATTTAGTGATTGGCCTCTATGCGGGTTCTCTTATTACGAACGATTCACTAGTTCGTCCTGTATCGATTCGTGTTGTCTATTTTATTTACGCTGTGATGCTTTGGTTTCTTGTACTCCCCTACTACATCTATCGCTCCTATACAAATCATCCTCCCTTTATGGGGGCCTATTTATTTCCACTCTATCCTTACAATCCAGATGAAGTGAAGAAGGACTCTTTTTTCGAACAACTTGTCTGGTACAAGGAGCTCCCTTTAATCAAAAAAGCCCATGAAGACTATGCTGCTGCTGCAGTGGCTGCGATTGCAGCGCAAAAATCCATAGGTTAAACCCGAATGGCGAATATCTACTTAGAAATGGCTCCTATTATTGTAAGTGTGATTACACCGACTTACAACAGAAGGCGATTTATTCCATATCTTATCAAATGCTATGAAAGTCAGAACTACAAGAAAGAAAGCATGGAATGGATTATTCTTGATGATGGACAAGACAAAGTGAAGGACTTATTTGATGCCGCGGCCAAGAGAATTCCTAATATTCGGTATATTCCTCTTGATGAGAAACTGACAATTGGTGAAAAGCGCAATCGCCTGAATGATGAGGCAATCGGTTCCATTATTGTCGCCATGGATGATGATGATTACTATCCACCTGAACGCGTAAGTCATGTAGTGATGCGTTTTGCAAATAATAAGGAGGTGCAACTTGCAGGAACTTCAGAGGTCTATATGTACTATTCAGATGTAAAGGAGATTTATAAACTCGGTCCTTATAATCCGAATCATGCAACGAATGGCACAATGGCCTGGCGAAAGTCATATTCAAATTCTCATCGATATGATGATACTGTTACGCATGCGGAGGAGCAATCCTTTCTTGAAGGCTATAAGCACAAGATGATTCAACTCGACCCCTTTAAGGTGATGCTTGTGATGAGCCACAGTGAAAATACATTTGATAAGAAGAAGATGCGCGAGGATGTTGGAAAGAATCCGTTTATTACGAAGACGAGTTACAAGATTAAAGACTTCATAAAAGATTCTGAAATGCGCGCTTTTTTTGCGAATGCCTAAAGTTACATCCAAAACGCTCTTTAGTTAAATGATACATAACGCCGATGTATTTACAGATGTATATAATCGACCGTTTGTAAATGGCTGTACTTCGGAATCACCTATGATTGATCAACCATCAAGTATACGCTTCTCTCTTCGTGCGCACCAGCGTGCAATTATATATAAAATGAATAGTCTTGAAACTTCACTACAAAAAGGACTTGATATTTCGGGTGAAATGCTCTTCAGTCGCTATGCGATTCTGGGCGATTCTGTTGGTGTAGGTAAGTCTCTTATGGTGCTTGGACATATTGCGAGTAAGCGGAACAGCCCTCCTCCAGTCTCCTATAAATCTCTGAATGATGAATCAACGCCCAATCTCTATAGTCTTAAAACAAGAGTCTACAGTGATTTATCGAATTCACCTGCACTTCTTGTAGTGCCTCATACATTATTTAGACAATGGGAAGAGTATGTTACAAAACAGACAACTCTAGAGCCATTTTATGTACGCAGTAAGCGTTCACTCGATTCGAAGACATTGGTTAAGAAAATGATGGAGTCGGATTTTGTACTTGTAAGTAATACTCTACTGGGAAAACTTTTAGAGGAGGTACATAATAAAGTGTATTTTTCTCGAATCTACATAGACGAAGCTGATAGTATTTATGTTCCAAGTACACACACCTTTCCTACGGGAAATTTTATCTGGTTTATTTCAGCAACATGGCCAAATCTAGTCTTTGAGAATGAGCGTGTATGGCTTTCAAATCAACATGTACAGCGAATTATGCAGCGTCCAGACTTTAATCAATATGATCCGTCGTTTCAGGCGCAGTTTGCGGAGGCGCTTGTGACAGGTCGCGGATTTTTTTCACGCTATACTTCGCGGTCAGGACTCTATCTACGCGATTATCTACGAAATCATCATCCGTTTCGTTCACACGTCGTACTTCGATGCCGCGATTCTTTTATTCAGGAATCGATTTCACTGCCTCCACTCTTTACACAGACCATTCTCTGTGAACCGACCGTTGCGCAGAGAATTTTATCGAGCGCAATTCCTACCAATATACAGAATCTTCTAAATGCGGGTGATATCACCTCGGCACTCACTGCGCTCGGTGTTCCATCCGATTCACCAATGAATCTCATTCAGGCTGTTACAGAGCATCGCCAGAAGGAGCTCAAGCGCCTTGAACGCCTCTATGTTTTCAAGTCTGAGGAGGAGTACGCATCGCCGCAGGTGAAGGAGCAGGCGCTGGCAAATCTACAGAGTAAAATCAATGGTCTCAAGGAGCAGATTGAGAGTATCAAGCAGCGCATTGAAAATTATAAGAAGGAGATTTGCGCAATCTGTTTTGATGAACCGAATGATGCAGTGCTAACACCGTGCTGCTCGCGCATCTTCTGTGGTGGATGTATTCTTATGAGCCTGAGCCGTATTCAGGGATGTCCAATGTGTCGCTCGCCCATACAGGTCGGTGCGTTACAGGGTGTTTCAGAGAAAGTTGCTGCACCGCGAGCTGTGGCTGTCGCACCCACTCCGCCCAAGAAGATTGATGCGCTACTGAATCTAATTCGGTCGAAGCCGAATGATCGGTTTCTTGTCTTCAGTCGTTATGAAAACCCTTTTAGAATGATGCAAGAGAACCTGGAGGCTGAGCGGATTACAGTGGAGACTGTAAAGGGTAATAAGGATGTTGTAAATAGTGTATTACACAAGTTTGATTCAGGTGAGTCACGAGTCTTATTACTAAACTCGAATCACGCAGGGGCCGGTCTGAATATCACATCGGCTACCTATGTAGTGTTATGGCATGCTATGACAACGGAGGAGGAGAAGCAGATTCTGGGGCGTGCGTACAGAATGGGGCGGACAAGTCCGTTGAACTTTGTAAAGTTGGTGCATCCTGATGAGGTTCGAAATTAAAAATTTCTCACCAGATCTGCTCAGCTGGGAGGTTCGGAGCTGAAAGCTCGCGGCCTCCACCCAAAACAAAAAAACACCCAGAAAGTAATGCGCCTCGCCATCTGTCTTTTTGGTCAACCGCGAAATTATAAAAAAGGATATGAAGTACTTACGAACTTTATAAAAAAACAAGAGAATACTACGGTCGATATTTTTTATCATGCATGGATACTCGAGCCAGGTCGTATTTATGCAAGTCAAAGCCCAAGAAAAATTCCCATTCAAGAATTAATTCCTGATAAGAATATACAAAGCAATCTATTTGAACTCTATAAACCTGTTGCTCATGTCTACGAAACACAAAAAACAGACTTCTCCCCTCAGCAATTTGAAACAACTCTCGCCTATAAAAATACAGTGAGTCCAAAGAAAAAGGAAAACATGAATAATATTTTCTCACAGATGTATTCTAGATCAGCTGTTCGTAATCTACTCAATCAATATATCCTTACAAATAAGGCATATTACAATACAATTATTATGACACGATTTGATTATGGAGGTACCCTTGATTTCAAACTCAGTGACATTGACCTCTCGTACACATATGTAGCAGGAAAAAACTATCCGCAACGATGTATTTTGCCTGATACATTTATTATGGCTCCTCAAACTACCTTTCTTGATTGGTTTGCAATGTATGATAATATGGAGCGTGTATTGAATACTACAGATGTGTATATTAATGCAAAGAAATATGGAGAGATGATTGAGATAAATGGCGAAGAGATGGTTATGGCACACTATCTATTTTATAATTCAACTCTAAATCGAGTCAAATATGTACCCTTTATACAAATTGGACTCTAAACCGGCCGCCCCTGCAACAGTGTATCGGCAGTCGCCATATTAAATCGTAAATTATTCAATCGCCGCTTTCTGTCAATCTTGAGACCTTCTCCTAGAAGTAACTCCAGATCGGCTCCCATGGAACTCAGTCGAATCGGCAAGTCGCGTGAATCTGAGAGTTCACACAATAGTTTCCACGCATTAAACATTCCAGATTGCCGTGTCAATACGGAAGTATAGCGCATTCCACTCGCCTCAGGTACAACTGCATCCGCTGCCGTAGGATACCGCTCCGTTAAGTGAAGTCCCAAGTTCTTGAGTTTCAGCGCATGAGAAAACGGCAGCAGATTCCAACACTGGTAGAAGAAGGCCCAGTAGTCTGCACGGTCCGACTCTGCAAGAGAATCAAACAGCTCCACATAGGTCTTCCAGAGTTCCCCGCGGTCACGTCCAGTCGCAAAGAGCCGTTCAGGAAGATTCTCCGCCGCTACGAGTCCAGCCAGATTCCCTTCATTGTTCTCAATATCGAGTTCAATCCAACTGTGCCACGGATTCCAGAGACACCACCACGCAATTGGCAACACACCTTCAGGATAATCACTGAGTTCAGTCTCCTCTTCAAGACCGGCCACATAGCGCTTCAGTGCACGAAGGTCTCCTGATAGTTCACTCCCCTTCTCCCAACTCGGTGGAAGCGAACACTGAAGCCACTTCTCTACAATTCCACGCGGCGCAGGCCCGACTTCGAAGGTCGTACAGAGTTTGGAGATTTGTAGGAGCGACCGATTTTCAAGACTATTACTAATCAAAATGAGTGGATTTCCAGGATTCGCCTGCGTCCATCCTCGTAGATAGGTGGTCAATTCAGAAAGTCCACCTTTTTCTCCCGAACTCAGTCCATCAATTTCATCGAGTAGAACACCAATTCCACCCTTTTTTCCAGTACTCATCTGCTCGAGTACACCACCCTGGCACAAGAGTGGCAGAATCGTCTTACGAAACGATGTACCCGAGCGTGTGTGACTCGCATTGAACTCAACAACTTTGAGTCCGTTTGCATGAAAGAGGCGGTAGGTCAGTGTTGTTTTTCCAACACCAGGGGCTCCATACAGGAGCGCAGCCGCAGTGGGGCGTTTCTCAATCCAGGCATGAAGCTTTGCTTCTAGGTCGGGATGTAGACATACATCTTTTGTCTGCATTCTAGACTACCTCTAGTGTTCCTCTTAGACCGTTTTAAAAGGTGGGGAAAGGAGGCTTGATATTCGCCGCCGAAACACCGTCATAGATGCCCTCCCATGTGAGCGATGACGCCATTAGCAGAGGCTGATAGAGGGTAGCCGTATTTGTGCTCGTTAGAGGAAGGTAGTTTCCAGGCTGACTTGTATCTACTGCGCTTGTGTCAGTGAAGCGAGGGAACTTGCTCACTCCCATAGCATCTACGCAATAGTAGTTTGCACCCACTTGTTTCAAACTGAGGAAATCCGGACAATAGTTAATCTGGGGAGGCCAAGTCTGTGTTGTGGATGTAGCTCCAAAGAAGCTTGTGTTTAGACGAAGCCCACTGAACCAGCGAAGTCCGAAGAAAATCAGGGTCGCAAGCGCCGCAAGTAAGAAGCCAGCACCAGCATAGAATTTGCCGGTCTGCATGAAATAATAGGGTACGCCTAGACCCACAAGCGCGCCAACCAATATGTAAATGATAAGACTGAAATCAATCCCAAGGTCCATCCTATTTTTCACAGTGGATAAAAAAATAGCCGTGTGAAAAGGTATATATTTACCGGCCATACGGGACGACCGGCGCAGACGGGCCCGTACCCTCGAAGCCGAGCTCGATGTAGCCCGTGAGGAAGTCCTGGACCGCGGAGCCCGTGTTGCCCGCCGCCTGGTAGGTGTTGACGCCGGCAACACCGTTCGTGGAGAGCGCAAAGTTCGCGCCGTTACGCTGGCTGTTGTTCACAACAAGCTGCACCTTGCGGAAGGTGCGGCCCGCAGAGACCACCGTCTTGCCCATATCCTTCAGCAGACCCGCGCCCGCCTGGTTGATGGAAGAGAGGTAAGGGTTGCCGTTGGTCGCATACGGGGCTACACTCGGCAGGGCCCACGCAGCCTGCTGAACCGTCGCCGTGCCCGCAGTGTTGAAGCCACCCTGCAGGAAAGAGCCACCCGCGCCGCTGCCGTAGGTGATCGCATACACAATGCCCTGCAGGGAGGAGACAGGCATGAAATAACCGAGGTCCGGATTCGTCTGCTTAAGTCCACTGAGAAGAGATGTCATTTTATATTAGACCTTTAGAAAAAAAACGAAGCCGGAAGAATTTTAGTTTTCATAACGGAGATTTAAAATATCCATATGAAACTCTTTACCGGCCATACTGGACAACCGGAGCCGACGGACCCGTACCGTCAAAGCCGAACTCGATGAAGCCGGTGAGGAAGTCCTGAACGGCCGTGCCCGTATTACCCGCAGCCTGGTATGTGTTCTGGCCCGCAACACCGTTGGTGGAGAGTGCATAGTTAATAGCAGCACGCTGGCTGTTGTTCACAACGAGCTGCACCTTGCGGAAGGTACGGCCCGCAGACACCACCGTCTTGCCCAGATCCTTCAGGATACCCTGACCGGCGCCGCTGATGGAGGAGAGGTAAGGGTTGCCAGTCGTCGCATACGGGGCTACGCTAGGCAGGCACCACGCTACAACCGACGGCATGGAACTCGCCACATACGTGCCGCCCGCACCAGCGCCGTAGGTGATCGAATACACAATACCCTGCAGGGAGGAGACAGGCATGAAGTAACCCATATCACGACTATTCTGCTTAACACCACTGACACCAGGATAGCTCATTTGTTATATTTACAGAATAGAAAAAAAAACCCAAGGTAGAAGAATGTCTGGGATGAATCCACCGGATTTTGAATTGCCGTTAACAACCTACAATCGCAGTGGTCAAAATGGGCGCGTGAGCATGGACCCGAAGAGTTCCGCCGGTGGCTCGGCGCCCTCCGACTTTCCTGGATATAAATACCAAACCACCAGTGAGCCGAATTTTGAGACAGATATGCTTCGTGGTAACTGGGAAACAACACCTGTAAGCAAACTCTTTTTTTCTGCAGACAATATGAAAGTGATTCAAAATGGCATTCGCCGCGATGTCTTCAATCGGAGTCAGCCGAAGGGATATGTCATTGATGACCAGTCTGTAGATGAATTAAAAATGATTATGCGAGGAATCTATTATCAGTACAGCCGTAACTTATCTACGGATATTGCGGGCCAGATTGCCGATCTCAATCAAAAAGTACTTGATTGGTCTGTACCGCATGTACTCAGTGCAGTGGACCATTATGTATATTACATTGACGATATCAGTCATCTTCCGGTGCCTTTAGCGCAGCCGCCCAATCTGAGTCGTGCGGGGACTCGTACACTGCCACTGGGTCAGTTTATGTAAGGTATTTGTATGTCTAGCGACCCGCTGCCTTCTTCTTAATCACAACTGTCTTCTTCTCTGAACCACGGGCCACCTTGTGCTTCTGCCAGCTTTGCTCAAAAGCCTGCAGATCCTCAAGCCACAGTTCAGACGCAGTCGTAGCCTCAAGCTTATTCAGCAGGTCCTGAGCACGCGCAACTGCATCCTCCTGCTCCTTCACCGCAGACGCCTTGACGCGGTCCATGCGCATCCGTAGGAGATACTCATATGCATCTACAGAATCGGGATTCTCAGGCGCAGAGAGTGGCGGGAGTTCATGATCCTGCATCGCTGCGACGATTTCTTGGTCGGTTGCCCGACGGAGTTCCATGGAATCCTCCAGGACTGCGCGCAGAAATCGCGCCTTTGCATCCGCCTCACGGACTTCTGCTGCAAGTCGCTCCATCTCCTTATGACGGCGCGTCTCATAGGCACCAAGCCTCGGGTCAAAGTATGACTCCAGAAGGTCACCAATCGTCGTGTAGCGACAGATTTGGAGAGAACTGTCAAAGCAGACCATATTCGAGGTCTTCCAACTGCTCGACAACTTGAAGCGCTTCTCAAACTCATCGCTGTCCGCCTTTGCATCCTCATAGTAATCGGCATCCAGATAGAGTACGAACTTCACCTCTACATCGTTATAGAGGTCATCAAAACTCTTGAGTACCTGCTTAGCACCCTCCTTGGGCTCAGCCGTCAGCATCTCATCCAGGAACACCTTGTAGTCCTTGGTCCATACACCAACGGGCAGTTCATCAATCGTCACTGCACGCTTTGCATCATCAAAGGTATAGAGTCCTCGAGTCACATAAGTGGCATCACCCGTCTTGGCAACTGGTCCACGGAACCCAAACCACCACGGTTTCAGTTCAAGTCCCTCTAGAGTCTCACGCGTTCCAGCCAGACGCTCACGCATCAGGGCAATTACCTCATCAGGATTGTGAGGAGGAATATCCGTACTGAACCCAGTACCAATGCCTACGCAACCATTAATTGCGAGCAGCGGAACAACGGGCAGATAGGTCTCAGGCTCGACGATGAGACCATCATCGTCGATATGATTCAGAATCGCCTGGTCCTCCTTGCGGAACAGGGTCTCCATAATCGGCTCCATATGCGTATGAATATACCTGGCAGAGGCCGCATCCTTACCACCCATGAGTCGAGAACCAAACTGACCTACAGGAGTCAGCAAGTTAATATTGTTTGAACCGACGAAGGTCTGCGCCATCCCTACAATCGTCGAAGTCAGAGAAGCCTCACCGTGATGGTAGGCGGCATGCTCTGACACATAGCCTGCAAGCTGTGCAACACGCACCTCCGCCTTGAGGCCACGCTTGAAACAGCCGAACAGAATCTTGCGTTGCGACGGCTTCAGCCCATCCATCAGATGCGGCAAGCTTCGGATGTTATCTGCATTACTGAAGTGAATCAGTTCATCATTAATGAACTTCGTGTAGGGAATCTGAACACCTCCAGTAATCTGAAGGACACGCTTAGGGTCATAGGTCGCCAGCCAGCGCTTGCGGTCATCCGCACGCTTCTTACTGAAAGCCAGCGAGAAACTATCATCTGACTCCTGGTCCCATGTGTACTTAATCTCATGAAGATTCTCGAACCACTCACGCGCCTCTGCAGGCGTGGAGGTGCCCAGTCCCTTATAATACTTCAGAGTCCAGCCCTTGAGACTTGCATCACCCTGACTCTCCTTCCAGGAGTCGAACTCCGTCTGATTGTAGAAGGAGCGCACTTCACCACGCTTGCTCGCCTTGAGCAGCGGAGTTGCAAGGGAGCAGATGAATCCGAGCTTCATGAGCTCTTGCCATTCAGTATGGAAGAGATTCATGAGAAGGCCCTTGATGTGAGAACCGTCATCATCCTGGTCTGCCATCACCATGACGCGACCATAGCGCAGCTCCTTCATACTCGTGTACTTCTTGCCTTGCTCCAGGCCCAGAATCTTCTTAATTGAGGTGAGTTCCTCATTCTTATTGAACTTATCCATGGAGATGTCCTTTACATTGAGCATCTTACCCTTGAGAGGAAAGACGCCCCACTTCTCACGACCGACCACCTTGAGGCCAGTGATGGCACTCGTAGCGGCTGAATCTCCCTCCGTGAGAATCAAGGTGCACTCGGCGGACTTGTTCGTACCGGCCCAGAGAGCATCCTCCAACTTCGGCAGACCACGAAGTGTCCGCTTCTTGGCTCCATCTGTCTTCTTAGCATCACGGGCCAACTTGGCATCCAGAATGGCCTGCGCCTCATCGAGAACACCGGCCTTGACGAGGCCATCGGTCAACTTACCACCATAGGTCGGTGTGCTGCCGAACTTGCCAGCAGGCGTAGTGAGCGTCTCCTTTGTCTGCGAATCAAAGGAGGGATTCACAATGGTTGCGTTGACAAAGAGAGTCACCGCATCCTTGAGCTGCGCAGGCTTGATGTCAAGCTTGCGCTTCTTGGCAGCCAGTTCACAGATGTCACCGAGAAGATGACGCTGAACAGAGTCTACATGCTTTCCACCCTTGCGAGTGTTAATACCATTTGCGAAACTGATGTGGCGGTCCTCAGGTGTACCCTGGTCATCACTGAAGAGTGTGCGAGTAATGACCGCAGCAACTTCCCAACGAGGACCACAGCGCTCATAGGCAACGGATGCATTGTCGCGCAGGAAGAGGCGAACAAACTTCTCGAAGGTGTTCGTCTCAACGACGGTGCCATTATACGCCACCTTTACATCCTTTCCAGCCATGGCAGCGACCTCAATTGCGCGAGTGTGAAGAACCGTCTTCATATCGTCGATAATGTCACCTTCAGTACCAACACCATGAAAGCGTGCCAGATCAGGACAGAAGGTAACCGTGACAAAGCCCTTCGTCGCCTTCGCCTTCTTAATCGAAGCCTTCTCGCAGACACTCATGTTCTTACGCCATGTCTGCGTATAGGTTGACTCATAGGCGGGGCTACGAGTACTGACCGTGAACTTCGTACTGAAGATGTTCGCCAACTTTGCACCATAGCCGTTCTTGCCACCGACAATCTTCTCCTCCTCCTTGTTGTAGTTACCTGAGGTTAGCAGGTGACCAAAGATGAGTTCAGGAGCATAGACCTTCTCAGTCGCATGCATCTCAATGGGAATGCCATCGCCGTCGTTTTCAACGGTCACCGTGAAGACGCCCTCTACGAGTCCACAAGTGATATCAATACGCTTGATAGGCGTCTTGCCCTTCTCCGTTGTACTACGAACAAGAGCATCTCGTGCATTGACGACAACCTCATCGAAAATCTTGTAGAGGCCAGGATTGAAGCGTAGGGTGCGATGTACCATCTTCTTGGATGCATCATCATAGACCCAACGAGTCTCATCGACAGTCTCTGTGCTTCCGATATAAGTATCAGGAAGTTCAAGGATGTGCTCACGATGAGTATGCTTCTTATATTGGTCAGCCATGGTTTAATGATGTTTCTTCTACTACATGGATACCCACCCTTAGGCTTTCAAATTTGTGCGGCGGCTTTTGCGCCCTTTTCTCGCCTTGCGACCTTTGCGTGTCTTTCTATGATAGCGTCTACGTTTTCCACCTGCTGCTGCAGCCGCCATGGGCATCGGTTGTGACATCATTTGTGGTTGCATCATAGGTTGCGACATCATTTGTGGTTGCATCATTTGTGGTTGCATCATTTGTGGTTGCATCATTTGTGGTTGCATCATAGGTTGTGACATCATAGGTTGTTGCATCATAGGTTGTTGCATCATAGGTTGTTGCATCATAGGTTGCTGCATCATAGGCTGTTGCATCATAGGTTGCTGCATCATAGGTTGCTGCATCATAGGCTGTTGCATCATAGGCTGTTGCATCATAGGCTGTTGCATCATAGGCTGTTGCATCATAGGCTGTTGCATCATAGGCTGTTGCATCATAGGCTGTTGCAT